TTTTTTTTTTCTTTTTATTTTTTTTTTTGAATTTTTTCTACGTTTTGTTTTTTGTGAGGGGAACCCCAGGTTCCCCTACGACCCCTCCTGAAAAAAATTTGTTATAAAATTTTATAACAAATTTTAAAAATTATTACCTTAAAACCTTCATAAAGTTTGATTTTAAGATTTCAACGTTTCTAGAGTTATTGTTATTAACTTTTAAATAAACAGGAACCCTTTTTGCCTTTGCTTTTAAATAATCGGCTCCCGCGTCGTAATGATTAATTTTTTCAGTAATTTGTCCCCCCTTTTGCAATTTAAATAATAATAATCCACGCTTTCTACAACATCCCATGCACAAACATCCTAGATCAATGTAATGATCCAGTTGTATTTCACTAATGTGTCTATTATCTAATGATATATCTGAATAAAAAACATATTCTTCTGGAGTAAACGTTAAAACTGGTGTTTTATCATTTTTTACTATCCAAGAATTTAAATACTGTTTTCTTTCTTCATCTGAATAGTAATATTTTAAATTATCGTCGTTTTTAATAGATTCAAATAAATTTATTGGTATTTTGTAACACTGTTTGAATGTAGAAAAAAGTTTATTAACTGGTTTTTTATTAGTTTCATAATCATTTGCTATATAAATTTCAACCCCTAGCACATTTTTCAAAATGTTTCTCCATTCATCCGAGTCTTTAAGTCTAATTTTAAAATATTTAATTCCGTCAACCTCGGAAGAAATAAATTTTTTATTAAAATCAAACGTTTCAGGAACTGGAACATTATATTTTGTTCTAAAATTGTCGTTTGTAAGCAAATATGGGAACACCTGGTTAAATCTTTTGATAATCTTTTCTATTTCAAACGTATTTAAAATTTCAATTGGAACGTTGAAGTGAAACGAGTGTATATTTTCAAAAAAAGTAGATAATTTTTGCTCTATAGGGCTTCTATAAATGTCAATTACGTATACATTTTTTCCCAAAAATTTGTTATATTTTATTATATCCAAAACGGTGACATCTGTAATTTTATATAATACTTTTAACATTATTTCATTGTGTAAATGCAAGACTGTAAATTTTCCGCAAGCATTTATTCTTATGGAAGACACTAATGTAGTTGAACCAACTTTTGGCGGCGTGTAAACAAATATAATATTTTTATTTTTTTCACTAGTAAAATCATCACTAATCCCTAAACTTTCATTTGCATGTTTCATTTTATTTAGATACTCTTCATTGGTAAAATCTTGTTTTGTTGTCATATATTTTATAATTATTATGTTATTATTATTTAAACTAAAATGTCCGTGTAATATAAAATGAAGGTTGAAGCGATTGTTGCATATGATTGTAATAAGGGTATTTCTAAAAATGGCAACATGCCATGGAACATACCAGATGATATGAAGTTTTTTACACCTTTTCTCATTTAATCAGCCCATTTCATGGGCTGTTTTGAGTGAAAAGGAAACGTTACATTGCGCATTTTCAATGCGAAATGGTGTAAAAGACGGAACTGTTTCTCTCCATTTTTGTTTTCTAAAAATTTTCAAATATTGATTGGTCACCGGTATACTGTTCTTCAGTTAAAGATGCGACATAATTATCGATTAGTGGGTCACCAATACATTTATACTGCAAACACGGCGGTTTGAATGTACGATTATATATTGCGTTTTCGTCAACGGATAAGCTCGAAAAATATGGATGTTTGAGAATGTTCTTCAATTCATGTTCGTTACCGAGACGTTTTTTGGGGTCCCCAGATAAAAGCTGTGTAATTAAATCACGAGCATTAGGAAAACCATCAGATTGTTTATCAACAGCTTTGGGTAATAAAATACCGTTTTTCTTTACTTGAGCAATATTCGTAAATAATTGGGTCATATCATTCGGATTAGAATTTGAAAATGGATTTCTACGAATTATCATTTCGTACATAATTACCCCGAACGCCCATACATCAACCATTTGATTATATCCATCATTAAATATTATTTCTGGAGCGAAATACTCGGGCGTTCCGCATAGGGTCATACAATGTGTTTTTTTACGAGTCGTTCCGTCGTCGCATATCTCTAAATATGGTAGATGCTTTGCTAAACCAAAATCCACAATGCGTGGATATCCGAGTGAGTCAATCATAATATTTTCTGGCTTTAGGTCACGGAAAATCACACCTTTGCTATGAATATGGTCTAGTGCAAGTATAATACACGCACTATAGAATACACAAGATTCATGGCTTAATTTTTCGTCTTCATATATAACAGTAAATAACTCTCCACATTCAACAAGTTCTGTTATTAAACATAATTCATCATTCGTTTGACATGTGCCATGTAAACGTAAAACAAATGGATTATCCATTTCCAAAAGAATATTTTTCTCATCCATAACTTGCTTTATGTTATTTTTATTAATATTGTTTTTTGAAAGCTTCTTTACCGCATATCTTTTTCTATCCTTATACACCTTTGAACCATCTTCATATGTGGCTAAGAATACATTGCCGTATGTACCTGACCCAAGAATACTAATTATATTAAATTTATCAGGGTCGAAAAGCATACTTTTTTTCAGGGCATCGTTCTCCATACTATCAGTGCTACATAGAGAACTTACATTCGTTAGACATACGGTAGAATAGTCATCATTCGCCCCCTCATTATCTACAAAGAACTGTTTTTTGTAAAGGTCTTTATTACACTCTATAAATGCTAAATAGTCGGGTTCGGTGGTAGTTGGATATATTTTATTCGGTTTCGATATATCAAATATTTCACTTAATTTACGAGCAATTTGTCTTATATTTGTAGTTAGGTTTGTTTTATTATTATTTGTTTTCATTTATTATATTATAATATATAAAAAATGTTTATATAATTTCATTATAAAGAATAATTTTACACCATTTCGCGTTGAAAAACGCAAAATGGGCGTTTTGAATGAGAAAAGGTGTAAAAGAATGACTATTAAAAATGCGGTAATAATGGGAAGCAACACATTTATATCTCTTGAATACAAACCACTAAAGGATAGATTAAACATAGTGTTAACAAAAAATCCTGAAAAGTATTTCAAATACGCATCAACTTATTCAAATCTTATGGTAACAGATAATGAAAATATTCATTTAGATGTCATTAGAAATGCAAATGAATATAGTTCTAGACATATTTTTTTAAATAGACATTTTAAAATATTTTATATTGGGGGAGAATCTATTTATAAAAAATTCGCTCCAAATTGCGACGTTGTATGGATCACAAAAATAAAAAAAAATTATGATTGCGATTTATTTTTTTCATACGACATTGATAGCGACGAAACGTTTATTCCTAACACTGCAATGCGCAACGAATTATTTGACATCGTTGAATATTTAAAGGTTATCTAAAACGCTATTGTGAAATATTAAATCTCAGCAGTCTGCTTTTCCTTCTTAATAAAATGTTTATTCATGTGCTTTTGTAAAGTAAAATAAGTCAACTTTTCATTTTCAGCAATTCCAAGCAAATTTTGCAACTTTTCGTCAGGATGAATGATCTGGTTATTTTCATTATTTTCCAAATTATTCTTTTTAATATATTCAATCAACGTTTTAGTAACAACCGTGCGCGCAATTTCACTACCCTTTTCTTTATCCATAAAATCACACAATTCATTTGTAACCTTAGATGGTGTCGCAAAGCCAGAAGGCTTTTTATTTCCTTTAATCTTATTCTTTTCAACCTCCTTTTTTAACACTTTAAATTCTCGCTTCACATTCTTTTCAACCAACTTAATTTGTTGATACATTGCAGTTATTTGAACCTTAAAATTATTCAATATTCCTAAAATACTATCAAACTGATCAGTTATTGTTATTTTATTTTTATCAAATGACTCCAAATTGTTTGCAGAATCTTCAAAAAGTTCTTGATTTACTTCCATTGATATAACAACTTGTTTTATAAACTTTAAATAACTTTATAATAAATTGTTTAAAGTTTTAACTATAATTTTATTTCTTATATCTGCGCTTTATTCCACCTCTTCTTTTTGTGCGGATTTTTTTACCAGCCCTCAGTCTAAATTTTTGACCACCGCGTTCTTGTCTTCGGAGTGTAACCCGACGCTTGCGTGCGCCGCCCATTTTCTTTACTTCACTTCCATATTCTTGAGAAAAACTCGCACTGTCAAAATTTGACGAATTACCACTTCCATCCATCTTATGTTATATAAGTATTTAAATTTTTTATCTTTAAAAATTTAAATAAAAATTTTACTAATTTACAAATTTAGGCATTCTCCTTGGAGCGAGGAGGTCTTCCGCGACCACGAACGGGTTTTTTTCCGGCATCTGCAACCAAGGTCCACTCGGCTCCGTCGCGAGGACCAGAACCGCGCACGCGAGGTACATCAGCTGAACCCTCTGCGCGAGGAGGACGAGCCGACCTAGGAGGGCGAACCTGAGGCGCCTCGTCGGCTTCTTGATTTTCATCGTCAGCGGGCTTATTGTAGGTTGTGCGGGTTTGCCTAAATTCGCGGCGAGTCTCACACATAAGCTTGCCGCCATTAATACCACTCACATCTCCTGCCTGATACTCATGAGTTCCACCCGGAGTATGAGTCAACGTAAACGACACATACTCGCCTTGAACCAAATACTTGTATTGTTCTGAACCAACCACAACTCCACTGTGGTGTACAAAGACATCGCTTCCAGAACGGTCACCGTCAGTGACTGTAATAAAACCATAACCAGCCTTGTTGTTAAACCACTTCACGCGTCCTACTAGACGATCGGAGGGTGTAACGAGTGGGGATGTACCAACAGAATCTTCGCTTGACATTATACTCTACATTCACGAAGAGTCTTTATATTGTTTTCTAAAATAAATTCACTCTTTCAGAAAAGTAATTGATTTTAAATTTTCATTATATTTTATAGGAATAATATAAGAACATTATGACATCAATTCCCGGTTTAGCAGAAATTAGTGCCCCTCGCTCTCAAAGTATATTAAAAGTAGATTTTAAAGCAGAACAAAACTTTGGCGAAACTGGGGTAAAAAAGGTAGTTGTTCCTTTTAAACGAGAAGAAGATATGATTTTGATGTGTTTAAGCATATTTTTGCATGATTTTGTTCACGATTATAATTTGAGTAGCATGCATAAACGTGTTATTAAAGGCGAATCATATGGATTGCTCCAAAAACTTAATATAGGAATAAAAAACCCAACCTTCAAAATATTTTCTTACGAAACTGGAAGTTATGGCGACCCAGACTTATACGACGATTCAAAATTTGAAGACGTTCCTCTAGAACCCGATTCCAAACCTATTTCGTATTTAGAATACTTTCACGACAATAAATTAGAAATACCGATTCCTCAGCGTGGTGGAAGAGTTAGAGACGCCTTTAACAATAAGCCTTTTCAAGTGAAAGTCCTTGGCGAACAAAGCGATGAATTTGAACACACAAGTGCTGCTACAAAATTTAAATTAAAACCTGAAATTAAAAATGAAATGCAAGAAGAAAAATTAGAATCTGAATCCGATATACTAGAACCTTCAGTTGCCTCTGGTGCAGAATCTAATACGGCTGACGTTATTTATTATCCATTAAACGATTCATTTACGTTAAGTGAAACATACAAACCTTTAATAGAATCATTTTCAACTAACGCCGACTTTTTAGGATTTCATTCTGGACTAAACACCTTTGTTGTTACTTATTTAGGAAGTAACACCGGAACAGAGTCCCCTGAATTTTTGGAAAGATTCAAACCTAATATTGACGTTAAAAGCGATGAAATGAAAAATCTTGCAATGTATAATTCTATTTTATGTTCCATTGATTGCGTTGCATCAGATTTTAAAAAGGCTACTTTAAATCCAAGCAATAATGCGATGGAATATTCTTTTTTTTGTGATGTTTTTTCTATTTTGAGACTCGCATATGTTACAATTTTTAATAAAACAAACGATGAGCTTAAAATGGACTCATTAAGTATACTCAATTCCACAGCCGTTCTTCAGCAATTTATTGTTTATTACATATTATTCTTAAACAGTGAAAACTCGGATGAATTTAACACACTCTTACAAAAACAATCTGGTGGAGAAGGTCACGTTGAAGAAGGCGAAGAAGATGAAATTCCTCTTCAAAAATATACCGTTCTGGAAAAGCCTGGAAAAGAAGTTGAAGTTAGACAGTATCCGGGAGAAGAAGGCGTTGGAGCATATTATACCAGACCAGAAAAAAAAATATATCTTGGTTCAGAATCTATATTCATTACACATAACAACTTGTTAACTACTTTGGCTCGCGGAATGTTTGTAAAACTAGGTTTATGGGATAAAATATTTTCAGGGATTGCAGGTTATTCTGAGAGTGATGGCAGCATTTATAATTTTGGAATTAAAGAAATGGATATAATAGGATACGACAAACTTGTAGAGTTATTTCCAATTACTCCTTGGAAAAGAGGGAGTTTTAATAATGAACTTTTAATAATGCAAATTTTAGTGTTAAAAAAATTATTAATAGAAATGTCTCCTTCAAAAACAATGACATTTGGAGCAAAAATAGACGACCAATTAAAAAATTATTTGGACGCGTTTTACAATAGTCACTTTATAAACAAAAATCAAAAAACCGACAAACCTCATCCAACAACAGAGAAAGATGTATTTGATAATCCCGATCACAATGCATCAATTGGTTCAGACACGGCAAGCATTTTTGATGCAATTGAAGAACCAGAAAATGACAGCGACGCACATGAATCTGAAAATGAAGGAGAAGAATTATTTGGAGGAGCTGTAAATGGTGAAATTGAAATGGTTGACTTTAATAAACCTCGCGTGCAACAAAGCGAAGGCTTAGACGAAGACTTAGAATTAGACGGCCCATTAGCTCCAGAAGAGCTTTCGGTTCAAGAACCGATTGCAGAAGGAGGTATTTTTCCAGACTCTGAAATAGTTGACCCTGGACGCGCGCCTGGAATGCCTATTGTATTTAAAAATTTGAAAAAGATGTTTCAAAATAACGTTTATACCATGCAAAATTTACAATCAACTAGAATTCCACCAATTGACATCCCACATGGAGCAGATGTAAACACAGTTAACACATTATATGAATTGTTATCACATAATCAAACATTGATGCATAGAACCGGATCTCAATTTAATATTCCTGCGCCTGCGTTAAAATTTGTAATCAACAATGCCGCAAACATTGCAGCAAATATAAATGGTTCAAGATTTTTATATACAAAGAAAGATAGAGAAGAAATACAACGTATAGTTGACGAGGTTAAAAACATTCCTAATTTTATTACAGCTCTTACAGAAGTTACCCAAGAAGGCAATTCTATTATTGCAAGATTATCCCCAATGGAAGATAGAGTAAAACATTTGACAAATCTAAAACGTCAAAATAAAATAACTATACGCGAATATAACGAATTGCTCAAACTTCAGGTTGATATAAAAACAATTAGAAATAACGAGTTAATTCCATGTGAAAATAAAAAATATTTAATAGAAAAAGTAGTAAAGTTAAATAACGAAGAACTTAAAAAAGGGGACAGTTGGTTGAATAATTGGATTGAAAATTACAATTGGTGGTTTGACCAGTGTCAACCATTGTTTGGGTTATATCGCAACCTAGTTAGAGCAACGTTTTGTCCAACAGTGTCTATGATGGATGCCATGTTTAACTGTTCTCTCAAATACGGTGCCACAGAAACCAAAGAAGTCGGAACAATGAACTTTGAATTAAAATATGAAAGTGAAGAACTAGACCCAACCACTCAAAAACCAGTGCGATTAATATCATATGGAGGAGTTGTATTAAATTATAACGAAACTGTTGCAGGAGTGGAGCAGTTAAACGCAAAAATTGACTTTGACTTGACATGCATTGACACTAAACGCGGAGTTCACGACATTGCCAATGTTTCAACTATTGGATTGCAGGTTGCAGAATCGCACGATTTAAAGGCTAGCGTGGTTTATAAATGCATTGTTGATAAAATAAAGCAGATATACTCAGATACATATAGTATTTCACCCGAGGATGATACTGCCGAAGCCACCGGAGTTGATTTGAGAAACCCTGAAGCAGTAAGCAATTTCTTGAGAGATAAAATAGATAGAATGTGGTCTAATACACAGGTGTATAAAAACGTGGACAATTTTAATAGATTATTGGGTGCGACTGCTATTAAAACCTTTGGAGATTATTTGCAAGAGTGTCTAGCTTGTATACAATGGGGTGGTTACGTAAACTCGGTTGAACAATTTCCAGCACATGTCAAGGATTTTATTAGGGAGAAAAATATTACACCCATTTACAGAAGCACTAGTGCGCCTGATAAGATAATACCATATGATGCAACTGGAAATGCTCTTAGACTTGGCCTTCAAGGCGACAGACCTTCAGGATTTCGGTCTATTTATATACTCTTGAATGGTGAGTCCGGAATAAACCAACAAGCCATCACTGGATATATTTACACTTCAGCCAATCAAAAACCATCTAGAAGTATTCTTGTAGCTAGAAATTCTAAAGATGATACAAATAATAACACTAGAAAAGACGGATTAAAAGGAGTTGTAATATATACAACTCGCGAACTTCCAATTATTCAAGACGATAGATTGCGCTATTTACGTTCACTACAATACAAGAAAATTGCAGAAAAGAAAACATTGACAGATAAAGCAACTGGAGCAAGCTTTGTTCCTGAAATTACAGACCCAACGATTCAAGGAACTTCTGCTGACACTGGATATAAAATGATTAAACCTCCATCTGACATTTCATCAATGGAAGCGCCATATAAAAATAGCAACTATGATATATGGGATGATTATGAAGCTCCAAGAGTTTTAACGGCGACAAAGAATAAAGTGCAAGATTTTATTGATCCACAGGAAGCTTTAAGAGATGAAGAAAAGGCTAGAAGAGCTGCTGAAAAGGCTGAGGAAAAGTCTCAAGAAAAAACTAAATTAGCTGCAGATAAATCTAGACTTGCATCAGAACAACTGAGTATGAAAAGTGAAGATGATGCTTCAAAAGAAATAAGAAAGGCCAAAAATGAAATATCTGAAAAACACCAACTTTTGGCAAAGCCTAACAAAACGGCTGCAGAAAAGAGACGCCTTACATTGTTGAGTAAAAATTACCCAGGATTAGGAGGTTCTAGAAGACGCAAATTATCAAAGGGACAAAAAACAACAAGAAGAAATAAACAAAATAAAAATAAAAAATCTTTGAAAAAAAAAATACATAAGAAACGCAAACACTCTAGAAGACGTTAAGTTAAAATAAAAATATACAAATATACAGAATATTTTTATTGTAATTCTAATACTCTCTTTTTATTTCTTTTTATTTTAAAGATTCGTGTAAAGGAGCCACGCGAGAGAAGTCTTGGCGTCCGCAATCCGAGGGAGATCTTGGTCAAAGGTCTCCACAGAGTAGAATTTGAGACGAATCTTCTCGTTGGAATCTGTCTCTCCAAACTGAGTCATCTTCATCTCAGCAATCTTACCAGACTCCAATTGAGTTGTCCAAACAGCCAAATGCACTTTCTCGTCGCTTCCGCCTCCAGACAAGGTGAATTCTCCAAGGCGCATATAGTTTGCACTGTTGAAGTGCAATTCAAGACCAGTCTCTTGGAAAATCTCCTCCTTCAGGACGTTGTTGATGACCGCCTTTCCGCTTCGCGCGTCAAACATGCCGGCAACAATCTCCTCCTTGCATCCACCAGTTGGGATCCTCGGTTGCTCCGTAAGCATGACATAACCCTTGCCAAACTCATCGACAACAATAATGAGGACCGCTGCACAATCTCCGCGCAAGAAGACAATTCCGTCAAGAGGCTCGCCCAGTTTGGTGTAAACGTCGCACTTGAACTTGAGGAATCCAAGCTTCTCGGGGTTTGAGCTGGAACCGAACCAGTCAACATCGGTCAAGTTGATTGATCGCAAGTCAAACTTGTCCAGCGGAAATGTCTCCAGCCAGTTCAGAAACTTGGGTGCCTGACAAATCGTCTCAAACGAGGGACGAACACCGGGTCTGTCTGTTGTCACTCGGACGCCGCGATATACAAACTCGCACTTCTTCAAATGCGCCTGATAAAACGCCACTCCACGAAGCTTGACATACTTTGCAAAGTCACACAGCAGATGCCAAACGAAGCAACCAAGAATGACTGCTTGAACTTTTATAGTCGCCGCGAACTGCTTAACACTCTCTGGGATTTCAATTCCGTCCATGGTTGTTTTTGCTGCGATAAGTATTTGAGAGGAAAATATTTCAATTTTTTTTTGACACGGAAAAATTAAAATAATATTATTTTTTTCAATTTTTATACAAATGAAAATCCTGTTATAAAAATAAAAAATCCACCAAAACAAACAATACAGCCTATAAAAGTACAAAAATTTCTGAACGTGCGGTAAATACATTTATTGCAAGAAAACTGAATATTAACAACACTAGTTTCTCTTTCCACACAATCCATTGGTTGGCCAATCACCTCTATACAAACCAATCTTGCCACAGGAATATCATCTTCATGTAATGGGTTTTCTACATCCATTAATATTACAGTTTTTATTTATAATATATTGGTTTATTTTTATATTAGTTGATACAACGTGTTTATTAAAAAATCATAATCCGGTGTCTCATCAAATTTTAAACAATTGCAATAATTTAAATATTCTAGTAATTCTTTTGGAATTTTTGACCACTGCAAAATACACATTTTTTGCATTTTTATAAACTCATTATCTCTCGGAACTTGCCATGGGACTCCACCATTTACCATATACAAAATGACGTACGCAACCGAGATTAAGTCGTCTCTTCTAGTCGGTTCTATACCATTATGCACGTTAACACTCACAAAATTTGGTGTTCCAACCAATGTTCGGTCTGTTCGCATTTTTATGTGTCTATGTTCAGTATCTATATACTTCTTGCATAATCCAAAATCTATAATATAAAGAATAGACCCATCTTGGCTCAATACAAAATTATCTGGTTTTATATCTCTATGTATAAGATACTTCTCATGAATATACTTCAAGATTTTCACCATCTGTTGACCTATATGAAGCGCTTCTGTGAGAGAGAAAGTTTTAGAACTAAGCGAATCTCCCAAAAGAGGCAGAACCATATAATTATATCCATCAACTGTTCCAAACCACTTTACTTGTGGAATTCCCTGAGCTTTTCCTAGGTATTGATATATCTTGGTTTCTCTCTTTAACATTTTTGTTTCAGAAGAAATAGGTTCTATTTTAATTGCCACTTGTTCAGTTGTTCTTATATTTTCACCTTTAAATATAGTTCCAAATCCTCCATTTCCCAAACGTTCTATTAATCTATACTTATTTGCAATTATCATTTTCCTTGTTTTACAATATTGGTTTTCTTTTAATTAAAAATTGAAAGAGTAATTTAAGAATTAGTCAAAAATAAATGCAATTATGGGAGATCGTCACAGATTTGAGCCAAATATATTAAAATTGTCGCAATCAAACAACATAGACGAGGCATTGTTAGAATGGTATTTCTTTTCGCAAGACAGAGTGCACACTAAATCTGAGAGATGTGTTTGCAATTCAAACATTACAATTGTTCACACTTATTTAAATAGCAAAACAGGACAAGCTTGTTTACTTGGTGGCAAATGTCATAGAAAAATGAAAGAAGCTGCAAGACGAAATGGATTGCAAAGTTCTGATTCAAGAACATGCATGGAATTTGAACCAACTACTTACACAGAAATAACAGATTTGTGCGCTTATTCTGCTGAAATTTTATTAAAAATATTATCAAAAATTCGCACTGCAGTTTTAAATACTTATAATATTAAAGAACTTCAAGAATACAAAAGACTCATTTTAACATTTGCGATTGATACAAGTGAAGTTGTTCAATTGATTAATGAGAGGATTCAACAACGTACTGCAGAAATTGAAAGGGAGCGTTTGGAACGAGAAAGACAAGAATGCGAGCGTCAACAATACCTTCAAAGACAACGCGAAATTGCTGCAGAGCAACGACGAATCATGCAAGAAGCGGCTCGCGTTGCAGATGAACAAGAGATTGATAGAAAAAGGCAAGAAGCGGTTCGCAGGCTTATTGAACTACAAAGGGAGAATGCTAGGAAAGAAGCTGAACTACATCAACAAAGGATTCGGGATGCCGAAATAAAAGCCGAAAGAGCCGCACAAGATTTAATCCGCGAGGAACAGCGAAGAATGTGGAGAATTGAAATGGAAAAAAAAGAAGCTGTTGAAAGAGAACGGATTCGCATTGAACAACAACGAATTGCCGAAGAAAGAAAAAAAGAGCTTAATGAACTATTTGATTTCATTTGCAAATGCACAAACACTGTTTACAAAAAATGTAATCCTCACAGTGACGAGCTGAGATGCAAGAAATGTGGAAAAGTTAAATCTGCTGCATAAACGTTTAATTCAACTTTTTATTTTTGGGTTTTTTATAATAATTATGTAAATTATATAAATGTATATATCTTTTAATCAAAAAAATACAAATAATGTACTTTTTGATGAAATAAAAAAAGCAACCAAATTCATTATAATACACACACTTTTTTTTAACGACACTGGTATTGATTTAAACTTTATTAGTTTATTAAACTCAAAAATAATAGAATATCCAGAAATATACATTGAAATTAAAATAGGTTTGAATCCATTTTTAAAACCCAAACTAGAAGACCTTGATAAAAAAATAAAAGTAATTTTAGAAGAACCTAGAACATTATTTTTTTACGTATATCATGCAAGAATGTTTCATACAGAAAATGTGTTTGCTTTGGGGGGAATAGATATAACCAAAGAAAACTTGCACGAAAATTATCAGCAATTTGCATTATTTTTAAATAACAAAAAATATTTTATTATAAATGAAAGCAATTATTTTAATTATGAAATCTGCGACTTATATGACTTTGTTGGAAATTCAACAAATAGTTACAAAAAATTATTAGAATGCATTAATAGCGCAAAACAAGAAGTCTTTATAGACAATCAATATTTAGTTTTTGACGATTTTGTAGACGAGCTAATTACAAAAAAGAAAAAAAATTCGGATGTTAAAATATACATTTTAACAAACAGTGAGGAATCCAATAACCCTTTAAATAAATTTGAAACAATTGTTACAAAATACGCGTCGCAAATTTCAAGAAATTTATATAAAAATAAATTAAAAAAAAATAATATAACCCTTACAAGTTCAACTAAATACACTCACAATAAACTTTGCATTGTTGATAAACGATACTTATTATTTGGGTCAATGAATTTAATGGCACGGTCTATAATAAATAATGGAGATAAAGAAATGTCAATTTTTTTAGAAAATGAAGAGTTGTGTAATACTTTATTATCATATTACGAAGACACATTTCATTATGAAACGATATAAACGAATATTGTGGTATTATTGTAATACAAATGGTCAAGTTTTGCACTGAGTTATATCCAGTCGGAAAAGAACAAAAATATTCTGAATATTTTGAAAAATACTCATTTCCTTTGAGTAGTTTTCAAAAGTTTGCAATTGAGGCAATTGTTGAAGGTCATCATTCACTCAGTTGTGTCCCTACTGGTTCAGGTAAGACTATGCCAGCAATATTTGCAATTGATTTTTTTACCAATAAGGGAAAAAAGGTTATTTATACAAGTCCTATTAAAGCTCTTTCAAACCAGAAATATTACGAGTTCACGCAGAAATTCCCAGGCATAAGTATTGGTCTTCTTACCGGCGACATTAAGATTAATCCTGAAGCCGACGTTCTTATTATGACTGCCGAAATTTTACAAAATACCTTGTATAGAAAGAAGCAGAAGAAGGATGATGAATTAGTTGCTCAGGGGTCCTCTGCGTCTCTTCTCATGTTTGATATGGATTTTGAAAATGAACTCGGCTGTGTTGTGCAAGATGAGATTCACATGATTAATGACGCTGAGCGAGGACATGTCTGGGAAAGCATTATTCTTTTGTTACCAAAGCACATCCAGATGGTTATGCTTTCAGCCACACTTGATCGCCCTGAAAAATTTGCACTTTGGATTGAGAACAGAGGCAACATCGTTTCCGAGTTTGAAAATAAGAAGGAAGTTTATTTGGCGACATCGTCATTCCGTCACGTTCCTCTCACACATTATAGTTTCATCACAACCAACACTGGTATTTTCAAGGCGATTAAGAAGGATAAGGAACTGGAAAAGGAAATTCGCGACACTGTGGATAAGTTGCACATATTACAAAGCCCAACCGGAGAATTCAATGAACCCAATTATTACAAGGTAAAAAAGATGTTGACAATGTTTGAGCAAAAGCAGGTTTATGTTAAGCGCTCCCATGTTCTGAATCAAGCGTGTAAATACATGGTTGAGAATAATATGTTGCCCGCCGTTTGCTTCATTCTTTCAAGGAAGCAGATTGAAGTGGCTGCAAAAGAAATCACTGTTCCTCTTTTGGAAGACGACTCAAAGGTGGGCTATATTGTAAGACGTGAATGCGAGCAAATTCTTCGCGCAAAGTTACCCAATTATCAAGAGTATCTTGAGCTTCAAGAGTATCTTAATATGGTAGCCCTTTTGGAAAAGGGAATAGCAATTCATCACAGCGGAGTGATGCCAATTTTGCGAGAGATTGTTGAGATTCTCTTTGAAAAAGGGTATATCAAGATTTTATTTGCAACTGAAACCTTCAGCGTTGGATTAAATATGCCAATTAAAACTGCTATTTTTACTGATGTGAAGAAGTTTGACGGCTCTGGAATGCGCATGCTTCATCCGCATGAATATAACCAAGCATCTGGGCGCGCTGGTCGGAGAGGTATTGACACGGTTGGCCACGTCGTCCATTTATCTAATTTGTTCCGTAATATTGAGCTGTCAGAATACCGAATTATGATGCAAGGAAAACCACAAACGCTTGTAAGCAAATTCAAGATTTCTTATAATCTGCTTCTCAACTTGATTAGCATAGGAGACAACGATTATCTTCAGTTCTGCAAACGTTCTATGATTCAAGACGATATTGACGCCAGTCTAGGGGCCATATATGGACAAATTGCAAAGTTGGAAGCTGAAATTGATACAATGAGCCAATCGCTTGAGCATAGTAGAAGTCCACGCGAAATTGTTGCCAGATACATTGAACTATTGGAATCTAGGAAAACTGCTGTGAATAAAAAGAGAAAGGAAGTTGACCGAGAGATACAACAAATCCAAGATTCATATAAGTTTATTGAGGCAGATAAAAACGGCGCCTCTAGATATTACTCTAAGCTTGGTGAGCTTGAAAGGGTTAAAGCACAATTTAATAATACTGAATCCTTCTTGAATGAAAGCGTGAATAAAGTTCTGAAGATAATGAAGGCTGATGGGTTTGTTGCAGATGACGTTGAAAGTGGAAAAAATATTCTAACGCAAGTTGGATTTATGGCATCACATCTTCGCGAGGTGCATTGTCTTGTTTTTGCAAAGATGATTGACAATAATGCGTTTGATGAGTTAGATGCAATGCAAATAATTTCTATTTTTAGTTGCTTTACAAATGTGAACGTCAGTGATGAAAACAAGTCATTCCGACCAAACACAAAGGATTCGCAAGTGAAAACAATCGTTGAAAAGATCTCCGATATGTATAATCATTACCAAGATTTTGAGACAGAGCAGAACACGTTTACTGGTGTAGATTATAACATGCACTATGACTTAATTGATTATGTTCAAGCTTGGGCGAGGTGTGAATCCGCTCCTGAATGTAAGTTGATTCTGCAGAATTTGGAGGCCAACAAGGGCGTCTTTTTGGGGGAATTTGTAAAGGCCATTTCCAAGATTAATAACATCTCGTGCGAAATGGAAAAAATAGCAGAAAGTATTGGAAATATTGCGCTACTAAGCAAGCTAAGAGAAATCCCACAATTAACGCTCAAGTTTGTTGCAACGAATCAGTCGCTTTACGTGTAGTTAAACACTGTGTCATTTTGATAACCTGTCTATACATAACAGCTGCCAAAGAATTCTGAGCAATATACTCTTGCAGTTCTTTGTTCAATTTGTCGTCTATTACAAATAACTTATAAACTGTTTGAAATTCTGGAAATTGAGAGCAGTTTTCAAAGTAAACGTCATTACCGTTAATATATTGTCTAAGTGTAGTTCGCTTATTCTTTGGAATAGTCAAAGTCTTCTTTAATGTAAGATTCATAACAACCACGTAATGAATCTTGCGCTTTTCTTGCGGTTCAAACATGGGGTTGCTATGATAACTTACAATAGTTTTCCGATCTGTGGTTTCAGGAAATAAATTATACCCAACTTTTTCATATAATTCGGCGAGGGTTGAACTCGGAGACAAAGAAATGCAGGTTGGTTGGGTAAATTGTGTATTTATCTGAAAGATAATGCTTCTCTCTTCGGATTCATAATATTTAAACTCTTTATGCAATGCCATTGTTTGTTTAGTTGAATTTTAAATCATAAAATACTTATCAATTTTTTTATAAAGTCATTTTTATAGTTTGTATTTTTACTTTGTTATTCACAATCATGCAATTATTAGAATATATTATTTTAATGTTGTATTCTCAGTCTGGGCGGATATTTCGAATAAAAAGGGGTCAAAAGTGTTTCCAAAAATCAAAAATGGACAAAAAAAATGTCCAATTTTCAGAAACGGAAATACTTTATGAAAAACGGGTCAAAATTCCGCCATTCTGAGCATTATGGTCTGGGTCGCAAAAAAAAATATTATAATTTTGGCATGACAAAAATTAAGTATTTTAGGCGAAAAAAACTTAAGCTTAATTTCTATTGCTATAATAAGCAATGATTGTCAATGATTTTAAGCCAAATTTAAGCTCCGAATATTATTGCAAATGTTGTGACTATATTACGAGCAAGAAAAGCAATTTTGATAATCATAATTTGTCAGCAAAACACAAAAAATCAACGATTGTCAATTTTAGCAATGGCGAAATCAGCAAGATAATCTCCAAGTATGCGTGCAAAAATTGTAACAAAGTTTATAAAGACAACTCTGGTTTGTGGCGTCATAATAAAAAATGCATCAAAAAAGACAACGACGACTCTGAACAAGATGAAATGGAAGAAGAAAAAAGTAATACAGACTTTAAAATGCTGGCCGAGTTATTTAAACAGCAAATGAATGAAAATAAAGAATTGAAGGAGATGCTTCTTGAACAAAACAAGCAAATCATAGAGCTATCAAAGGAGAAAAATACCATTATTAATAATAACACTACTAATAATACTAATAACAACCAATTCAATTTGCAGTTCTTTTTGAATGAACAATGCAAAGATGCACTCAATCTTGGAGACTTTGTAGAGCAAATAACGCTCCAGTTGTCAGATTTGGACATGATTGGTCGCGTTGGATACGTTGAAGGAATGAGCAAGATTTTCTTGAGAAATCTGAAGGCACTTGATGTATTCAAAAGACCTATTCATTGCAGCGACTTGAAGAGAGAAACTTTGTATATAAAAGACAAGGATTCCTGGGAAAAGGAAAATGGGGAAAACGTGAAAATTACACGAGCTATAAAAGAGGTTGAACACAAAAACATTAAACAAATTCCACAATGGAGAGAAGAAAACCCAACAGCAGAAGATACAGAGACAAAGAAACACATGGAATACCAGAACATCTTATTGGAAGCCATGGGTGGTTCCACAATGGAAGACGATGCCAAGAAGCGCGAAAAAATAATTCGCAACATTGCCAAGGAAGTTGTTATTGAGAAAAAACCGGAGAAATAAAAATAACATTACACCAACTGCAACCGAATTTTCTTCTTAAATTTTTCTTCGTCATGAAACACGTATAATTTATATTCACGTAAAGTATAATTTTCAATATTTTCCCTAAAAGTAACACGTGAAGCTAATTTAAGTTCAGGCAAATAAACTACATATTGAAATAGCCCATCGTTGCGAATAATCTTGTCAAACACATAACCAGTGTAATTCTTTTCCATGATTTCCGGAGAAGTTGCACACATATGCAATAAATTGCAGTCATTTTGCACCTTCCTAATAGACCGCATAGTAATATTAATATATTCTAGATCAGCAATCCATTTTTTATAGAATGCAATAGCATTTTCGGATAATTTAATAATTCCAGTATTCTGTTGAAATTGAATTATATTTAATAAATCTACCAGACGGCGAATTGGTGAAGTTATATGAACGTACGCATCCATTTCAAGTAAATTATGAGCGATTGTTTGTCCTTCTTCCAAACAGCTAACGTCAATGTATTGACCTGCCGCACTATTCCATATTTTGATAAACTTTCCAACCTCTTCCGGGAGTGATTCTGGAACGGCTACTTCTTTCCGCATAATTGTATAACGAAAAATTCCATTTTTATGAGAAATAAGATTTTTAGCAGTATTATAGTTCATTAGTATCATTAAATAGCAAACCATCTCATGGCTGTTGCGAACGTTGTTAATATACTTGTAGTTTTTAGTTAAGGTCTTAGTAGTTTCAAGAATTGCATTATAATTCTCATTTTCTAGAAGAGCATGTTCTTCGTAACTATAATTCTTTGCAACTCTAATCATACAGTTTGAATATTTAATGTCAGTTATAATATCACCGTCAATAATTATATCCATTACAAATGCTAATCTAGTGTGTTTTTCTTGTAAACTACACAGGCAATCAGATAGAATGGTTGGTAACATAGGTCGCTTTCTATCCGGTAAATAAATTGTTGAAATACGACGAGAAAAAGAGTCCCAAAGATTAAGAACGTCCATCCAGATTGTTACATTGGATATATATATGCTTAACTGCTGCATACCATTTTCCAACGTGCGAACACTGAATGCATCGTCAAAATCCTGACTATTTGGCGGATCAATAGTTATAATATTCCATTCGGAGTTATTTGTTCTATCAATAATGTCCGGGTATTTTACGCGAATATTTTCAATAAAGGCATCGTGAGCATGACTCTTAAGCGCTTTGGATGCGTCCTTTGTGAAATTCTGAATAGACGCATTCAAACTCTTGCAGTATAGCTGATATTCATAGAAATTGTCAAGCACCTCAACCGGGCCGATTAATTGGGAAATCATTCCACGCGGGTGCTTGTCTTTCCATTCAGAAAAGTTAACAGTAACATATTGATTAACAAAAACCTTTGAAAATCCTACATTTTTCATTTCATATGAAATAAGAAACGTAGGCAGCCTTCTGTCGTCTGGAATGCATTTGTATAGAAGTTTGCCATTTTCACCGCGACCATATGTTTTGTTGCCCTTTAAAATAAGAACACCTGGTATATTATTAGAAGTTCTAACACCAGAGTGTAAAATTTTAAATTCTGGTTCAATCGTAAATATATCATTTGTAAACAACTTTTGATCCGCCGGATTGATTTCTTTAAGTTCAATTTCCTTAAACTCTAATACGGTTAAAAAGATCCATGATGTATATGCTCGGTCATTAACGTGCACCTTGTATATGTGCGCCATGATATAGCGTGTTATTATATAATATGCAGCGATAGCTTTAACTGCAAATTATATATATTTACTTGTCTAAAATTAGGAATAATAGAAATTAATTATAGTCCGTTTCTTCTTTTCCGATTTGAATAATTTTTTATTGCAGATTGAAAATCTTTTTGAGTTATTTCTGGCCAACATTTATCTATAAAAAAAAATTCAGTGTATGCTAGTTGCCATGGTAAAAAATTAGATATTCTTAATTCCCCTGATGTGCGAATTAGAAGATCTGGATCACTTACATCGCAACTGGATAACTTGGATCGGAAATATTCTTTGGTAATTATTATATTTTCAGGATCCTTTGACGTTTTAATTTCATCAGTAATTTTTTTGCACGCACATAAAATGTCATCTTGTCCACCATAAGACAAACAAATATTTAAAAAAAAACCATCGCAGTCTTTTGTCACTAATTCTAAATTCTCAGATTTTAATTTAATAATATCGGGAATTTTGTCAATCTCTGTGGATATAAAGCGAAATCTAATATTTTTGGAAATAGCTTCACTTGAAAAGGTATCAATAAATTTTTCAAAAATATTCATAATAGAATCTATTTCTTTAACACTTCTTGACCAATTTTCCGAAGAAAAAGCGTAAACTGTTGCTGTTTCTATTTTTTCTTCAACGCACCAAGAAATAAATTTACAAAGTTTTTGAGCACCATCAAAATGACCTAATAATGCATCTTTGTGTTTTCTTCTTCCATATCTCCTATTTCCGTCCATAATAACTGCAACGTGTTTCGGTAAATTATTAAAAATAATTTTATCTGGTATAGAAATGCGTTTTTTTATTATGCTTAGTACATTGTCTTTTAAAAAATGCATTATATATTTATAGTTTTATTTTTTAATTTAAAAAAGTAATAAATATTGTTGAGTTCATGTAAAAAATAATTTTTATATGAAATACAGTTGCATCTTCTTAAGGCTATTGGTTAGGAGTAAGTTGAGGCCAACTTTGTTCCATAATAAATACTTACAATAATTCTCTTCTCTTTTTTGTCCAAGTATATTTGAGACTTGTCAATAAATTTATTTTCATTATTGCCTTGGTGAAATCTTCTATATTTTCCTTGGAATGCCTTTACAAACTCACTAATGTAAACATTATAAGTTGTTGCAGTTTCATTTGGCTCAACGGTTTGGTCCTCACCACCGGCATCTTTAATTCTGTTAAGTTCAGTCACTAAATTTGGGTTATAAATTGCAATAATATTGTGAATAGATTCATTATCCCATTTATTTGAATTTGCAATTCTTGCAATTGTACCATATTGCTGAGGAGTTACAACAAATACAAATGGAACAGTTTGCGGGTTGTGGGGGTCATCTGCAACGCGATAAGGAATAATAGCATTTTCCTCAAGTCCAACAACGTGCATTGAAGAAATTAGACTGGGTTTTGCCTTTTTAACAACTCCATTTTTCTTCTTAAAAGTAGAAGTCTGAAAAGAATTTAAACCAAATGGGTTATTGTAGACTTCTTCGTAACATTCTATTGCGGCAATAGATGTTCTATGCGGACCCGTCTTGTGAATTATTTCTCCATCATTATTCAAAATTATGTTGCGCCAATATCCGGACATTCTACCAGGTTTTGCTTGGATTTCTGTATTATAGTCAACTCTATCATTTGGTTTATAAAGTTCATGAGTTGCTCCAATGCGAATTTTGTATTGATTTGGAATAAGAACCGCACGTCGGTAAAATCCTTTCACTGCAAGAACAACGTGCGAATCTAGTTGAGCCACAAATAATTTTTCTTCATCCTCGGAGGATAATCTATCCTCTGAGTTATGTTCAATAAATTTAATTTTGTGTTTTTTACAAGCTGTTTCCACATAATCCTTGTTTTTGTTATTTGTTCTAACAGTACTAACGCGATAGTCTGAACCATAATTTTGAACAATGTCTTCAGTTACCCATTTTTCAGCAGAAGCCAGGTTTGTCATGGGATACCATGGTTGAATAATTCCCAAATCTAGAAAATCCTTGTGTCCAATATAAGAAGCAGGGATTGTCATTTTATAATGAGCGTGCAAATCACCCCATTGGTCTAGTTGATACAACTCTTTTATTAAGGTTGCGCTAGCAAATATAAACCTAATATTGTTCTCCTTGATGTAATTTATATTCAACAAACCTGCATCGCTTAGAACGTTATGCAATCGCAAAAACTCTTTAGTAGCTGTATCAAACTCATCAATTTGAACCAATGAATTTTTCAAATTTTTCAAAGGGGCGTTTTTTAATTGGCCGTGATGATATATGTTATTTTTTAAGAAACTTGGCGATTTGTCTTTCATGTCAGTTTCCCAAGCAATACAACTCATTCCAGTTAAAATAAACGAATTCTTTCTATCTAGAATAAAATTGTCATCAGGATGTGTCAACGCTAGTTTTGCAATTTCAATCATAAGACCATCCATACCTACTTTTGTTTTTTTAGAAATGCTTACTGCATAAACTCCTTTCACTAACAATGCAATAATTTTTTCGGCATCTGTTTTCTGATTTTCATAAATATATTCAGAGGTTGCTTTTGGGTCTCCATTGTAGAATTTTTCATTATTTTCCGCAATTGCTGCATCATACGACGCGTGAACGGTTGCGCGCTGCGCTTGAAGTTGAAGATGTGTCCTCATTGTTTCCATATTGTATACAGCTTAATCTATTTATTATTTATTTTTCAATTTTATTTTAAAAAAGCGTTAAAATAAAAACATTTATAATACAGAATTGTTAATGGTTGTCGTGTTGTCAAAGTTGGCGGCTTTTATTTCTTCGGTGGACTGTTCCTCCGCCTTTTCACCCTCTACCACACTTTTCGCTGGAGAAGAAACATTTGAACTCTCATTTTCTGAAGGTTTGGCCTTCATATTAAAATCATTTATATCATGCTTCTTTGCAACTTCTCTCTTGACATTCTGAAGTTGAAGCGCGTGCAAAGCAATGTGTGGAACAATTGCCGCATTATTCATATATGTTCTGTACCTAAAACAAGCAATACAAGTATCCTTTTCAAATTGGATGCTATACCACCAGTAAGCCGGAATATTGATGGTTTTTCCTGGGGTTAATGTCACCTCAAGACACTTCATTTTATCAAAATCTGCACTATATTGTGCTTGAACTTTCCATGGGTTCACTGGTGATCTAAATTCAAAATTCTCATAATCTCTCACAGAATACAAATATTTTGAGCTTTGTGGAGGAGCCAATTTAACAAGAGCCCTTCCTTCTGTTATTAAAAAGAAATTGCGATAATTTATTTCGTATCTAAACGGCGTTTTTGTTCCATCTGAACCCATCATGATATCATAATTGCAGTTGGAAACCATTGGAGGACGAATAAATTCGTCGTTATATTGCATGTGCTTAATAACTCCGGTCTCTTGTAAAAAATCAGCATTATTTTCAGAAAAATAAGAAGATGTTTTATCTTCATCAAATAACCGTTTAGCAGAGTGCAGAGGCAAAGGAATATAAATTTCACTACTGTAGTCGGGATCATTTGCGTTTCTAATTTTGACTTCAAATGCGTGATAATTGTTTTGAATGTAAGACGAGTTGGCAGTTTGAATAATCTTATCATTTTCAAAATCAAAAATAACGGGTTGCCTTAAGTCGCATATTTCGTCCAATTTATCTTTAGACGCCATATCTAATTCGTAAACTTCTAAATCGTTGCTAGTCTTCAAATGAAACTGGACGTGTAGATAAATGAATAAGACTAGACAAAAAACAAAAAATGCAATAAATATTTTCAACATGATTAATAACTAATAAAAACTGACAATTAATTTTTATTATTTATACTCACTTTCAACCTTTAAAAAAGGTTGAGCCAAATTTTAGAAATAGGAGGGGTCGTAGGTCTGGAAATCCGACGGATTTCTGATGACCTTGGTTCCCTACATTACTCAACCTTAGGTGCAAGGAAGAACATAACCGAACTATTGTTTCCTAAATCATACTTTATCTTCAAAGGCATATCGGCGCTGATTGACATTTCAATTTCTGAAGCCAGTTTTGTTGTAATACACATCTTATTAATATAATTTAGACTATATGAGATATCAATAATCTGCCCTTCCGAGATTGAAAACTCTGACAAATCATCTATGGGAATATTGACGAGCATCTCACCACAGTCGCCCTTGGAAATCAGGTCAATCTTTTCTTCGCTGCATTTAATGTCAATAACATCACCGAATGTTGCAAGTTGTGATATAAGCTCGTTCATCTTTTTTGCCTTAATGGAAAATTCAACGTCGTAATCAACACTGGGAATCTCAAGCAAATCCGTTTCCATGTCAATTAGCGGAACCTTGAAATACTTGTTGAATTCTCCCTTTGTGTTGGTCAAGTCAATCTCAATAGAGTCAGCGGCTCCATCGTAATGAAGTGTTATAGAGTCTTGTTCTTGTGACATGGATAGAATATTATAAAGAATCTGCGAATTCAAACAAACGTTCTTAAGGTCGTCTTCAAGAATCTCGTATTTGTCAAACCACACATTATATATTCTTGCGTCAAATAAGCAGACGTGACTGCCATCCATACCCTGAATGTAAGCATGGTCTTCCAAGAATATAATAGTTATAGAGGACGATGCGGCCTTCAAAAGCTGAAACAGCGAAATGAAAATATCCTTTTTAGTCTTTTCCGTTATCGTTAGCAGCATTGTGTTTGTTTACAATTAAAAAATGTATTTAATACATTTCAATTTTTTATGATAATTCTTGTTTTATTCTTCTTTTATTCTTGATTGGCGAAAACTTTTACCAGATTTCTCTTCCAATCTGTGTCAATCTTGCCAGTGTTATCTTCTAAAATATAACCTAGTTCTTGGAAATAAATTCCGTTCATGTGTTCAGGAGCTTGATTCCACTTTTCTTTGTGCCTAGGAGCAGTAGTTTTAATTGTAGTATCATTAAACTCAATAATTTTTTCCCTAAGAAGAGTTTGATCTTCAGGGATAACTTCCAATAAAAGGTGAATAACGTCCCTAACATTTCTATCTGACGACGACATCTTTGCAATTGTAGAGTAATTAAAACTGCTTATTTTGAAATCAATTTTTTATTCATCTTTCACCAATTTAATCTTTTGTTGTGTTCTCTTATCAATAAATGCGCTTATTACTGCAAACAAATTTGAAAAAATATATGGTGCATTGTAAATATAACACACCTTTAGCTTTTCGGGAAACATTGTTTTTAAGACTTCCGACATTTGTTTTATAAACCCAAAATACTTTTCAATGTGAAGAAGCGTAGTTGAGCTCATATTCACATGAAAAATAAACGCCTCTTGTGTTTTAAGAACATTTTGTATTACAGAAATTATATGCTGAATAACAGCTTCATAGTTTTCTGGGCACGATAAAAATTTAAAATATCTATAATCAAGAACAATATCATTATTTTTCAATTGGAAACACAAATTATTTAATAGGTCATTAAAAGATATTGTAATAATATTTTTTTTTGTATTTTTTAATTGTTCGTCTTTTAAAAAATGATTAATTAACTGTCTTTGAATGTTGTCTAAATTGTTTGATTCATTAATAGTTGAATTCATCATTATTATAATATATATATTTTTAATGTATATATTACACAATTAACCATGAGTCTGTCTGATTTCTCCATATGTCATTCGGCGGCCAGTTTTTTTTATAAATTCTTTTTCTCCAGTTTTCATTAAATTTGTAACTGATTCGTCGGTAACATTTCTGTTTTTTTTTAATTCGCCAAGCATGCGTTCTCCATCTGCTTCTATTTTTTTTATAATATCCTGCAAATTTTCTGGGTTTGTTTCGCTGAGTGGCTGGTCCTTGTTAGCTTTTTCCATTGCAAATTATGTATATAATAAGATATATACTTCTTTATATTATTTCATCGTATATTTTATTTAATTGTTACTGTCATTAGTTTCCTCAACAATAGCATTTTGAAGGCCAAGTAATGCCTGAGCTGATAAGTCGTCTACCAAGTTTTCACTGACAATATCCTCATTGCAATCCTCAGAGTGATCAACAAATTCTCCATTGTTAAAAACAATTTCAGAAAGTCGCTGATTTGTTTGCATTGTAAAAGATTGCAATTGCATTAATAAATCTTTTACTTGAACCATTTCAGCCTTTAATACATCAACAGATTCGGATAATTGGGAGTTGATGGGAGCGACAGTTGCATTAGGAGCTAAAACTGCAAACTTTTTCTCAGCTAAAACTTTCTGACCCTTTTCAAGATTCTCCAAACGATGAACAATATTGGCAAGAACTGCATCATCAACAACTCTAGAATTTTCACCTAAATCCGATTGATTGTCAACTGGCATGTTTTGAACGATTTGTTCAACGCGACCTAAACGCAAAGTAATAAGTGCAATTGCATCCGAAATAGTAAGTTTTGCTCCGCCTTGCATTTGTTGCCCTTGTATCTGTTGCCCAGGCCGTCCATTCATTTGTTGTGGTGGTGGAGGTGCATCTCCACCAGCTCGTCTAGATCTCGCTGCTGCATTTGATCTTGCGCTACTCATAATAAAGTTATTAAATAATTTGTTTTTAACTTATTTACGCGCAACTATTTACTAAAATTAAAATAAAAATCTGCAGTTATTTTATACAAACAATGCAAAACGTATTTATTTATACTATGATGTTTTTTCACTTCTTAATATTTTCATTGCCTATATTAGTTATTTTATTAAGCGACAGTTTATTTGTATTGATTATGATGGATCTGTTTTTTATAATAACTTTAATATTAAATTATTATTATGGCGACTGTCCAGTAACACAAATTGAGCAACATTATGGAAACACGACAATGATTGACACTGCAAATAAACTGTTCCCCATTAAATATGATAAGAAAAATCGCAACGTAGTAACTCTTCAGTGGATATTTATGGCCATATTAGTTGCAACCACAAAGATATTATTGCTATTTATTAAATCATCATTAAAAAAATATATCTGCAAATAATATAACAAATAAATAACATGAATGCAAAAGAAAAATGCGCCAACTATAACAAAGAAGACCCATTAGTTATAAGTTTATACAAAATATATTTCATAAATTTTGCAGCGTTTTGGGTTCTTTTTACATACATTTCAATCATTGCCTATAAAACAGATCATAATTACGTATTGGCACTCTTAACGCTGTTTTTTGCCGAATATTGGTGTTATATTACGCATTATATTACGCACAATAAAAATTTTAAATTTATTGGTTTCATCCATTTATTTCATCACACACCAGAATATGCAGATGCAAATTGGGTGTTTATCGTTGAATTACTCTTGAACTTTTTCATATATGGAGGGTTTGTTTTGATATTTTTAGGGGAGATAATTAAAAAGTTATTTTCAATAGAAATATTTAATAACTATGTTCTTTTCTTTTGGGCAATAGTGTATAGCTCATATCACCTTATAAACTTCCATTATTTGAAATCTCCAACGCATAAAGAACATCATCTTCAAAATGGTCAATTAAATTATGGACCAGACTGGATGGATATTATTTTCGGAACAAAACTGCACGATAATCTCTTTGAAGACTTTAACAGTTCTGTATTAAATGGTTTTATTGGTTTAATTGTAATATTGTTGTTCAAGCAAACGCCTTATGATCCAGTTCGCTATGTTGAAAACTTATTTTAGGAAGAGTTTATTTAGTAAAAGGCAGGAAATAAATATTTTAATTTCTTTTTATAAAACATATGGACAGTCTAGACGATTCAAAATTATCATCAAAATTAGGGTTTTTTAAATACGTTTTCAACTTTGACGATGACACAAAGGCAGATCTATTGAATATTACACAGTATTCATTATTATCATTTGTACCTATTGTGATTTTAAACAAGGCAATGCAAAAGTTTGTCCCTGAAGCGGATGAGGAAAAAGGAAGTCTTGAACTTTTAGCAGAAGTTCTTCTTCAAATTGTGGTAATGTTTATTGGTTTATTTTACATACATAGAATTACAACATATTTGCCAACATACAGTGGAACAAAGTATCCCGACAACAGCATGATTTATATTATATTGTCAGTTTTGTTGATAACCTTAAGCTTGCAAACAAAATTGGGGGAGAAAGTGAGCATTTTATTTGACAGATTAGTTGATTTATGGGAAGGCAAATCAGCAGATGATAAGAAGAAAGGCAAGGGAAAAGGCAAAGGAAACGTAAAAGTCTCTCAACCTATCTCTGGACAAAATCAATTGCCCAATAATGCGAGCGCGATGGGCAATTCATTATATGGTGGAATGAGCCAAGGAACTACATCAATTAGCAGCTTACCAACAGAACCCGTTCAACAAAATGCTCCAGACTATAATGCAATGTATCGCAATGACGCCACCCCGATGCCAGGAGCGGCGACTCCTGGAATGGGAGACCCATATGGTGGCATGATTATGGCCGCCAACGAGGTTCTTGGTGGAAGCGCATTCGGAGCCAATTGGTAAATTAAAACTTTAATAGTTGTTTTTTACAATTCATATAATACCAATAAAGCGAAGTCAAATACTGTTCATTTAAATTGCATTTCTTCAAACAATAAGATCTCCATACAAACTTACAAGCCTCGTAACATTTTATATAATTTTCATTATTATAACTATTTCTTATAAAATTGTGTATGGGTGGTTCAGGCGAATCATAAATAAATGTATAATTTGTTATCATTTGTTGGTAATCTCCATAATAATGTTCAAATAGCTCCGGATTTTCAAAATAAACGGGACTGTATAATTGCTCGTCTGCGTGGCCATATCCTTGTTCAAGATAGTCTAAAAATTTATTTTCAATTAAATCGCAAACCTTGTACATATAGTCAGAGTTTCCAGTAAAAAAACCACTACACATACCACACCTACCCCAAAGAAAATATTCGGATGTATTTTTAACCAACCCTTCGGGAATATAATCAATGTAACAAGTTGAAAATTTATCGCGTTTAATAGATAATGCTTCATCCAAACGAATCAAATTTTGATATCCCATTCTCTCAATGCAAAAATTAATCCACGAAAAATGTGTGCTATTAAATGGATTGCTTTCAATAACATCTTTCAACATAATGTATCTTGACGTGCAGAATAAATAATAACTTGCAGTGTTTCTATTGTCAAAATTATACGGCTTTTCTCTTCTGTTTTGATGAATTTTATCTCTATATTCTTTAAACGTTCTAGGATCCTTGTTTTTAAAGACAAAATTGTCAAACTCGCAAATAATGTATTTTGTTTTTTCGTTCAAGTATGTAGGTCTAATACTACGAATAGTATCAAAACTTTCATTGTCGCAATAAATAACCAAATTATATGGTAAAGATAGAGTAGAAATAGAGTGTTCTAAATAATAGTTCTTGTCGCGTTTATTAATCTCGTCACTTGCATCCGGACATTTTGTCAAGTTAAAATAAGCTGTAACTAGAGTCCAATTAGTGTTGTCATATTTATTAAAAGAAATTTCATTATTAAATGTAAAGATTCCTGTGCCAGACCAGTGTCCAATGTCAGTTAAATCGTAACGTTCATTATAAGGAATTTTGTGCCAAAAATTGTTTCTCATTTCTTTAAAGTACCAGATGTCGTCACAAACAACAAACCCTTGATAATTAATAGATTTTAAATAATTATAAAAATCCATTTCCATAAATCCATTGTGTGGGTCAACATCCAAAAATATAAATGCGCTACGCGAAATAGTTTCTTCCCATTTTTTGCATATATTTGCATCAAATAGGTTTTCAATGTGGAATTGAACATTCTTTAAATTTCTTATTTCATTATTAACAACATTGTCAACAATATCAAATGAATGAACGATGTTTGTATCATTATATGATAACGCTAGCGCTGAATTGCCGCGATGCGATCCAATGTCAACAATGATGGCATTGTTAAATAATGATGATAAATAAGAAAGCATTCTATAATGTTGCTTTCCAGGAACATCTTTAAATTCTGCAATATTGTCTGCTGACGACAATGCGATAACGTCGTTAAATTTAGCATCAAAAGATACATTGTTGACTAGTTCACTTGTTATATTATAATGCATTTAATTAAATAAGTGCGAGACGTTTTTAAATTTAAATTATTTTTAATATAAAACTAATTTAAAACAATAGTAGGATAACGCCTATTTTTCTTTTGTTTAGGAATATTTTTTTCTCTGTATACTTTGTACCAGAGATTTATTTTTGGTACACCTCTCTTAATTTTGGTGATTTAGCGTTCGGTATTATACCTTTTCCCATTCCGAACAGAGCCGTAAAGCCCGAGGGCGCCATCCGAGCGAAAGCTGTTCATCCACGGATAATTGGAGCCAGGGGTGGTTTTGCCAAATTAAAAGATAGGATCGCTTAATAAACGATCCGATCTTTTGTTACATCTAAAATTTTAGACCAGCTTCTCTTGCCCCATCGGCAACAGCTTGTACACGTCCATGATATAGGTACCGGCCGCGGTCAAAGACAACTTCTGTAATTCCTTTTTTAAGAGCAAGCTCACCGATTAACTTACCAATAATGTTTGCACCCACTTGGTTAGAACCTTTGATACTCATTTGAAGAGAAGATGCTGACACAATGGTGGTTCCAGTCTTGTCATCAATAATTTGCGCGTAGATATTCTTATTAGAACGAAAAACAGATAATCGCGGCCGTCCATTAATGTTTTTCTGTTTGATTTTTTCCCGAACATGAGTCTTTCTCTTTTTTCTTTTTAAAAAGAGATTATTCTTAATAGGGTTTTCCTCCACCAATATAGGTTTTTCCTCCACCAATATAGGTTCTTCTACATCCTTCTTGACCTTTTTTTTTAAAAAATTAGCTCCAATTATACCAACGAGAATTAGTGCAGTAAAAGCTATAACAGAACCTTTCTTCATTCTACATTATCGGTAGAAAATATTCCTTTTGTGAATCTGCTTGTTTCTTAACATCAAATAGCTATAAAAAGGAAGGTTTAAATTATTTTAATATAAAAATAATTTAACACAATACTATATCAATCGTAAAATAATGGACGTTGAAAAATTACTAAAAGCGTTGGACAATGAAGAGAATTCCAAGTTTATGAATTTAACAACAAAAAAAATTAATGATATGAAATTGGAAATTCTTAAAGAGTTGCAATTGTCTCATCAAGAAATAACAGAAATTATGCGAAAATTGAAAGAATATATGTATGTTGATGAGATGAATGAATTGCGACACGGTGCTTTTATAAGATGGATACCTATAAAAGACCCAGATAATTTGCATCTAACCGCGGGTGGACTTTTGTGCGCAATAAACGTAACCGACGCAGGCGTTTCTCTCACGTGCAAGAATTTTGCGCATAAACATTATCAAATAAAGATGGATGAATGTCTAGTATTCCAGAAATTGACAAACCAGGAACAAGTGCTTTTGTCTGCAATGGACCATCTTGCAAAATAATTAGTGTCTGTGTTTTCTGGTTTTATTGCACGGACAGTCTTTGAATAGACCAGGAATAAATTTGCCAATCTTGATGAAAGCAACTTCAACTGGTTTTAGCCCACGTTTAACAGTTGAAACAAGTTTTCCGTTTTTATAATATTTAACGCTCTTGTGACCTTTTCCCTTCTTAATAAGAACCTTTCTAACCGTTTTTTTTCCACCGGTTTGATGTGCTTGAGTATTAGAGTAGTTAAACGCAGAGTTAGTATACATTTATATATTTTACAAAGAAAAAATAAATAAATGAGTAATATATAAATGAAAGAATTATACGTTCATTTGTTTCATATTTTAATAGTTGGAACCCTATTCTTATATGTAGGGATTAAATCCACGAATACACCCACATTCATGTATCCTATTTTGCTAACTCTTGGAATCATTATTGTTTTCTATCACTCATATAAGACTTATCTAAAAGTTTCCGCAGGAAAAAATCCATGGGTCAATTTGTTTCACATATTTGTTGTTGGACCACTTTTGATTTATATTGGATACAATAAACAGATGACACCTAGATACGCATTTGAGTTCCTATTGATGTTGGGATTTGCTGCAATTGGTTATCATGGTTATTACGCTATAACCGGTCATAATTAAATTGAACACCTATATTCAGTTTAATATTTAAATATAAATGTATAACGCGCGTTATCTTTTAATTTAGTTCTTTCACCTAAGAAATCAAAATATTTTTTTGTCCTTTAAATGGGCGTTTTAAATGAGAAAAGGTGTAAAAAACAGTTAATAAGTAAACTTAGCAAGACGAGTCAATCCATTTTTTAGTAACAACTGCTTCCACGCTTTCAAGTGCCCCTTGAGTCCAGCCTTGGTTCATGCTTATCATTTCTCCAACAACAAGCATTTCTGGCATAGGATTTTGCGCTTTCTTGATAAAGTCTTTGCGGTTTTTATAAGGACCCCTTAGTGGTTCATAATAATGGGTGCCAATTGGCCAATAAAAGTCCTTAATTGCTATCAACTGCAACACGCCATCAGGAATTCCAAGAGCGTCTTCCAAAAGATCACAAAAATAGTCTCTATTTTTTGGAGTATTTTCTAAGCGGTCTTTCAAAAACTTGGCATCATCATTATCGGTGTAAGCAATCATATATACTCCCTTTTCCAAATTCATTGGTATAATTTTTTTTAAAGGTCCAGGAACAACGGTGTATCCGTGAACAAACTGTTTCATTATTTCGGAAGAAGCTTTTGTAAATTTGCCATATAAACGCAAAAATGGTTGACCGTGAATCTGTTTATATATTGGATCGTTTGGAAGAAGTTTTTGAACACTGCTTATAGTGGTTGCTAATATGACTTTACTGCATGAATAAGAAAGGTTTTTTTCAGTATCTACAATGAAGTTACACGGTGAAATCTCTTTAACTGAAGTTACATTGCTAGAAACGCGAATATTTTGAAATCCAACTTTTTTAGCAATTGTATCAACCAAAAGTTTCCATGGAATGTGTAGAGCAGTCCAATGACCAAAGTTGTCCTCAAATCCATAATTAAAAAGAGTATCCCCAGCGTCTTCATTTTCATAGTCCGTATATCCAGCGCAAATGGTGAAGCGTTTGTATACAACAGGCCCCAGAATAGGCAACGCGAATTCTTTAAACGTTTTCTTTGCCGGAGTTTCTTTAAATTGTTTTTTTAATATATTAAATACTTTCTTTGTGTCGCATGGTGGTGAAATAGTTTCTGCATAATTGTGCGACACTTGAAATTCGCCATAGGGTATTTTTAACTCTTTCAATAGTTCAATGAGTAAATAGTCTTTTTCCTTGCGCCCTACGCCTGCACCGTTTACGACTTGAACTCCTTGAAACATTTCATTTCCGACTCTACCACCGAGCCAGTGTTTTTTATAACGCTCAAGAACTAGCAGCTTTGTTTCTGGCACCATTTTAAGAATTTTATATGCGCTGTATAAGCCGGAAATGCCTCCTCCTACAATAATGATATCATATTTATTATGTATTGACATATAATTATGATAGATAATAATTTATAACTGCTAAACGCCCCCTAACGTCGTTTTTGCGTTTTTGTTTTGTTTTTAGTTTTTGGAACAGTTAGTTTTCGCACAGTCTTTTTCAATTCAATACTGCGTCCATTTTTACATTTGAATTTGCCACGCGAAAGCCCTTTTCTGTTTAAAACAGTTTTAGTGCAAATTCCGATAGATCGCGGCTCTCCTACCTTCTTTATACACGAACACAACTTCTTTGCTAAAATTTTTTCGGCAGTTGTTTTAATGTCTTCTGTTTTTTTAGGGACAGTTAAACCATAATAATCAAGTATTTTAGAGTAATCTGCTTTTGAAATTTGATAAGGCATGAAATTTATTTATATTATGCAAAGATTTAATTTATTTAGCAAATAGTTAAAAAAATAAATATAAAAGCTAAATTAAACGTATAAATGGAATTTATTATAACGGAAAACGACGAAGATGAACAACAGCTTCAGCAATCTGGAATTCCAAAAAGAATATTTCAGACGCACAAGTCTATTCAATATATTCAGAGTAAACCTAAATTGCAATTTGCATTAAATTCTTGGAAGCGTTTTGTTCCTGAATTTGGATATCATTTTTATACAAATGAAATGTGCGATGAATTTATGCGAACTGAGATGGTTGAAGAATTTGGCGAAATTGTATATGAGGTTTATAATAGACTCCCATTATCTGTAATGAGGGCAGATCTATGGCGTTATTGTATTATATATAAATATGGTGGAATATATGCAGACGCTGACGCTATATGCAACTGCAATCCAAATGTATTTACACTGCACAACACCATGATTGTTTGCGCGCCTGAAGATGACACGATGCATTTATGTCAATGGACTTTTGCGGCGTCAGCAAATTCCCCTATTTTAAAATCTATCATTGAGTTGTCTATTAAGAGAATTACAAACGTGCAGATTATAAAAGGTGAGCACATTGTTCACTTTTTAACGGGTCCTGGTGTTTTTACAGATGGAATTGAAAAATATCTGCAAGAAAATAACATGAAATTGTTTGATAATAAGAAACAATACGTTTGTTATAAAAATAGCGCAATGATTTGTTTTAATGAAGATTTGTTTCATAAAAATATGATACATCATTTGCAAGCAGGATCCGAATCAGATGGGTGGAAAAATGAACGTTTTCAAAGGTTGATGTAATAAATTATGTTTATCATTTGTAAATTTTGCGAGATCTCCATAAAATGTGATAATGAATAATTTTTTTATTTGCTTCTTGTTCGTCGTAATATCCTTTATACATTTTTAAAATGGCCACATTTTTATAAAGAATAAATTTATCATCAGTTGGTTTATTCCAAATGTGTTCAAGTTCAATGTTTCTTCTTTCGTCGCCAATAAATTTAGCAACCAAACCAGGTCCCGTCGGATCAACGCAACTGGCACCATAATATCGGTTTTTTACATTCTCTACAATTTGATTAATGCATTTAAGACAAATTTCATTGTTTGGTTTAACTGCTATAAGAGCATTATAAACATTGTTTCCGTCAATATCTATAACCCAGTGTTCTTTTTCTGTTAATTCAATAAATCTAAATGAATTTATAGAGTCATATTTAATGTCCAAGTATATTCCTCCATTCTTATATAAAATACAATAACGCCACAAATCAGCTTTATAAGCCCCTGGTATTAAAGAATCAAACGCATTCAATACACTAGCATCAAAGTTATTGGCAATAAATTCTCGGCAGTCATTGTCATCAAAAAGGAAATGCTCAAAACGCGGATGTTTTGCTTTTAATTTATTAACTGATTGTTTCATGAATGCTGGCAAATCTTTAGAGTGCCAAGTCTGATAAATTTTTAACGGTATAACGCTATTGTATTCATACTTCTTACTCTTTTTGTAATTTATTATTCTCATTTCTTGCAGTTTAAGTGTATTTATTTTATCCATCAAACTGTTTTTTTTGTCTTGATTGGTATAAATGACTTTTTCACCAATTTTTCCAGATAACATATAAATCGCAAACAATAAAAATTTTTTAAAATAACTATTTTGTAGTTATTTTAAATATCCTACTATTTTAGATGCCTCTAAATAAATCAAAAATAGTTGTATTTGACATGGATGAAACCATGGGTTATTTTGTTGAGTTGGGAATATTTTGGGATTCTTTAAATAACTATATTAAACTGCACAAGTTAGATAACAAAATAACCATAAATCAAGACATATTTAATAACATATTAGATTTATTTCCAGAATTTTTACGTCCCAATATTTTCACAATTTTTAATTTTTTAAAACAAAAAAAGCTTAGCAAACAATGTCAAGGCGTTATGATTTACACAAACAATCAAGGCCCCAGGGAGTGGGTAAATTATGTTAAAAATTATTTTGAGTCTAAAATGAATTATAAAATATTTAATAACGTTATATCAGCTTTTAAAATAAACGGAAAAAGAATAGAATTATGTCGTTCTAGTCACGACAAATCAATGAAAGATTTAATAAAATGTACAAAACTTCCCAAAGACGCTGAAATATGTTACTTAGATGACACGTATTATCCTGAAATGAATTATGAAAATGTGTATTATATAAAAATTAAACCATATACACATGATCTAGATTTTGACGTAATGATTCAACGATTTATAAATAGCAACACAATCCTTTCTAAGATTATTGTGGAAAAGTATGACAATGACGATTTTATTGGTTTTATGAAAGAGAATATGAACAAATATGAATTTGTTTATATGGAAAAGGATGGTAAAGAATACGAGATTGATAAAATCATTACTAAAAAAACAATGGAACATTTAATTGTATTTTTTAATAGGAAACCACATCAACCTGTCGCTTCTACTAGAAAAATAAGTAGGAGACAAAGCGTAAAAAACAGCAGCAGATCAAACAAGCAAAGAACAAGAAGAAATTATTAGCTCAAAATGGTATTTTAGATATTATTGTATTTTTTGCATCCATTAAATATGTGGCAAGTATTTTATTAACTGCGCTAGTTGTAAATAAGAATATTCCTGCACTAAACGCAATTTTTCTATCTAGTTCAGTGAAATGTATTGTTCTAAAAGGATTGAATCGCCACAATAAAAAAATGCTTATATATATTTTAACATAGTAATCTAATTTTTCTAAATATTGTGGAGCGCTTTTAAATATTCCAATTGCAAATAATATATACAGAAAATAGGTTGCAACAATAAAGACATTAAACCAAAAATTTTGAATCTTATATAAATTCTTCTGTATTGACATATCTTATTATATGCAACGAATAAAATAAACGCATGAATTTTATTTTATTATATTATCTCTAGTATTCAACCACTTGCCTATGAAATAAAGATCCAAGAAATATAGTGTTTGTCTGTATATTCTCTTGTTTTTTCCATATTTCCATTATATCCTTTGTAAATATCTTTTACGTGAATAAATCTTCCTATAAACCCAAAAAACATAATTAGAATTAAACACGATACTAGTCTTATATTTATTGTATTTGATAAAAATTTTCCAAAGAACACCCAGCTTACTATATTACAAAATAAAACGTAAACAACTGTATGTAAAAGGATGGAAACTATCATTGGACCTAACGTCGCTGGGTCAAAAAGATGAGAAAAAGTAAGTTTTGGATTTGTTGTGTCTAAATATAATTTTGTAAACATAATATATAATATGTTATTAGATAATTATTTAACTTACAGCAACAAAGTAATCATTGCTATAATTTGTTCCGGAGTTTGGATTTATTTTAGAACATCCGACTGCTATAAAATGATACCTCGTGGTAATATATTTCCAATTATATTTGTAATGACCTGGACTTATTTAAATTATTATGAACCGTTAGTTTTACCTATTGGTTTACTTATTTTGGTCACATATTCTCATTTACATAAACTTTTGAAAATGTAGCTTTGCAAAAATGCAAATTAATTATCCAAAAGTTTATTTAACTTGTGTCAACTTTAACTTCATTGTATATTTGCAATGTTCTTGCGCTCGCATCCTTGGCGTCTACATAACGCGGCATCCAAAAATAAGGAACCACATTTCCTAGCCCAGGATAGTAACTTTCAAATATACCGCGATAATAATTCTTTTCGTCTGTATCTGGGCAATTATGATCATACTTTACATTAAAAATCTCTTGCGAAATAGAAATTGTTGCAACCTTTTCTTGAATGATTTCATACAATGATCTAGTATTTTTACTAACTCCGTCGCTGAAAGCTTCCTTAGTCCTCCATAAAACGCATTTAGGTAACAACGCGCTTCCATTTGAGTCCAAATAATTTTCCTCACTAAACGCGCTTCTCAGCAAAAATTTCTCGCACTGCTTATTACCCTTGTGAAATCTGAGCGATGGATGAATGCTCAAGTAGTGTTGGACCCATGTTCTATCCAAAAATGGAGTTCTGGGCTCCAATCCATGAGATGAAATGCATTTATCAGAACGCAAAACATCAAATGCGTGAATGTCTCTCAAAAGGCGACGACACTCATTATCAAATTCAAGTGCGTCAGGCGCTGCATGCATATACAAATAACCTCCACACAATTCATCAGAACCATCACCATTGAAAATTACTTTTGCATCACTATTAGCAGCAATGTATTTTCCCAACAAGTAATTACCAATGCTGGCTCTTACTGTGGTAGTATCATAACTTTCAATGGCGCAAATAACTTCTGGAATTGCATCAATAAAATCCTGCTCCGTCAACAAGATTTCAGTGTGGTTTGTTCCCAAGTAATCTGAGACAATGCGAGCATATTTCAAGTCTTCCGAACCTTCTAGACCAATGCTAAACGTTTCCAATGGCTTATCAGAGTTTTGCTTGTGAAATTCGTTTACAAGACCGGTAATTAGACTGCTGTCCAAACCACCAGACAATAAACAAGCAATAGGCCGTTCGGTAACTAAGACTCTCTTTTTAACGGCTTCAGATAAATAGTGGTGGATTCCCTTATAAACTCTCTGCACATCTACGGCGTTTTCAGAGATAACACTAGAGAATCCAGGAGAATGGTACACGTGGTGCTCTTTGTTCAGCTCCCACTTTGGAGATACCTGGTATTTCATAACAAACTTACTATATGTTCCAGGTCTAAAATGCTCAATCAAGTGGTCTGGAATTGTTTTAGAAAACTCCGACAATTCCTTTAGTTCTGAAGCAAACCCATAAATAGGCATCCGGCCATCTGGGCCAACAGTTCTTTGGATTAGTGTGTACAACGGTCTAACACCATAAGGGTCTCTTGCAATATATATCTTTGACGTTGAATCGTTAATATTAGCATCGCAAAGAACAAACGCAAATACTCCGTCTAACATTTGCAGAGTTTGTTTCATCCCATACCTTTTATACAAGTGAATAATTACCTCGCAATCTGATTGCGTAACAGGAGTCATACCCATCAGAGAATATAACTCTTTATAATTGTAAATCTCGCCATTGCAAATAAGAGCCACATCGCCAATTATAATTGGTTGATTAGACAAGTCGTTCAAACCGTTAATAGCTAAGCGATGAAATCCCAATAAACACTGCAACGTATATGGCGTCATTTTAGAAAATTCTGGACCTCTGCCTTGACCTTTCATAAATTGGTCACTAATAAATTTTTGCTGAAACAAATTATCGTTGTTTAATAATGCAAATATTCCACACATGTAGTTTCCTTATTTATTAAGGCCATTTTTCTTTATATTGATTTTATACATTTAGAAAAGTGTAGTAACCAAAAATAAATTATATTTCAGTATATTAATGACAAGTCAAGAAGGAACAAGAGAGTGTGCATCTCAAATAACAAATTCTATTAATACGCGAATCTATGATAGAAATATTCCATCTCATATGTTGCAGCCTTATTTAAGTGTTAGACCAGTTATGACAAAATATTCTATTATGCCCATCGTTGACCCCAGAGCACCCATTAAAACGCCATTGGTTCAACAGCCAGTATATAGTACAACTGAAGTGTTTAATCCTGGAAACGCTCAAGCTCCGTGGTCTGGTTTTGCCACAAATATTAACACTGAATCTGAATTAAGAAACCAAATTTACGCGCTTCAATCGTGCAGCCAGTCTGTGTATGTTCCCAGTTCAAACAGCGACTTGTATAAATTTAATTTCAAGAACGGCAACAACGTGCAACAACCTTTTCCAGGATTATTTCAAAATGAACATTTTAATTCTTTTAACCCAAATCCTGAGAATCTTGGTCAAGGATTATTCCAAAACTGCACTAGACAGCAGCTTAAGAATTTAACGCCAAATGATATGTGTGGTCAAAATAAGAAACAAAAAAAATAAAAAATAAAAAATAAAAAATAAGAAAAGAAAAAACAACTAAACGGCTTAAAGAGGCAACGGCATTTTCTTCAAGATAGTATATATAATGACAGAAAATGTAATGACAGAAAATGTAATGACAGAAATGACATTAGAATGCTTAATGAACAAAACTCAATATGCAAAGTATATTAGTCAAAGTCAGGGAAAATCAAACAACAAAATTATAAATAAAAAAGAAAAGAAATTTTATAAAAGACGCATATTTGATTTAACAAAGCAATTATTAAATAATGAAAAACCCAAAATGATGTTTCCAGATGTTTCTTCTGCATTTGATTCATATGTCAAAGTATGTATTGAGTATTTTAAAGCTTTAGATAAAACTGACATAATTCAGTCGGATTACGATGGATTTATTGATGAATTGGGGACGGGAATCGGCGCTTTATCAGAAAGCGAACAAGCTGAACTTAATAAATTATTAATGCGTTCAATTAAAATAACAGAACCAAACGCTCTAGAAAAACTTGTAAAACGAACAACAACAAAAATATGCCAAAAAGCTCCAATTATTCCGATGCAAAAGGATATTAATTTAAAAGATCCAGTATTAAAGAATAAAGGTATTCGTAAAAAGAATAATATCAATAATAAATATGAGGAATCCTCAGAGAAAAAAGAAACCGACGAAACAGACAAGACAAAATAAACATCATAATAAAACGCAAAAGAATAAAACTTCATCAAAGAAGCAAACTACTAGAAGAAATAATTTATTTAGAGAAAAAATGATAAAACAGCTAAAAACGGTAAAATTAAGATGCAGCCCTAAAACGGCTGACAAAAAATACACTTGTTTAGAGGATGATACTTTGTATAAATTAAAAGATTTGTGGAATGCTCGTCATACAGATTCTAAAATTGAATCAAATGACGCAAAGGATATTTGGACACAGTTAAATGGAAAGCTAAGAGGTGTTTGCAATAAAGAATCGTGTTGGTTAAAACAAAAGTTTGTTGAAGGAAAATTAGACAAGGAATTGCATTCATCTTTTGCGCCAGTCTCGCCGAAAGAGTGGAGTAAAAATCCAAATGAATGGTTGTCAAGTACTGATATATTAGAGGTTATGAAACAGTATGAAATTAAATACAAGTGCTTTGATTTTATTGGCCCGTCACCGATTGATTTTGACACGCATAAACTATACGGAGAATGTGTTTGGGAAGAATTGTGTCATTTTAATATTGAAGATGAAATTAAAAATAAACGATTCAAAATAGGAATGATATTTAACTTGGATCCCCACTATAAGGGTGGTTCTCACTGGGTGTCCATGTTTGTTAATATTAAAAAAGGTGAGATATTTTTCTTTGACAGCGCGGGTGATAAGGCGCCCAAACAAGTTATGAAATTGGTGAATCGCATTATTAAACAAGGAAAGCAGTTAAAAATTCCAATTAATTTTAAATTTGATCAGAATTATCCTATTGAACATCAATATGGCGACACAGAATGTGGGATTTATTCGTTGTATTTTATTGCTCATATGTTAGAGGATCGCCATGACAGCAAATATTTTAAAACACATATATTAGACGACAAGTATATGGAACAATTCAGAAAGGTTTATTTTAATAAGGAACTGTAATAAGCGGATAAAAGTATATAAATAATACACAATTATTAGTTATATATATCAAAATTCTATGGCCAATGCGCAAGTTAACATAGATTTTATTACAACGGAAAATATTGAAATGCTTTGGGAAATAATTTTAGATGATGTTAAGGATAGACTAAAATCTCAAGAACAGGTTTCTAATGCGAGGGGTTTTTTTATAAACCAAGCGAAAACGTTTTTTGAAAGGGAGAAAATTGTGAAACAAAATTTAATGCAAATGAATAAAAAATTTATAGGGCACATAATGACAAGCTTTAAACAACAACCACAAAAAATAAACATTTCTAATAAAGAACCTACCAATTTTACTATAGAAGATTTGCACAGCGAGAGACTTACTGCGTTTGAAAAGTCCCTCCAAGAAAAGAAAAACAACTTTATGAACGCAATGTCGGTTCCTGTTCCAGAAACGCCAAATTTCAGTGATTCTGATTTGGATAAACCGATTGGAAGCGCTATGGATGAATTAATTGCGCGAACTCTGGCTCAGAGAAACTTTGAAATAGAAAATATTCATAAAAGCGCAAATAAAAATGAAGTTGAGAAATGGTTAAAACCCGCAAAAACGTCTGTTAAAAGTGAAAAAATAGAGGAAAATGAAAATTCTAAACTTAAAATGGAACAAAAACAAACGCAGTATCAATACGTTCATCAACAAACGCCAAAGCTAATACAAATTGGTCCGCCTTTGGATAAATCAGAAAAAACTGTAACGTGGGGACCAAATTCCGAATACGAATCTTCTTCTGCGGATTTCAATGGAATTAATTTGAATATTCATGAAATTGAACCAGTCAACAAAAATAAACCCATTCAGAATGACATATTTTTAAAATTGAAGACTGCAAAAGATTTGCAACCAGACGTAAAGGAAGAATTAAAAAATATACATGAACGCATAAATAACTTGGATGAAAAGCTAAGCGAAATATTATCTATTATAACTAAAATAAAAATTGGCAACTCCCAATAAAAATTTATAACTGTTTATTTTACGCTTTTTTATATTTGAATTTTTATATTTATATTTATTATATAATATGCTTCCGATATCAATTATAATTCCTAGTTACGAAGAACCAATTGAAACCTTAATAAAAACGGTAGATCAATTTATAAACTATGACAACATAGAAGTTATTATATCAGATTCGTCTTTAAAAAAAATACCAGAAAAAACAGATTTTAAGAAAGAAAACGTTTCAATTGTTTACAGTACAAAAAAAAACATATCCGCCGGTAGAAATATTGGAGCAAAACATGCGTCCAATGATATTGTTATTTTTTTAGACGCAGACGTTGTTATTGAAGACATACCAAAAACTCTAGAATATATTAATAAACACATTAATACTTGTGGATGCATTATTTTGAAAATGTCTTTACCAAAAGATGTATCAAAAAATGCGGTTGATAAGTTAAAAAACAAATTTTTTTGCAAACTTGTAAACCTTCGCATGCGCGTTTACAAATATGGGAGAGGAGAATGTATTATTACAAAAAAACAAATTTTTAACAAGGTTGGTGGGTTTGATGAAACAAAAAATGTAGCAGAGGATTCTGATTTAACAAAAAAACTTGGAGAAATAAAGTTTCCTAATTTATACTACATAGAATCAGGCAGAAGAATCCTTACTTTAGGTTGGATAAAAATGCTTAAAGAATGGAATTTAAATCATTTAAATCAAACAAGAGAATGGGAACCGATTGGGAGATGAATAAAATAAAATAAAATAAAATAAAAATTGATTAAATTTGTATAAATAATTATAAAGACAAATAATAACAACTGTGAGAATGATAATTCTAAGAGCTTCATTGATATATTTATTAATAAATACACGCGAATGGAGTGTAACTGGTTTTTGGTCACCATTTAAACATAAAAATGAAAGTCCAATAAAAATAGACAAAACAAAAGAGTTAACCGAAATAAAAGAAATAACATGGGACGATGGAGAAGTGGCGTGGGAAAATATGCAAGAATATCACGATATAAATCAAACATACATTGTTAAAAAAAGACCATTAATAAAATTACTCCCTGTATATAAATCTACACCTCTTTATGAAGCAATTGAAATGGATCAAACAAAAATAGCGTCAATATCTGCATTTGTTAGAACAACTTACAAGGAGACATTTAATATAAACACCATTATATCAGAATTGGATAGCAAAATTTCAAACCATTACTTGATTATTCCTACAGAATTTGTTATAATATCCATGTTAACAGGTTTGGCAATTGCTTACAATAAAACAAACGAAACTGAAAAAGACAGACTAGAAAAATTGTATATATTAACTGAACTTGAAGATTATCACATAAAATATGCAAAAATGAAAAGAATAAGCATGGCTATAATTATTGTTTTATCATGTTTAACAACAAAAAATGTTTTACCTGTTGGATAAATTATTGAGCATTTTAGTTTCAATTTATGAAATGAAACTAAAAATAATAAGCAATCTATAAAAAAATTAAATCTTTCTAATAACAACGCCTGCGGGAGTTTGTTCTGCTGTGGCAATTAAAATTGGGTCCACTTGGGCATTCTCCAACGCTCTGTGATAGCTATCCCAGTCATATAAATTTCCACGAGTTTTATCTATTTTACGATAAATATATTTTTTTCCACGGAACTCGTATGGTTTTCCGCGCCATTCAATTTGTTTTTTATTTATTTTTGACACAGTGTCCGGTTCTTCCTTTTTATAACTAGGAACATATGAAAATGCACTAGAAGACGGTTCACCAAATTGCAAGCAATTTAGTTGCTCCTTTGAACCGCGCTTTGAATATACAGCACAATCAATAGACGCCTCTTTTATGGCAGTTATTATCTTAGAGCTCACATCCTCTTTTATAGTTGAAATTTCAAACAAGGCTTCATCACTAGTTAATGGTATCTGTTCCTCTTTATCTTCTTTTCCCTCTACTTGAATCTTATACGCTCGTTTGCTCTTATCCATTCTTTTCAACTCTATGGATTCGCCGCTATCAATTTGCTTTTTTGTAAACGTCATCAAATATAAAAACACTTCTACAGTTTGAAGTGCGTCAGGTAAATTTTTATGACTGCAAATGCGACGTGCTCTGCCTACAACTTGGTCAACACGAGTAGGATGCCAATATGGTTCCATAATATGCACGTAGCGCGTGCTTCTCAAGTTAATACCTTCTGAACCAGACGCAGTAATCATTAAAACTTTAATAATTTCACCCATGTGATTATTGTGAGCAATCTCTTTTAGCTCGGCTGTAATGGGCGATTTTACGTCCCAGTCGCTATTATAAATATTACGAATAATTTCTTTTTCCTCAGCTGACTCCGTTCCAGTATATAAAGCAAACATTGGTTTTCCTCTGTCTTCTTCGCTAATGTCAAAATTCCAAACGCCGCCTGCATCCTTTTTGATTTTAAACTGAGCAAAACCATTGGCTTCTAGAACCATTTTAAAGATTCCAATGCCTTCAAGAGTTCTAAACTGACTGTAAACCAAATGTAAACCACGATGCTCAGGATCTTGAATATTCTCTAGTATGTTCAAATATTTTGGACTGTATTTTTGTAGTCCTTCTGGTGATAACACCGTGTCTTCATGTTCTTTTAAAAATTCAATCGCGCGTTTAATGCGTACCGGATAAGTTGCGTCGGCCAAATTTTCAATTGCTTCATCGCCTTCAATTTCGCCATCCCATGCATCTCCCTCCAAATCATTAGTTCCTTTCTTGGAAGTTTCTTTTAAAGCTTCTTCATAGACATTTTCCATTTGAGTGGCCTCTTCGCGTTCTTCTTTTGGAAGAGGGCGCCCCGGAGGTTTTGGCATAACAAAGTTACAGTATAAACGAGAGAAAATACGGTATGTTGAAGTGGGATCTTTATAAATTCCATTTTCATCCATCGCTCCTTTCTTTTTCTTAGAATTTTTTTCTTGTTTTCTTTCTTGAGCGCGAGCTGCTTCATAAACAGTGAATTGATAATCGCTCATTGGTATTTTAATAACATGAAAATCTGTCAGCTTCTCATATCTAGGCATGAGTGATTCTTGAGCACTTCTGAAATAAGACGTTAAACCAATAATGCGACGCTTGAACAATTCCATATTTTTTGTTTCTCCAGAATCGGCTTTAATAAACATATCAACAAAATCGTCAAATTTATCCGGAAGAGCTTTTTGGTAATTAATTTTAATTCCTGCAGTATTTGCGCTGACTCCAGCGTTTTCCAAAATACTAATAACTCTGCGTTCAAAATCGGCGTCGCTAATAGTTCCACGTTCTTCAATGTGCACCTTTCCTTTATCGTCTTTATACTCCTTCTTTTTGTTAGTAACTCCTTGATAACCAGTATCTTCTTTTACTTTATTTTCAAATCCAAAAGGATTTCTTGTAATGGTCAACACTTTATCTTTGGAATAGTCCAAATAATCTAATACTTTTTCTCTCGCGAATATTTCCTGTAACTTCTCTTTACCAACAGATTGTCCTGAACGAACGTCAAGTGGAATCTCCCAAGTCTTTATGTAGCCGCGCAAGATATTGAAAAGTATTCCAATTTCATTTGGATAGTTAATAATTGGCGTTCCAGATAACAAAACAACTCTTGCATTTTTAGCGCTTAACAATAACTCGTATAAAATGAGTGCCAATGAGTAAGGAACTCGTTCTTTTTTGCCAGTTCTATCTATAGGAATTTCCTTTTCCTTTGCAATCTTATTTACAATTCTACTAATAAAGTTGTGTGCTTCATCAATGATAATAACCGAGTCGTCAAATATATTTGTTTCAAAATTGTTTGTCATGTCTTTTAATTTGTCTCGGCGCAAACCATTGTAATTAATAAACTTGTATTTATACTGAATCATTTCATCAAGTTGATCGTCTAAACTTTTAATTTCTGCTGGTTCCAAAGAGTCATAGTTGCTGGGTTTTGTAGTATTTATTAACCACGCTCCCTTTTTTCGGTTAATATATTCAACCGACAAGTTGAGCACACTTGATAATGTGTCAATGGCTTCAGGATGGTCTCTCGTTGAAATCCACTGCCAAAATTGATTCTTCTTATAAATTGGCTCGCCGTAACGTTTAATTTCTTCTATATAATTCCTTCTTAAAGACGCAGGGGTCATTACAATAACTTTTTTATTACTCTTGAACCCCTCTGCAATGGCTATTGAACTATTCGTTTTGCCGCTACCCAATCCATGAAATAGCAAAAGCCCACGATAAGGTGTATATAAATTCAAGTAATCTCTAACTAATTTTTGGTGAGTCAAGAGAGAAAAATCGCCAGCAGAACTTTGGCCAATATTATCACAGGATATGTCAGAGGTTTCGTCCATCACTTCATCGCGATATGTGCTAAACATGGAGTTAATAAAGTTAACAAATTTCTCCCTATTATTCATAAAATAACTGGAAACCTTAATGTTCACGTGAGGTTTTTTGGGAGGCAGACGAGATATGGTTTCAACTTTGTCAATATCAACCCACTCTTCAGGGGGCACAAGAATAACTCCTTTTGTAGGGCGCTTGGTGCGACGTTTTTTTGGTCCTGGTTCAGTTTCTACAAGTTCTTCCTTTGCTTCGCCTTGGAATTCTTTTTTCTCTCCTTCTTCTTTTTCTTCTCCTTCCTTGTCTTGAACAATTGGAACACCCTCTTCTTGCAACTGAAATAAGATCTTTTTAGCAATTTTTTTCGCCTTTTTCTTTTGAGGTTCTTCTTTTTCTTGCTCTTCCTGAAGAGAGCTTAGCTTCACATTTGGTTTTACAACGGTTTTATTTAATTTGCGTTCTTGTAATTTGGTAAACAGCGTTTCTCTGTTAAAACCAGTGTCAGTTCCGCGCTCATCAATAATAGTTACCTTGCTTAATTCAACTTTTTCTGGAGAAGTTGGAACAGGAACAACAACGGCAATTTTTTCATGCTCTTCCACAACTGGTTTTATTCTTAATTTTACTTTTAATGATTCTAAAGGATTCATTGCTTATATAAAGTAAATATATAAAACTTTATGCAGAATAAGCGTTAATTTTTTCCAGTGCTTCACTGCAAGCAATTTGTTCTGCCTTTCGCTTGATTTTATGTTGCCCTTCACCTAGAAAAATTAAAACCTTTCCTAGTTTGACAATCCATTCTTGAATTTCTTTAAACGTTTTTACGTGGTCAAGGTGAGTTGCATTGTGTATGCTTACGGCGTGTATAGGCTGACCAATGCACAAATATACACCCATCTTGTAGCCATTTTCAACATCGTGATCAATCTCTAAATAATGCGGAGTCACCTTGAATTCCTTTTGAATTTTGACTTGTAGTATATTTTTATAGTTGTCGTCATTTTGAATAAGTGCAATCCAATCTATGTGCTTTTCAAAAATGTTTTCTACAAACTTTTGCGCAATTTGAAAACCAGGTCCAGTAACAAAAACGTCTTGAAACCACCCTTCTTCATCCTTTACTGAAATTTTATTGAAATCTAGAAACAAAGCACCTAAAAACGACTCAAAAAGACAACCGAGTTTCTTTAAATTAGTTCTAATTTTCTTTTCCTCTGCATGTTTTGACAAAATTAGCCATTTATTTAGATGCATTTCCATGGCAATTTTTCCAATGGCCTCGTTTTTTACAATAGCAATTTTCTTTTCAGTCATAAATCCTTCATTTTCTTTAGGAAATCTTCTATACAAATAATATTTTGTAATAAGCTCAAGAACACCATCACCCAAAAATTCTAGCCGTTCATTGGACTTTGTTTTCAATGTCATGCAGTCAGATGGGCGCTCAACAATAGTAATATTCTGTGCTAGATTTTCCAAATGAGGGCGTTTGGTGTACGATCGGTGAACAAATGCTCTTTTATACAATTCAACATTGTTTACCATTCCGGGAACGCCATATTTAGTGAGAATAGATTGAACGTCATTCAATGTAATCTCCACATTTAGGGGATTATATGGGTTAAAAATTAGCCCATCTTCTCCACTTACAATATCATCATCATGAAGAATGTTCTTTTCAACGGTTTTGTCTTCCATAATTGATAAATGTTGCGATATATTTAAACCATTTAGATAAATATTATTTTTCCCCGATCAAATAAAAAAATAAAATATTTAGGGTATATATAAATGGTAGGAATGCAAACACAGTTTCGCCCACAAGCTCAAACTACAGCCGCCAGAACGTGTGAAAGTGGCGGTTCATGCGGTGGTAACAAAAAAGCCGGTTTATGGACAGGTTCACCTTATATGAGCGTTTTTAACATCGGTAACCATTACACTTACAGAATCCCTCAAACGCAGCCCACGTTATTATTCTCGTTAACCAACACAACGAGAAACCCCGTGCAATACAAAAGAAATGGGTATTACACCAATCCTATGATGTAATAAAAATATATATTGTAATAAAATCATTTAATAACTTAACGCTTTAGTTATTAAATGATTATTAAGATTGATAATCGCGAACACGAGCTGCTGCGTTTATGCAAACATTTTATAGAGACTGGTCCCATTTACAAAGAATTGGAAATTGTAGTTGAAGCACTTCCTCTTGGCGATGTCATCTTATGCAAAGATGGTTCGGAGAATATTATTATTGAGAGAAAAAGTTTAGGAGATTTATCATCTAGCATAAAAGATGGGCGTTATGAAGAGCAAAGTTATAGATTAAATGGTCTTCCTCATCACAACCATAATATTATGTATTTAATTGAGGGAGATCTCACGAGAAGTAGCGCTAACTCGTTTAATTCATTTAAAGACCGTGTAGATAAAACTACTTTATATTCTGCCATGTTTTCGCTCAACTATTACAAGGGCTTTTCGGTTTTGAGAAGCATGAATACAGAAGAGTCGGCATTAATGATTTGCAATATGGCTTATAAATTGAATAAATCCGACGATAAACAAGGATATTATTCAAATGCAAATACCAATGCTTTTTCTCTCGCAAATGAAGAACAACCGGAGAAAGACGACTCTTATTGCAATGTTATTAAAAAGGTGAAGAAGGAGAATATTACTCCTGAAAATATTGGCGAAATTATGTTGTGTCAAATTCCGGGAATTAGCTCTACAAGTGCGATTGCGGTTATGAAGGAATTTAAAACTATTCAAAATTTACTTGCAAAAATTAACGAATCGGAAACTTGTTTAAAAGACATTAGCTACACAAATGCCAAGGGACAATCACGCAGAATTAATAAAACTGTGATTGCCAATATTATAAAATTTTTAAAGGGTTGAATTGGGGAAAATATTAAGGAAAAGAATAAAATTAAGGAAGGTTTTAATTTAAGAATTATTTAAAAATTTTTTTCTTTGAATAATATGTGTGCGACCCATTTATCTTTTAGTAAAAATAAATGGGCCGAAAAGGGTAGCTCAATGGGATAGAGCAGCAGAGTTGTATCTGATGGTTGGGGGTTCGAGACCCTCCCGGGAGTAAGCCGACAAATCTCATTTATCTTTTTTTGAAAGATAAGTGGGATTCTTTGCATGAAAGACGTGATATATTTAATAAAATAAATATACTATAATATAGTATATTTATTATATAAATGAACGAAGATTTGATAAAACTTATAGGAATTGTTGTCATCATCGGATTTTTAGTATATTTAGCGGCAAAATCTATGAGATTGCACATGAATGTTATGGAAGGTTTAACAAATCCAACCAGTTCATCAAACGCAAACGGAGTCGGTGCGTCTGCTTCAAATTATGCAACAACATTAAAAAATCAAGTAACTCAATTGCACAACGACACTTTGCTTTTAAACAACAAAGATTATGTCAAAGAGTATGGAAACATTATTCTCTCAATGGACGATTACATTAATGCTCTTATGTTAAAAACGGTGTTAAATATGGACGTTACTGCCGATAATGCTGATAAAAATATTAGTGCAATGAAGACGTTGAATGAATTGAATACTGCCAAAGCGTCTTTAAACAGCGTTTTGAAATATGTTGATTCTAGTTAAAAATAAAATTAAAGATCGTTGATTTTACCAATTTCCGTAGAAAAATAGTTACTAAAATGTCTGCAATTATGAGAATAAATATTAAATGATGTGTCCCATTTTTCTACAATATTATTAACTCGTTTATCTCCAAATTTTGTCAAGCATTTTTTGTAATCTGGATTTTCCATTGCGAGTTTATGCCAATCTTCTATAAAGTTTTCTTCGGTAGATTTTTTAATATGAATTACACGGACAATTCCGGGTAACTTGTATCCAAAAAACATCTTAATATATCCAATCGCACCAGGTTTTTGTTTTGGAGTATAATCAAATACATAAATATTGGCAAAGTCATTGCATTTCTTTGTTTCTTTTTTAACAGTTACACTATTGTGAAGTTTTAAATCAGGCAAAAAAGAAACAACGGCTGAACTAAACACCTTTGTACGATATGACTGTGAAAAAAATGAAAGAAAATTAAAAAAGCATAATGTAATTAACGAGAAATTTATCATTAATTATATTTTATATTATGAAAAGCAAATAATAAAAGAAAAATATCTTATTAAGCAATGGATATGCTAACTTCGTTACCGGCATAATATCCAGTATCAACGAGATGTTGAGTATAATCTTGACCACCCCAATTAGCGTCCATGGGATCGGGGCTAAATAATAAATTCTCTTGTTCGGCGTTCATTTGATCAAGTGGTGTAGTTTTGCCTTGGTAAAAATCTGTTTGGTCGTAAGCGGGGTAAGAATTTTTATTATACGGCATATCGTTGCGCGTCGCATCAATCAATAATGTAGGATTTGGTGGCCTTGGAATGGTTGGAGGCAAACCGCCTTGCAAATCAGTTGGACTGGGGCGAATTTTATATACAGAACTTCCTTGCGCGTCAAACGTGCTTTGTAAATATAAAACTGGGCAACGAATTCCTTGGCTGCGCTGCCAATCCATAAACTCTACATAATCTTCTAAATTTTCAAACTCAACTGGATTTACGCCAGGGACTTGTGCAACTTTAGAGTTGTATAAAAAATAGCTGCTGCCTTTTTGAACTAAAATATCAGGACATCTAGAATTGCTAATATTGGTTAAACCTTCCATAAATTTAGATGGTCTTGTAGCTACACAATAATAGATTCCTGCTAAAAAACTAACAATAATTAATATGTATAACGGAGTATTCATTATATATATATTAGAATGCGATAAAATTAAATAAATAAAAATACTGAAACTTTTATTTTCTGTTTTTATTTTATAATGCAGTTTAAAAAACCATTCATATACATAGATCCGTTGCTGTCAAACCATGAAAATTTAGTAGGAGATTTTAATAATGACGTTAAATCCGGAAAGCATGTATTTTTGTTCTTGTTTATGGACGGATGTGGACCATGCAATGATACTAAGCCAAAATGGAACAACATTAAAAAGTATTTGAAAAAGGAACACTTACATAAGAACGATGTGATAATAGCTCAAATAAATCAAAAACTTTTTAGTGGTTTAAATGGAGTTGGTTCAGAGCCAATGGGATATCCTTGTTTGCGTTATGTTAAATCGCCAACTGTAGAAGAATATGAGGATTCTAGTATTCCTGAAAAAGATAGAAGTTCTGAATCATTTGCTGCGTGGGTTGAATCAAAATTGAAAGAAGGAAAACACAAAAGTAATAAACAAAAAGGTGGTGTTAAAAGGACAACAAAACGCAGAGGTGGAAAATGGTCATTAAAATATAAAAAAAGCATCAACTGTAGAAGACCCAAGGGTTTTTCTCAACGACAACACTGCAAATACGGGAGAAAAACAAAAAAGCATCATTAATTAAAATTATCTTGAGAATAACCTATTATAGCGCAGGCAATTCTTTTTCCGGCATTCCCATTTTTTAGACTAGCTTCATCCCCACCTAACCCACAATCGTCTTCGTCTGCATGAATAATTAATCCTCTTCCTATAATATTTGCCTTTGAACCGCGCAATTTAATAAAATCATCCGACATTTTATATTTGGCGCATCCAGTTGAATCTGTTTGCAAATTACCTAAATCTCCAACGTGTCGCTCTTTTACACCAGGACAACCATGATTCTTTCCATATGGATTAAAGTGTGCACACATACTTTCACAATGATTTGTTAAATCTCCTGATTCGTGAACATGGAATCCATGCAACGCATTTTTCTTAAGACCTACAATGTTAATGTCAAGGTTCACGTTTCCATTTTTTAAATCCTCTGTAAAAACAACAGTTCCTTTTATTTTTTTCCCATCAAAAACAGCAATTGCTTTAATTGGCTTATCTTTATTCATTTATATATTTTTATATAAATTAATATTTATTTTATTCCGCAATCTAACGTTTCTTTGTAAATGCTCTTCTTTTATTTGTTCTTTGGGTCTTTCTTCTTCTAGTTTTTCTGGTTCTTCTATTTTTTCTGCCGCCTTTTTTTCCTTTTGCCAACGGCATCATTCTGGGAACTTTATGAGCGAATGGTGGTCCAGGATTTATAATTCTACACAATTCCACGTTGCTTGGCGTGCTATTTTCTGGAGCGCATATATCCACACTGTATTGAGGCGCCGTTTCCATATAAACTCGCAAACAACCAGCAACGTCAACAAGAGCGCTGTGCGTGCGACCATTTATTTGCTGACCAAATAAAGCGATGTGGCCTTCTTCTAGATTAGGATTCTTTGGAGAGTAAGCCTTTGCGTAATATTCTTTTCTTTTTACGTCATACATTTTTCCATCTTCTGCCGCAACTTTATCAATAACAACGTTTTTCTCAGCATCTCTCACGTATTTATATGGCCACACTCTAGCCTGAGCCTTTGCTAAATATTGAGTGTCAACAACTTCAGGCGCAGATTCTGTGTCAAGACCTCTTAATTTTCGGTAAGCGTCGCGATACATTTCCTTTTTTGCTTCACTTATTTCTGCGTCACCAATTAAGCGCAATAATTCGGCGCATACAACATTTACATCATAAGGAGTATTGTGAGCTACAAGTGCACTGGTTCTGTTATAAGCCGCAATAAATTGGTCCATAGCAACATCAATGGGTCGTCCTTCTGTGCGAGATCTCTCATCGGTTACCCCATGAACATCAACAGATCCTTGTGGAATAGGGTATTGACTTTCTTTAAGCCTAACTATATCATTGCCTTCTTCACTTTGTGCAACAATTTGCATAGTTACAGGATTATATAAAATAAACGCTAGTTGAACAATAATAGGCCAATTATTTAAATTGGATGCCTCGGTGACACTGTTTTCGCCTCCTGTGCCAAGACCTGTTGTTTCTGTGTCAAATACTAATATGAGTGGTTCACTTGCCATAATGCTTATATAATAAAGTTATATTATTTTTTGTTATTTTGTTATTTTGTTATTTTGTTATTTTTTCATTAAAAATTGAACTTAAAAATTTCGCGATATGTTGTTGCACAAGTAACTAAACAAGATGGAACATGTTTTCAGACTTTACGATTTTAACGTTTATAATAAAAAAGGAGAAACCAAAGAGGAATCTGGAAGTGATGAGGATTCTGCTGCTAAATCTGACACAAACAATTTTGTTATTCAAATGTTTGGAATTAACGAAAAAGGCGATTCTTGCTCAATCCTCGCTGAAAATTTCAAACCGTTCTTTTATGTGAAAGTAAGTGACAAGTGGACGCAATTCACAAAGTCGTCGTTCTTGGAACACATAACCAAAAAACTAGGCAAATATTATGAAAAATCTATTAGTGATTGTAAGATTATTAAACGAAAGAAGCTTTATGGTTTTGACTGTGGAAAGGAGCACAAGTTTATCATGTTCCAATTCACCAATTTGCAAGCGTTTAATAAGGCCAAGAATTTGTGGTATAATGCAGATCGTAAACTTCTTGAATCCGGTTTGATTTACGCCAACACACCAACTTATTTGTATGAGGCAAATATCCCACCTTTGTTGCGTTTCTTTCACATCAAAGAGATTAGCCCTTCTGGCTGGGTTGCTCTTCCAAAAAAGAAAACCGTTGAAGTGAAAACGAACAAAGAAACTACGTGTAAATATGAGTTTACGATTGACTATAAAAATATTTTGCCATTGAATGAAAAGGAGACTCCGGTTCCTTATAAGATCTGTAGTTTTGATATTGAGGCCAGTAGTAGTCATGGCGATTTTCCTATCCCCGTTAAATTTTACAAAAAGTTGTCTACAAATATCATTGAACACTTTGAAAAGTTTTCAGATTTAACACCTGAAATATGCGAAATTGACTTAAGGCGCATAGTTAGAAGGGCATTTGGTTTTAATACAGAAGACAAGGCGATGAACTTGATAGATCTTGTGTTTCCCAAAAAGAAACATGTGCCAAACTCGGAGAATGACGTCATGGAAATAATTAATTCTTGGCTGAAAACTCCTTTAGAAAAGAAAACAAACGATGTTCTCAGCAATCAATTGAAGATTGAGTCAATGTTTGAAAATATAAATAATGACGAGGAAGAAGATGCCGCTGCATCATTTCCAACAAAAGGCAAGACCAAAAAATCTGAATCTAAAAAACATATGGTGGCAGACGTTCTGTGCGATAAAACGCTAACAAGAGAAGAGAAACTCAATCAAATAAACGCGTCTTTGTCGGATAGAAATTCTCGTATGCATCCGTTTCCAGAATTGGAGGGCGACAAGGTGACGTTTATTGGTTCAACGTTTCTAAGAGCTGGCGAAAAGGAACCTTACTTGAATCATTGCATTGTTCTTAACACGTGTGGAAAGGTTCCTGTTGATAATTGTGAAATTGAATCCTATAAAACAGAAAGAGAAGTTTTGCTAGCATGGACGCGGCTAATTCAACGAGAAGATCCAGACATTGTCATTGGATATAATATATTTGGGTTTGATTATGCATTCATGTTTAATCGCGCGCAAGAAAATGGTTGTGTCCGAGAATTCTTAAGGCTGTCTAAAAATAAAAACGAGATTTGTGGCGAGGACCCATTTAATCCAAACACTTATAAGTTGGAGGAAACAAGTCTTAAGATTGCTAGCGGTCAGCATGATTTACAATATATTAAGATGAATGGTCGCGTTCAGATTGATTTATACAACTACTTTCGACGAGAAGAGAATTTGACATCTTACAAATTGGATTATGTTGCTGGTCATTTTATCGGCGATTATGTGAAATCACTTGAATCCTCGGTTACAAAAACGACTACAGTCTATAGTGGAAATCTAACTGGTTTATTGGTTGGAAGTTATGTTCATTTTGAAGAGATTGGACATTCGGTTGACTATTATAGCGATGGTGCCAAATTTTCAGTTGTATCCGTAAATAAGGCAGAAAAAACATTTATTGTGTCGGGAATAATTTCGCCAGACATGACCAAAAAAGTGAGATGGTGTTTGGCAAAGGACGACGTTACGCCAAAAGACATCTTCAGAATGACAAATGGTACAGATGATGACCGAGCGGTTATCGCGAAATACTGTATACAGGATTGTAACCTAGTTCATTATTTGTTAAATAAGTCTGACGTGTTAACCGGATTTGTTGAGATGGCTAAGATTTGTAGTGTTCCTATTAGCTTTCTGGTCCTAAGAGGTCAAGGAATTAAACTGACAAGTTATGTTGCAAAGAAATGCAGAGAAAAGCGAACATTGATGCCCGTGCTTGAAAAGTTGGACAGCGATGATGGGTACGAGGGGGCAATTGTGCTTGACCCAAAGTGCGACTTGTATCTGGACAATCCGGTTGCTTGCGTGGATTATGCTTCGCTGTATCCATCCTCAATGATTAGCGAAAATTTGTCACACGATAGCAAGGTTTGGACTAAGGAGTATAATTTGAAGAATGAGTTAACCACAACAACTGGAGAAACAGACGATAAAGGAAACTTCCTTTACGACAATTTGCCAAACCATGAATATGTTGACATTACATATGACACGTTCAAGTATGTGCGAAAGACGCCTTCGGCTGCAGCGGAAAAAATCAAGTCAGGATATAAGATTTGCCGATTTGCTCAGTTCCCTGATAATGCTAGAGCAATTATGCCTGCTATTTTGGAAGAGCTCCTTCTTGCAAGAAAGACTACCAGGAAGTTGATTCCACAACAAACGGATGACTTTATGAAAAATGTCTTTGATAAGAGACAAATTGCATACAAGTTAACTGCAAATTCTCTTTACGGACAATGTGGTGCAAGAACAAGCACATTCTATGAGAAAGATATTGCAGCGTCAACGACTGCCACTGGTCGTTTGTTGCTAACGTATGCAAAAAAGATTATTGAGAATACCTATGGAAACCGAATTTGTGATACGTCTAAATTTGGAAAAGTCTTAACAAAAGCTGAATACATATATGGAGATACGGACTCGATATTCTTCACATTTAATCTGCAGACACCAGAAGGCGTTCCAATCCGCGGTAAAGATGCTCTGGAAATTACGATTGAATTAGCGCAAGAAGCAGGGCATTTAGCGTCTAGTTTCTTGAAAAATCCACACGATCTTGAATACGAGAAAACATTTATGCCGTTTTGCCTGCTTTCCAAGAAGCGTTATGTGGGAATGCTTTATGAACACGACCCTGATAAGTGTAAGCGTAAGGAAATGGGAATTGTTCTTAAGCGCAGAGATAATGCACCAATTGTAAAGGATATTTATGGAGGAATTATTGACATCTTGATGAAACAAAAAGATATTAAACAAGCAACCGAGTTCTTGAAGTCATGTCTGAAAAACATTGTAGAGGAGAATTATCCGATGGATAAATTGGTAATTACCAAATCTCTGAGGTCTGGTTACAAAAACCCGAAGCAAATTGCTCACAAGGTCTTAGCGGATAGAATTACGGCTAGAGATCCAGGAAATAAGCCAAGTTCAGGAGACAGAATTCCGTTTGTCTACGTCCATCATCCAAATAAAAAGGCGCTTCAAGGCGATAAAATTGAGACTCCGGCTTATATCAAGGAAAACAATTTGAAGATTGACTATTCGTTTTATATTACAAATCAAATTATGAAGCCGGTGCAGCAGGTGTTTGCGCTAGTCCTAGAGAAAATGTGGGAGATGCAGAATAAAAAATCAAAGATTGCAAAATTCAGAAGGGACGTTGAGACTTTGCAAAGGACAACGGATCCAGAAAAATTTGAAGACAAGTTGGAGTCAATGAAGAATAAAGAGGTAAAAGCGTTGTTATTTGACGAGTTTCTGAGGGAAACAAATAATCAAAAAGAAGGAAATCAGTCGCTTATGAAGTTCTTTAAGTAGGTTAGAAATATATTAATTTAGGTAAATCACATTGAAACTAATATAAACATCGCTTAACAATATTAACTAGTATGAATAACTTAACGCAATTATCGTGTCACGTTTTACCTTTTATAGCTATTTCTGGGTATTTTTGTTATCCAAAAGAATTAAAAATTAATCAATCATTGTTGCATTTTTTATCTGTGGCGCATAATGGGGTTTTGATTTTGTTCAGTGGTTGGACGTTCTTGTCGTTATCGCAGATTTTGTATAATGATGGAATTGTATTTCAATCAAATTATTATTTTCAGAATCCCACATTTGCCGCGGTAATTTATTATTTTTACTTATCCAAATACTATGAGTTTTTTGACACATTTTTACTTTATTTAAACGGCAAAACACCCATTTTTCTTCAAAAATATCATCATATAGGAGCCGTTTTAAGTTGGCATTTGATGTATTCATATAAAGTTGAAATGGTGTGGATGGCGACATTGTTAAACTCGTTTGTTCACACAATTATGTATTCTTATTATTTGGGTTGTCTGTTAAAAATTAACCAGGTTCGTTTTATTAGGAAATATATAACAACTTTGCAGTTGTGCCAGTTTTTTTTGTTATACTCAAACTTTTATTTTTACAGACCACCAATAGAATCGTGGTTTAATTATTACATTGTCATATTTTTTGCATCTTATGGTGTGGGTATAATTGGTTTATTTGGAAAGTTTTATTATGATAATTATCTTAGAAATAAAATAAAATAAAATAAAATATGAGTAAAGTATTTAAGTAGGTTAGAAATAATATGTTTTAGTTTTATCTCTTGGTATATAAAATAAACTTCTAATATATAATGGAAATTCAAATACCAGATTGGGTCACTGTTGTAAATTATAGAACCATGAATAATGAAAAAAAAGCGCTAGCGGTTGATGGAAATAAAGTATTTCAATATGAATGGATGAAAGAAGAGGTGAACGAATTTTATGAAGCAATATATTTGCAAGACATTAAGGAGACGCGCGATGAGGCGATTGGTTTGGTGCGCACTTTTCAGCAATTTAATGGTTCAAAACGAGTTGTTGCTTTATGGAAAAAAGTAAGACGCGACGTGCTTCTTGTTTTTCCTACGCGAAAAATATTTTTAGAAGAGTTTGCAAAATGGCATAAAAAGAAACTTCAGAAAAATCAAGCTATAGGCGTTATTCCTGAAGATCTAATTAAAATAGCCAAACTGAAATGGTAAGTTTGATATTTTGCGTACTGGGCAAACAATTAAATAAAAAATTGATCAAAAGATTTAAAAACAATTTGGTATTATTATAACAATGATGCAAGGGATTATTAATAAGAAAAACGCTCTCAAGGATTTAACAGACGAACAGTTTGAGGTCTTGCTACCAACTTTAGCAACCGAATTGGAGGCTCATGGCATTCTATGCGAAACCTATACAGATGAGGAAATTGTTAAAGATTGGCAAACTCTTTGCAAGAAACCATTGAATGATGATGTTACAAACATTTCAGCTACAAATGTTGTTGGTATGAAGATTATGAAAAAATATATGAAGCATTTTCACGAAGTGACGAATTATAAGGGTGTATCCGTTTCTTCTTTGTGGAAGAAGGCGCACTTGGAAAAAGCTTTGCGATTCAACCGCAAGAATCATTCTACTCCATATGCGTCTGAAATTGTCAGATCATTATCTTTTACAAATGGACTTGGAAAGGTTACCATGTATCGTCCGCTTATAGCGCGCAATATTGTATCATATTTCAAGGCAAAGAGTGTTCTGGACGTGTGTGCTGGTTGGGGTGGAAGAATGTTGGGAACAAAGAGTATTAGCCAATACGTTTCTTATACTGGAATTGAGCCTTGTGAAAAGACTTTTAAGCACTTGTGCACAATGTGCAACGATTTGGAGATTGATAATATCATGCTTGTCAATGAACCGGCTGAAAAGTTCTTAAACGAGCTTCCTGCAAGCATGAAGTTTGACGTAGCCTTGACAAGCCCACCTTATTACAATTTGGAACTTTATTCAGACGAGGACACTCAATCAACAAATAATTATCCCAATTATAAGACGTGGGTTGAAAAATTCTTAGAGCCGGTCATTAAGAATGTTTTGAATCGTGTCACTTACAGTTGCTGGAGTGTAAAGAATTTTAAGACGGACAAAAAGTATGATTTGTTGGCGGATGTTACGCGAATTCACGAGGAGAATGGTTGGAAAATGATGGACGTAAAATTCACCATGTCAAATAGCAAGCGACCTGGTGCATCTGGATCTTCAGAAACAAATGAAGCATCTGGTCCAAAGAAGACAGAGGAAGTAACGTATGTGTTTATCAAGGCATAAAAAATAAAAACAAAATAGATAAAATAATATAAATTTTCATTAAAAGTTATATTATTTTTAATTCAAACTATCATAAAATTCTCTGACTTTTTTATTGATGAGAATCTTGGAGGCATCAAAGGAAGTCAGATATAATCCTTCCAAACTTTTTACTCGTGACAAAGCTACATATGTTTGTCCGCATTCAAACACCCCACTACCAACATCTATTTCCGCAGCATCCATTGTCGCGCCTTGCGATTTGTGAATAGTAATCGCCCAAGCTAATATAAGAGGAATCTGAGAAACTCCAATCCCTGGAATATTTTCACTTTCCCACAAATGATAGTTCATTGTCATTTCATGTCCATTTCTATACTTAACAACTGGCAATCCTTGCTCCGTAAATTTAGTAACAATCCCTTGACTGCCATTGCAGATCATTTCTCCAGTTGGCATTTCTATATTTACTACACACATTACTTGAGCACCAACCTTTAATTTTATAATATCATTGCAAAGAATGCTATTGTGAATGTTCAACAATTCAACATCTATTTGTTCTGATGTTATTTTTGGCAAAGGAATTTTATCTTTTCCAACAGATGGAATAGTTTTTGAATATTTCAACTTAAACTCGTATTCAGACGCGTGAAGTTCTGCCATTTTTCTTTCATTAATAGCATCAACTCTGCTTCTAATAGGAAACAGTTTTGTGGGTTGAATTAATGATCCCTCTTCAATTTGTCTGCCAACAAGACTCAACAAAAGTTCGTTGCTACTCTTTTTCAATCTACCTTCGCGAATCTGATTTAATATTTTTGTATAAACTTCGTCGGTTTGTCTGAATATTTTTGCAAGTTTTACAATATTTTCCTTTTCAAACGTTTCTTTCCAGAGCGAACTTTCAAAACAATATCGCATTGTTTCTGGATCTTCTTTATTTCCAACAGGAGGAAGCTGATAAAAGTCTCCCAAAAAGATTATTTGTATTCCTCCAAATGGTCTTCCATTCTGGCGCGTCACCTTTCCAATAGCATCCAACATCTCAAATATTTTTTGAGACATCATGCTAACTTCATCTATAACCAATATATCAACGCTCTTCCACGATTTTACTTTATATTTATTAAGTGTTACCCTTTTAACATGCATTCCAATAGTTCCATTTCCTAGTCCAATTCCAGACCATGAATGTATAGTTTTTGCTTTACATCCAATCAAAACGGCGGCGCAACCAGTAAGCGCGCAGATTTGAATATTTAAGTTTTTGCGTTTTGCGTCCAAATGTAGTTGTTTTATAAGGGTTGATTTTCCAGTCCCTCCTGGTCCGGTAATAAATATATTCTGTCGCTGAATATATTTATCAAATGCTATTTTTTGTTCTTGAGACAAATTCATTAAACTACTAATTAACGTGTAATTTGGTTATTTAAAGTTCAATTTTATTTTTAATTAATGTTGTTTATATTTTCTAAAATTTTAACTATTTTTAATTCTTTCAACTTTCTAACATCACTAACAATTTTATACAATCTGTATTTTTGTAAATCTCTTGATTGAGTGTTATTTTTATAATAATTAATATGATTCTTAACAATATTATATGATTTTAATAAATTGTAATCTATCATATTATAACTAAAAAACCATTGTTTAGAACATTGGTTTCTAAAATAATCATTATTTTTAGCAAGTTCATAATAAAACCAATAAACTGCGTGATAATCTTTTCTAAATCCAGTTTTAATGCGGTCAATTACGGACGGTTTAAAATAAGTTTCGTCATAAAAATATACATTTTCAAATTTTTTTTTTAAAAGTTCAATAAAATGACTATCTTTTGGCGAAGCAATAAAAAAATTTTCCCACATATGAAATCCATAGTTAATGAATTTTAATTTTTTTATTGAAAAAAAAACGTCTAATTCGGAATCTTTATTGAATGAATCGTGGACAAATTCAAAATTTTTATTTATAAAAGTAGAAACATCAACCCAAATCCCACCATACTTATATAAAAGACAAAGCCTAAAATAATCCGACTGTTTAGATAAGCCCAATTTTGATAATTTAATTTTATTTTCATCAGAAACGTCAATATAGTTATATATATTTTTTGCATTTAATAAATTTATAATATAATCGGTTAAATTAGTTTTCCAAGAACTTAAACATAAGTCAATAAGCTCTGGATGTTGTTCATCGTGCCAATAACTCCAAATTAATCTAGGAATGTCTTTCATATAATAAATATTATATTTATAACAAATATTATATTTATAACAAATATTATATTTATATCAATTATTCTTATACAGCATAAATAAAAAATTTGGCTGCATCAACAAGCTTCCTAAAAGAAGAACCCTTTTGTGGGATGCTGTAAGCATCAAACTCTTCCTCTTCCTCATCTTCGTAATCACTGCTATCATCGTCATCGTCATCGTCATCCTCCTCCGGAACATAGTCACTGTCATTGGGATCATCGCAATCTTCTAGGGACTCATCGTCCAAAACAACAGACTTCTTCTCATATTCCTTCTTATACTCATTCTCATCATAATCACTGTCGTCATCATAATCGCTGTCGTCATCATACTCACTCTCACACTCACTCTTATAATCATAGACCGCCTTGCTCTGGACCATTTCCTTGGGAGCATTCCAGCCCTTAACGTCATTCCAAGACGCACTAATTAAAAATTCTTGAGCCAACTTATGCAAGATGGCATATTCGGTTCGCGAGTGAAGTTGCGCGATGTTTGAAATTGGAAGTTGCTTCAATTCATATTCACTATGTAATCGGTTGGTTTCGTTCATTGACCAAGGAAGTCGGTGTCTGCTAGCAGTCATTGTCATGGTATATGTTATAATCTTGCATTCCCTTTAATACAATTTTATAAATATTTTATTGGACCACATGAGCTGTCGGTCTATTGGTAACAAGCAGTGCAAACTTTGACGCAAGCCACGTTCCAAAGACAACCCACATTGTTGAAATATTATTTGCTCCGTTTATAATGCACCATCTAAGCGCACAACAATGAGGCGATGCAACCATTAGAGGTGACATAATAAATCCCATGAAGGTTAGCGGAACGCAATAATACACATATAGTTGTCCTGCAACAAAGTGGATGACAACCCACAAAAAGTACAACCCTACCGCGGCATTAATAAATTCTAAATATGGGCGCACATTGTTAATCAACCTGACAGAATTGTCCATTCTCACGCGTTTCATTGGTTGTGATTATTTTTTTGTTATAAGTATTTTCAATTTTTTTTTGAAATGAAATTAATAAGCCACATAAAATCTAATGTTTTTTATTTGTTGATTTTCGTACTCCGCAGAAGATGACTTAAACACGTGATTAAATATTAAATCATTTATTATTGGAGATGGGCCATAAATTTTTAATAAACGTTTATAAGATGGGTTATCAAATGCGCTAGTTAAATTGTTAATGTTTATTTGGTCAACGCTGCCGGCCTGTGTAGGAATGCTATAAAAAAATATACTCACTAATTTTGTTTGTTTTTCAAAGACACGGTTTCCCAAAGAAACATGTGTTCCTATTAAAACCCTCTGCAAAGTCTTTCCGTGCTTTTGTTTATTAAAACTAATTTTGGAATCACATGCAAATGCATTGTCTCCTATTTCCCCACCATATATTAGAACTCTATTAATTGAACGACAATTAAAAAATGCAGACTTTCCAATTTTATTCATAGTCGCAGGAACAACAAGAGGTCCGTCTGAATTTATTTTTGCACAGTCGTAAAAAGCTTGGTCTCCAATACTTTTCACCAACGCAATATTTACCATTCCTTCAAGAAACATGCACTTGTAAAATGAACTATCTCCAATTTTTATAACTTTGTCAAATTTATTCACTTTCACTAAATTTGTGCAATACGCAAATGCGTTGTCTTGAATGATTGTAACGTTTTCCAAATTTACCAATTTCAGTGTTTTACAGCTTCTAAATGCATTGGAGCCAATAGTTGTTATGTTTTTGGGAATAGTGTATGATGTATCAACCGGTTCACGTTTAATTGGATACTGAAGCAAAGTTTTTTTGACATTGTCTATTAAACATCCATACGCGTCGTTGACAAAGTTCTCATTTTTTGTACTAACGTTAAATGACTGTAAACTAGAACACATCGCAAATGCATTTAATCCTATCTCTTTTACATTCTTGCCAATTTTAACAGTTTGTAACTTTACACACAAAGCAAACGCGTAGTCTCCAATTAATACCAACGATTTGGGAAGGTTTACGGTAATTAAACTCTTACAAAGATAAAATGCTTTTTCATCAATGTATTGAAGGCCTTCGGAAAAAGTAATTGATTTTAAGTTACCACAACGAGCAAATGCGTTTTTTCCTATTTTTTTCACAGTATTTGGTATTGTGTACGATTGTACACTCTTTATAAATTCATTTGACACGCGCGTCAAGACACCTTCTTTAGTGATTGTCACACTATTGGCAGTTGCGCTGGGATATAAATGTTCGCGGCTCATTTACATTAAATATATTCATTCTTTTAAATTAATAATTCACAAAAGTTTTATCTCAGATACCCTTCAAATATAAATTGATTATTAGATGCGTCATACGCGATAGAATTAAATGAGGTGTCAAAAATAAAATTTCTTCTAGGAGAATTTGTTCCGGATAAGTTAGACTGTGGGTTTAAAATTTGTCCCAATATATTTTCGGTAATAGTTGATAATGTATTTTGAATATCTGAACTGGTAAAGGTTGTGCGATTGCTATTATTACTTTGGTTTGAATTGCTATTTCTCTCTTGACTTGGTTCTTCTAACACGTCTTCCTCTTTTGTTTCTTCATTACCTCGTCTTTCTTCTTCAACATTGGGTTCATTTGTTGTTGACGAATTTGCATTATAATCTCGTATATCATATCTGCAAACAGGACATCTTACATTTGTTTGAAGCCAATTATCAATGCCATTTGGAGAGAAAATATGACCGCATGGAATTATTTGAGTAACGACACTATTATTTTCAAATCTATCCAATGTTACTGGACAAGAATTGTTAAGCGGGTTTTCAATTTCGGAAAAATTAACAATTCTTGTCGCTGCTTCAATTTGTTGTCTAGTTGGAGCAACTTGAATGTGGTCGTAAAAGGTTCTTAAAAGATTGCTAAAAAAAGTATTATCTTGTTCATTTTCTCTTGGAGGGCGCCCTTGCAAATCAGCTGATGGAACTAGATGTGGAATGCTTCTTCCATAATACATATATCTTCTATTTGTAGTAGTTTCTGCATTATTGCGACGTCTCCTTTGTTCTTGTAAAATTCTAGAGTTATAGCTCTGAGTGTGACTATTTTGTCTAAAACTGTGTCTAGGGGTATTTGAATTTTGAGTTGAGGTTGAATTTTGAGTTGAGGTTGAATTATTTCGCGGTTGGTTCAAGCCAACAATTTGATTTATATTTCCTCTAATTTCATTTTGTAATTCACGCAAGGAATCCATTTGACGCGTTGTGTGGTTGTAAAAATCTATATACAAATCTAAAAGCAATCGTTGATCGTACGATAATTCAAAATTTTGAGACATAATATATATTGTTATAAAAATATGTTTAAATATAAATTATCATAACTACTAAGACAAAAATTATGAACTTTGACAATTACAAAGATATGGGTTTAACTGGGTTGGCCAATTTGGGCAACACTTGTTTTGTTAATTCTTGCATTCAGGTTCTATCTCATACATACGAACTAAACAATTTTCTTAATGGAGGGGCGTATAAAAGAAAGCTAAAAAATAAACACGAATCCGTATTATTAATTGAATGGGACAATTTAAGAACGTTAATGTGGAGTGAAAACTGCATTATATCTCCGGGAAAATTTATTAAAACCGTTCAAAAAATTGCTCATATAAAAAACATGGATTTATTTACTGGATTCGCTCAAAATGACTTGCCAGAATTTTTACTTTTTTTAATAGACTGTTTTCATTCCAGTTTGGCTCGTGAAGTAAATATGAGCATAAATGGTGATGTTACAAATGAAACAGATAAGATGGCAGTTCAATGTTTTGAGATGACAAAAAAAATGTTTGCAAAGGAATATTCAGAAATATGGAATTTATTTTATGGAATTCACGTGTCGCAAATTATTTCATTAGAAACTGGCGAAGTTTTAAGCACGTCGCCTGAACCCTATTTTATGATTAATTTATCTTTACCAAGCGATAATAAGAATCCTAGTTTAAAAGACTGTTTTGATTTATATATTAATGGGGAGACGTTGGATGGAGAAAATGCGTGGTTTAATGAAACCACAAATAAAAAGCAAAGCGTGCAAAAGAAAATTGTATATTGGAGTATGCCATTAATCATGGTTATTGATATTAAACGTTTTAATTACAGAAATCAAAAAAATCAGATTTTATTAACATTTCCATTAGAAAATTTTGACGTATCTAGTTACGTTGTTGGTTATAAAAAGGAAACATATATTTACGATTTATATGGAATATGTAACCATAGCGGAAGTGCTTATGGTGGACATTATACGGCTTTTATTAAAAATGCAAATGGAAAGTGGTATCATTTTAATGACACAAATGTTACAGAAATTACAAACCTGCAAGAATTAATAACGACAAAAGCATATTGCCTATTTTACAGAAAAAAAACAATTCAATAATATATATATGGAGGCCAGCACAAGTTCAACAATAGAACCAGAAAGTATGTATGGTTATATTAACAATTTATTAATGAATCCGACAGCTTTAATAATACTAGTCATAATTGTATTAATATATTTAATTGTTTTTGTTTCTTTAGGAGATTCTTCAAACACAACCAGTTCATTTTCAACAAATGGATCATCTGGATTGGATAAAATGTCGGGAACAATTATTGCCATTATTGCTGGTATATTTGTAATATTATTATTATTCAACGTGTTGCAATACTTTTTTAGCATTGATATTATGGCATCTATAAAAAATTTATTCAACCCCACAAATCCTCAACTAGACATCACTGTAAATGAAAATACTGGTAAAGGCGCAGACTCATCAGAACCTATCCCAGAAATTTCAACAATACAGCAAGTATTTAATATTCCTGGCAATTATTATGGCTATGAAGACGCAAAAACATTGTGTCAAGCGTATGGTTCGCGTTTAGCAACATACAACGAAGTGGAGGATTCGTATAACAAAGGCGGAGAATGGTGCAATTACGGATGGTCAGATGGTCAAATGGCGTTGTTTCCTACTCAAAAAACTACATTTGATAACCTGCAAAAAATTCCTGGACATGAACACGATTGTGGAAGACCTGGTGTAAATGGTGGTTACATGGCAAATCCACACATTCAATACGGTGTAAATTGTTTTGGTTACAAACCAAAGATTACAAGCGAAGAGGAAGAAATGATGCAAAATACAACTCCTTATCCTAAGACTGAAAAAGACATTTTATTTGAAAAACGCGTAGATTTCTGGAAGACTAAATTAAATGATATATTAGTGTCTCCATTTAACTACAATAGTTGGAGCCGTGTATAAATTTATCTTACACCTTTTTACATTTCAAACGCCGATTAATCATGAAACTCAATAATATAGGGTTCAGCGCCTTCAACAATTTCAGGTTCATCTTCCATGTGTTCTAATACAATTTTATTAAATTTTTCCTGACAATTTAGAATCTTGATTTCACACCAAAAACCAGTTGTCAACTTCTCAAGCATATCTGTAAACTCGCTAACTTTTAAGAATTTTCTTGTAAAAACAGACGCGTTTTCTATTTTGTGCCCAATAATACATTGTCCCTTATCCGTATAAAATAGTCTCATTTCCACGTTTTTTCCTTGGAAGAAGTTATTCATATATTCTAGAAAATGGCACTCCATGTATCTATTTTCTATCAACTTATATTTTTGCATTATGTCACATTTTGCTTGTTCAAAATCTAAACTGAATAGGCGAAACGCCTCTTGGCATGTAACAGGAAATCCAAAATAGATCGGCATGTTTGGTTTTTTAATTGATTATTTTTTACAAAAAGTAATCAATTTTTTTTAAAAATAATAATAAATTTATACAGTTAACTTTTGTTTCTTTGTTTTTCCATTTGTTTTTCCATTAGCACGTCTTGTTTTTCTTTGTTTTTTAGCACCTCCTTCCACCTCAACCATTTTCAATAACTTTTCATAAACGTCGTCTCCGATAACAGTGTCATCGTTTTGGATTCTGGATTCACCACCAAACTGTTTTCTAGTAAAGCTAACTAGTCCGGCAGGAACAGCTAAATCCTTGAATAAATCAGCAACACTTCCACCTCCGCGTTGTAGTCCAAGATTTCTCGTAATTAATGCAGGTTCCCCCTTCTGTAATAAAATTGATTCAACTGTAAAACCTGCGCTCTGGATTTTTCCGCCTGACTTGTTAAAAACTAAATCGTGATCTTGAATAATATGTTCTTCGGCCATATACATTATAGGTATATAAATTAATTGTTAGAAATCCGCTTTATTTCTGGAACCACCTTAACCTCACGTTTCTCTTTTAAATATTCAACCAGCTGCTTTACTTGCGTTTGGTTTTTAATGACTTCTCCTAAAGATTTTTCAACGTACTTAAACGTCAAAGGAGAAGAAACTTTTGTATTAACAAATCTCAATTTTCCATCACTAATTTGAACTGTAGCATTTCTTAAATTATTTTCTTCAACATGATTTGTTATATTTTCACCCAGTCGGGTTTTTTTCTCTCGCAGCTCATGAATCTTATCATTCAAAAGTCTAATTTGATTGTCAATTGACACCCACTGTTGTATATTCTGTTCAAAACTCATATTATTGCAATTTATATATTGAACCTATAAAAAATTAGTAAGAACAAATAATATTTTATAGCAAATTATAGAAATGTACAGTAATAACAATGTTTTTCTAACACACAAAAAAAATCAGCTAATCCCCTTAAATGACCCAAGAAGAAAATTAGTTGGAAAAACTATTTTATTTACAAATGCTAGAGATGAAAAAAACATAAAAGAATGGGTTGCTCATCATTTAATTTTAGGGTTTGATCTAATTTACATTTTTGATCACAAATCTATAATTCCTATATCGCGCGATATAACAAACTTTAAGAAAGGCGTTATTGTTGAGCGGTGTGAAATGGATGGTCCAATAAAAATGCATTTAATGTTGAAGGCTTCTAAAATTGCAACGTCCGCAGGTGCTGATTGGATGTTATATTTAGACGCCGATGAGTTTTTAGTTTTAAATGCTTTTCAACACGTGAAACAAATGTTAAAATATTATTTAATGGCGGATTCACTAGCAATTAACTGGTTACTGTTTGGAACAAATAATTATATAAAAGATCCTGAAGATGGTCTAATTATTGAAAACTATACCAAATCCGACGAGCGTATTGATAAACACGTCAAGACTTTTGTTAGACCATCTCAGGTCGTAGACGCTGTTACGCCTCATTATTTTGTCATTGTAAATCCAAGTAGAATGATTTCAATAAACATGGTCTCCATGAGCAATTCACGGTCGTTTAATGAATGGCCAATTGAATATAATAAATGTCCAGCATTTATAGCTCATTACGCCTATCAATCAGAAGAATCTTATATAAAACGCAAAATAAATTTGCCGAGAGACGATAATAATTTATATAGAAAAATAGAAGATAATATTCACGAAAAACACAATTCAACTGAAAATGAATTAGTTAAAAATAAATATGCAACTGGAGTAAAATGGTTGTTGGAGAAAATTAAGCACTAATTAAACTTTTTTTTTTTGTAAAATATTTTATATTATAATATATTATAACATGCAGTTTCACGTTGTTAAACCCCCTGCGCCCCCTGCGGTAAGTTCTCACGTTCAAGAACAACTTATTACTTGTGCCGTTAAAATGGTGGAAGATAATAAGAAAATAAACAAAGCAGCAGTTTCTTCTGCGTTAAATAATGCTTATTGCAAAGGAATTAATCACGGAAAGGCTATGTCAGCTTTGCAAATTTCTCCCTGCACGTGCTGCGGCGGTTCCACTCCTTCATCTGTAAATCCATACCAAAAGGCTTTTGAACAATACCATAGCCTTATTTCTGAAAATGTAGATAGCGAAATGATACCAAATGCGGCCGGAGACGGCGTCACCAGCGCAGTAATTGCTGGAAGTAAGGGAAAAATTTTGGTTTTAACTTGCATTGATTATAGATTTGTAACGCCTGTGTATGTAGGAGAAAATTCATTGGACGGTGGTGCGTTTGCTAACTATTTTGATATATTTGTATTTGCTGGAGCCGGATTAGGTTATTTAACCAGTTTGGGATACACATCTGACGGAACACAAATTAATCCCAAAACTTCTACTGCTTGGCCTGCTTTACCTGATTCTCCTTGGAAAGATTATACAACAAGAAGATCTGCTGAAAAAACGGACTATTTAAGGACTTGGAGAAATGCCTTTGAAACTCACATAAAATTAGCAGTTATTTTACACGATATAACAGAAATTCACATAATTGATCACGAAGATTGCGGTGCTTATAATGCTTGGTTTGGCCCAACGCTTTATCCTAGACAACCAACAGATGCTACAACAAAAAAGGTTACTGAAAGTAGTTTTAGTAAAGAAGTTTATAATAAACAATTTAAGCAACACAAAATTGTGTTAGACCACATTAAACCATTGTTAGAAGATTTTGTAGAAAATAATCCTAAAATAGCTGGCAAAGACAACACTGTAAATAACATAAGAACATTTTTAATAACAAATGAGTGGAACCCAACTCCTTCATTAATTGAAAACAAATGAGTGGAACCCAACTCCTTCATTAATTGAAGTTTAATAAAAATAACAATAATAAATTAAAAATTGGTATTTTTAACGATGTCTGCGAGTCTTGCCGCCGTGCTTAACGCCTCTGCGCTTGGAGAAACGGTTTTGAGCAGCCCATAAACCAAAAGGCACTAAAGCGGTGCTGAGAACTTGGCCCCAGTATCCGCCGCGCTTAGTACGTCTCTTGCCTCCTTGTTGACTTTGCACTGGTCTAACAGACTGTTGGCCTTGCACACCAACACTGGCAAAACCAGGATTAGATGGCGCATTTGATCTCATTAATTGGGAATCAACGGAACCATTTACATATGTACCGTATGTATTGCCACTGTCGTAAGCTTGACCACCACGTCTCTTGCGTCTTCTGCCACCAGCCAAAGCCATAGAACGAGACGCGGATCTAGACGCTCTCATTGAGCCTTTCGCCATTCTTCGGCTTCTTCTTCCGCGACCACCCATTTGGCTAGATGATGTTAAAGGATTCGCCACTGAACTTGTGCTATTCGTTGTTGTGCTCATTATAATAATAAATGAGAAAATATTAAAAATTTTTTGTTATTAAATTTTTATTACGCAAAACCAAAATTAAAAGAATTAATATTGCTAAAATCATAATAAATATTAAAAAAACAAGAAAAAGCGTTATGTAAATATACGGATTAATAATGTTAAATATTAATTCAATTACTGGACTACAAAATGATTTTAATTCTCCTTTAATATCATCCCTTTTAAGTATATCCAAACATTGTTGAATGAGCGAATCCTTCATTATTAAACAATAAACATAATAAATATAATAAATATACTAAATATATTGTTTCTTAATTTTTTGCGTGTTAATATAGTTTAAATTTTCTGAAGAAAAAATAATGGACAACATATTTTTACCGAATGACCAGTTTGATTTTTCTCAATTGTCTTTAGCGCATCCCACTGGAATTCAGGGAGGTGCATATTTTACAAAAATACAAATGCATAACAAACCATTATACATTGAAACGCCTAAATCGTTGACGCGTCAAGGTTTTGTTAAAAATGGTAAAAAAATTTATTGCGATTTAATGTTTGACAACAACGATGAAGAATTAATACATTGGTTGGAAAGTCTTGAAACAAAATGTCAGGATCTCATTTACAAAAAAGCCGACACATGGTTTGAGAATAAGTTGGAATTGAATGACATTGAATCGGCATTTGCGTCTCCAATGCGCATTTACAAATCCGGCAAATATTATTTAGTAAGAGTAAATGTTAAGGTGAATTATAGCACAAATGTGCCTCTAGTAAAAATATACAATGAAAATGAAACCCCAGTCACTATGGAAGACGTCACGCCAGAAAATAGTATTATATCTATCATTGAAGTTCAAGGTATTAAGTTTACGAGTAGAAATTTCCAAATAGAACTTGAATTGAAACAATCTATGGTGTTAAACTCTGAAAAAATATTTGAGAACTGTCTCATTAAAAGTGTGGCGCCTAAACAACCCAAAAATTCTCAAGAATTGATGGATGGTGCAAATTTAGTAATCAAGCAACAACTGGAGCAAAGTGTAGAAAGTTTAGAAGAATATAAAATGAGCGATCACGTATTTGATTTAGAGAATGGTGAACAAAAAAATATGAACGATTCTAACGTTCAAAATGAAACGGTTGAAGATTTTACCGAAAAAATAAACGGAATGAATGTCTTTAGTAATAATGCAAATAAAGGGGGCGAAAAAGAAAAAGAAAAAGAAGAAATTAAGATAGATACTGCGATAGAAACATTAAGTGATATTGAAGAGTTGGTGGATACATCAAATGATTTAACTGAAGTAAATTTAACAACCAGTGCTTTTGATTTAGAAACAATCACACTTAAAAAACCAAATCAAGTTTATTATGAAATTTATAAAGCTGCAAGAAATAAAGCAAAAGAGGCAAAGAAACAGGCAATCGTTGCTTTTTTGGAAGCCAAGAATATTAAGAAAACTTATATGTTGGAAGATTTAGACGATAGTGAAGATAGTGATATGGATTTTGACGATTTATCAGAAATTTCTGAAAATGATTTAGAAAAAGAACAATAGTTTTTATTTCAAAGATATCCAAATGTTTAGTGGAATAATAAAACAATTAAACTGTATTCAAAAAAATATTTTATAGCCTAATTTTATATAATGAGCAGCACCTTAAAAAAGCTATGGTCGGATTATGGTATTGGCGCAATTGTCGTCTTATTGATAGTTGCATATGGCGTTAGTGTCTTTGCAAAATATTTAACATCAAAGGGCATGTATGGGTCAGAACGCATGGAATCTTCTTCTGCGTCATACAAAGCTTCTGGAACCGGCGCCCCAAAGGGTTCTTCTGGTCCTCAACCATCTGAAGGTTTAGACCGAAACGAGGTATTTGCCTCAGTAAATGGTATTGCTACGCCCAATATTGGCGTTCCCACTTCATGCTCAAAGCCCAACATTCAGAACCCTTCTGATTTATTGCCTAAGGACTCCAACAGTCAATGGGCTCAATTGAATCCCTCTGGAAAGGGCGATCTTGCCAACATCAACTTGTTAAAGGCTGGTTACCACATTGGTATTGACACCATAGGCCAAACCTTGAGAAACGCCAACTTGCAAATCCGCTCCGAGCCCCCTAACCCTCAGCTTTACGTGGGTCCCTGGAATCTTTCCACCATTGAGCCAGATTTCATGAGGCCTCCTCTTGAGTTGGGTGCCGGCACTCAATAAGCATAATCAGTAACAAATTTTTTGAATTCTTAAATATATTTTTTACAATGACAAATTAACAGCAATATAAAATGTTCCAAAATACGAACATCTTATAACACGATCTACTTCTTTTATTTTTGTAATTTATAATACTAGGATAATATATGACAAACAGTTTATGGAAGAGCGATTTTTTTACTTATATTATTATTGGATTTATTGTTGTTATTTGCATTAAAATATATACAGAGTCAGAATTATTTAGTTTGAAATGCGTAATATCAACCATTGACGGAAATAAATATTGTGTGAGAGATAGACAAAACATTAAAAAAGCAGCAAATTTATTGGCGACTGTTACAAACAAATGCAAAGAACTTGTAAAATACGTCGGCGATAAATATCCAAATGATCCTGACGTAGAACGATTAGTAAAGAATTTTAACCCTCAAAAAATTAGCGAAACGCTTCCAAACAGTGAATTAACTGCTTACAGTGAAAACAAAGGGGAGAAAATTGCATTTTGCTTGAGCAAGACAAAAGAAAGCACAACGCTTGTAGACGTTAACACGTTGACATTTGTTGCTATACACGAACTATCTCACGTGATGACAAAATCGGTTGGACATAAACAAGAGTTCTGGCAAAACTTCAAATTCTTATTAGAAAATGCAAAAGCTGCAAATATTTATGTACCAGTTGATTACAAGAAAAAACCTCAAAATTATTGCGGCATGACCATTACAGACAGTCCATATTATGATTTATAATTTATAATTTATAATTTATAATTTATAATTTATAATTTATATATTTTAATAACCAATTATAATATATATCTCAATGAATGCATATAATGGAATTTGCCCACCAAATGTAAATATTAATAAATTTTTTAAAGAAATAATAGATAGAGATAATATTACAGAAATTAATTTATTTTTAGATAACCTAAAAGGAAATTTTTTAAACAATTTTATTTTTGACTACGGAAAAGAATTTTCTTTAGGATATGCTTGCGAAAACGACAAATTTAATACAGCTCTAAGTTTAATTAAATCAGGCGATGTAGTTTTAGGTCAAAAAAATAAAAATGGACGAACTCCATTAATATTATGCACTGGTAATGAGGATGAAATGTCTGCTATAGTTGCAGAAGAATTATTAAAAGGCGATTGCAAACCAGATGCAAAATATTCAACTGGACGAACGGCATTAATGCGTTGTTGTAATTATAAAACAAATCCTGATATTAAAATTGCATCAATGTTATTAGATAGGGACCCTAATTTAGGATTTCAATTAGACGATGATGGTTATAGTGGGCTTGATTTATTGATTGAATTTAATAATGAAAACGAAAAAAAAGAACTTTTGCGCGATAAAATGTATAGAAATTTATGTGTTAAATATCTAAAAATATACTCTGACGGAGATCTAAGTGATGGAGTTTTTGCTAGAGTTATGGAAATAATTTGCAATGATAAAGACGATTTAAGACCAGCATTAGATAGACCACTTCTTCAAAAAGGAATTAACTTGAATAATTATTGTGATGAATCACATAAGACAATAGAAGCTGTAGCAACCACTTTAAAAGCAACATTAGTTGCTCCTAATTTGCAAGAAAAAATGCAAATTCCAAAAGCCGAGGCGGTTCCCTTTGCAGTTGGTGAACGAATAGCAGGAGTTAGTCCGGGTCATAGGTATGTTCCAGATGAAATACGCGATCCTGAAGGATTTGCACGATATGAAAGGCTTTATCCTCCTGGAAAAGGTCCCAATGCCGGCCCTGGAGGTGGTCCAGCCGGTGGTAAAAAGTGCAAGACAATAAAGAGGCGTAGTCTTAAACGCAATAAAAAATCAAAACGACAAAAATGTTAATATAATTAAAACGCCCATGTTTAGCATTTTAATTATTTCAGTCTACGCGAAAATGATAATAATGAAAAAATTATATATAAAATAATACTAAGAGTATATATATAATGACAACAAAACACAATTCTATATATAAAGTAAATCATCTAATTGACAAGGACACTATTAAAACTATATATGTATTTTTTGGAAACAATTTAGATGTTAAGAAACCTACTGAATTATTTAAGCAGGACCCAAAAAATGCCGCTTTTGTTGATAAAGTTTCAGGACAACCTATATTTGACGATGAAGAGCTTGCAAAAATTTTAGATAAATCTAAACCAATTGAAGTCCTGTTTTTAAAACAACAAATACATTTTGACGATTCAATTGGAACCATTAAATTAAAATTTTTAGCCGAATTTCCAAATGCTTTTTCATTAGAACAGATATATTTATTTTGCTTGAAAGAAGAGAAACTAAATTCAACAAATATTTATCAAACTCTTACGCAAAACAACCGTTTAGAACTTACAAAAGTGCGTCTGAATCAATTTATCATGAATATTTACAAACAAGCTAATGGAGCACCAGTTTCTTTCAATATTCCCGACAAACAAGTATACAATTATGACGACATTTTGGATATGAACTTAAACGGCAATTCCTTTTTAATTGCAAAGGTTCTTGGTCAAAAGTTTTTTATTGTTTCCAATGAATACCCTTTTATTTGCAATCCGTTTGATGTTACAGAATACGATCCATTTATTGAGAGAGCTGCTAGAAAATCTCTATCAACTCTAAACAGTCATCTGTTATTAAACACTGGAGACATTAACAATAATAATATTTTTTTGTGTCTTGCTGAAGACGTGTTGTTGAGAGCGAAAAACTCTGGTCTTTCAGAAGAAAACACAATCAATATATATTATCCGTTTCTCTCAAAAAGCAACATACATTCATATGAAGAGTTGGAGAAACAAAAATATGAGCTTATTGAAAAGAATAAATCAATATTGAAGCCAGCAATATTAAATACGTTTGAGAGTGTTAACATGTTTTATGACGTTTATAAATATAGGACTGAAACGACTAAATACAAATATAAGAGCAATGGCATTAAATTTATTAAACTTTCTATTAAACCAGAATTTATTGTTAAGATTCCGTTGGACGTAATATTTAAAATTATTCACGCAACTGATGGCAACCCGTTAATTAAATTCAATCCATCAACAAAACAAGAAAATGTATATCGTCTTTTCACAAATAAAACGTCAACAGACGGTAGAAAGATCCCAATGCTTGCAAAATCTAATATTTTCAAATTGATGAGAGATATTGGCAAGACAAAATCGGTTAGCGTGTATGTAGATAACGTGGAAGGGGTTTCTCTCTTAACGTGCGATTTTGAAGACAATGGAACCATCAGTATTACATGTGATTGTGAAAAAATTATGTCCCTTGAAACAATAGAAAATATTGTTAAAAAGCACGCAAACCCAATTATACAAGAGGTGAAGGATTTTTTAGAGCAAAGTGGTTATACGGTTGGTCTTTACACAAACATATACAATGAAAATGTAGATGTGAAACAATTGGATTATCAAACAGCGTTTGAGATTACAAAACCAATTAAAATGAACGAGTTTATGGGTTGTATTACAAGCGCTTTTATTGTTGAGTCTAAAAATTTGAAAGCTAAAACAGGAATTAATATGCGATTCAAACGCGTTGCTAACTTTAACAAGACTACCAGCCAAGAAGCGTTCGTTATTGAACAGGCAAATAATAAAGATGGTTTAAAGGGTCAAGAGATAGTATTGGCACTTATTGAAAATTATAGAATGACCGAGACTGATGCTAGACATCTAATACAGAAACTGGCCAGCGAAGTGCAAGTAGAACGAGGCGTAAGAAAAACTGACCTTGAAATTAAAATGAACCCTGGGTTCAAAACAAATATAACTTTAAACAGCATTACAAGCACCGTAACAATTACAGTTGAGAATATAAATGACATCTATTATCTGAATACGATCCCCATTTATTTAGATTCCTTTATTCGTCTAACGCAAGATAAAAAGAGCACACTAGTTCCAACAAAGACAATTAATTCGTTGTGTTCTGGAGAAGAAACTGTTGAACTTCAAGTGGATGAAATTGTCGCACCGGCTGAGCAAGCCTTTCCTAATCAAGAAGTGCCAATTATTGAGGGCGAAGACATGGATTTTGAACCTTATGCAGAATACATAGAAGGCGTTGAGAATTTCAAAGAACCAAAATTTGCAAATGCTTTAGATTTAATTTACGGAGATGGAGACGAAGAATATGAGGAGGAAGAAGAACCTTTAAGTAGAGGAGGTCAATCAAGTAGTGGTTCAAGTTTTCCTGAAGGAGATGTAATTGCAAATGATTTACAAAGCAACGCATCAAAAAACTCTGAAATCGGTTCTTTCTCCACTTTCGGAGAATCACTTCCATCTTCTTCGCCAACTCCTCCAGTAAAAACAGAGAAAGCAGAAAACCCCAAACCCGTGGCAAAAAAAGTCTTAAGATTGGAAGAAGAAAAAGAAAACGACGACGACGACGACGACGCTGAAGATCAAGTGAGGGATATTGTTGGTATGCGTTTAAAAAATCCTACGCCATTTGCGTCAAAAATGTATGAACTGGAACCAACATTATTTTTAAAAGAGGATAAGGGAAAGTTTTCTAGATACTCGCGCAGTTGTTCTTCGTCAGCAAAAAAACAACCAGTGTTAGTAACTGAAAAAGAAATACAAGAGTTGAAAGATGAAGACTATGAAAAAATTATTAAAAAATATGGAAAAGAACAATTTGAGGCTTTTACAAAGGAAAAACAAGATAAAATTGTGCAGGATGAAAGTTTTTTAAGACCAGAAGATGTAATAAAATATGGGTCAAATCCAGATAACAAATATTATTACGTTTGCCCAAGATATTGGTGTTTAAAAACTAATAAACCAATTGACCCAAAAGAAATGGTTGATGTATTAGACCCAAAAACTGGAAAAATGATTAAGAAACATCCTACCTGTGGTGGAATCATACCAGATGGACAAGACGAAATCAAAAATGATGGAAATTATGTGTATGAATTTTTTGACACAGCAGAACACGGTTCAAGAGAGAAATATAAAAAGCATTATCCTGGCTTTTTAAAATCAGAAAAACACCCGGATGGTCTATGTGTTCCTTGTTGTTTTACGAAATGGAATACTCCTGGCCAGATTGGAAGACGCAAAGAATGCGCGCAAAAAGAAGAAGAAAAAGAAGAAAAAGAAGAAAAAGAAGAAGAAAAAGAGAAAGAACCAGAAAAACCAGTTGTTAATTCCGAATCAGAAAAACCTCGCGCGCCTGAAAAAGTCGTTGAGAAAGATAATTATGTAAAAGGTCCTGAAAAATTTCCTCTAGATAATGGTAGGTGGGGTTACTTGCAATTTAGTATTCAGAATTTTTTCCAGGAAGCAAGTTCAACGTGTCAAATTAGTAAAACAAATACAAATATTAAACCAAATCAAACGTGTTTATTAAGACACGGTGTAGAATTCAGCGAAAAACAGTCATTTATAGCTTGTCTTGCTGATGCAAAATATTATGGAGACACTCCAAATATACCTAGCATAAAAGAAATGAAAAAAATTATAATAAATTCACTTAACATTGATAATTACATTACTTATCAAAATGGTAACAATGTTACTAGCTTTATGGTTGACGATTTCTCTCACATAACCGATCTATCAAAATACAATGGGTCTGAATTATATAAAAAAATATACAATAAATCAAACGGTAAAGTAGAACCTTCTGAAGAAAACTATTTTAAGAGTGCAGTTGCATCATATGAGAATTTTATAGCATATTTAAACGACGATACTCAAATTATAGATTACACATATTTATGGGACATTATATGCAGACCTAATCCTGCGTTATTTTCACAGGGAATTAATTTAATAATTATGGATATTGTAAACAATGATTCAACTAATAATATTGAATTAATATGTCCAACAAACCATTATTCCAATGAGTTCTACAATCCTTCAAAGCAGTCTTTGTTCATTGTTAAGATGGACGACTTGTATGAACCCATTTATTCATATGAAAACAAAGTTAAATCAACAAAGGTAGTGAAAACTTTCAGCGAATTAAGTTTGACTTTGCAAGCAAATATTAGGGCTATATTTAAGAAAATTATTAAGCCCGTTTTGCATGATACTTGCGTACCACTTCCAAGTATGCCAAACATTTATAAATATAAAGAACCCATTTTGTTGTCAAAGTTAATAGCCGTGTTGCACAAGAAAAAGTATGAGATTGAAAAACAAATATTAAATTATCAGAGCAAAGTTATTGGTCTCTACGTTAAAAAGGAAAGCGGAATTTCTGGATATGTACCGTGTTATCCATCTTCTTTAGATCAAACATATCCAAATATTGTTTTTATGGACGATGCAAGTCTTTACTCAAACTACGAAAAAACATTGTTATTTTTAAATACAGTTTACAAAGATACAAAAGGAGCGGTTCCAATTAAACCCGAATTTAAAATTGTTGAAGATGAACATGTTGTTGGCATATTAACGGAGACAAATCAATTCATTCAGTTATCAGAACCAATGCCATTATCTAACGTAAAAGACTCCATACCAACAATGAACGACAATAATTACGTTGTTAAAGCAGATAAAGGTCCATTAGTATCAAGTGATTATGCAATTGCCACCTCTGAAGAAAATGATTCAGAAAGAACGACATACATTAAAAAAATTAAATTGGAAACAAACTTTTACAATGTATTCAGAAACACTATTAGAATTTTATTAAATGATTACGAGAACATCAAAATGAGAGAAACTATTGAATCTGTTTTAAATAAGCCATACATATTATATTCAGCCAAGCTCCACGAAATGGTTTCTCTCTTGAAAAAAATAGTGGCAGATGCAAATGCAGTTGTTTTTGATGATAGTTATGATTATAGTTTGATAAACTCTGTGTCATCCTGCATTGTTTTGCCAAAGGATAAATGCGAAGCAAAACGTCCCATTTGTGCTGTTACAAGCAATAATAAATGTAAAATAATTATACCCAAAAATAATTTATTGTCAAGTAAATATGACAATGAAACACTGTATTTTGGAAAGATGGCGGATGAATTAATAAGATATAGTAGAATAAAATCATTCATATTTCAGCCACAAACTTATTTATCGTTTGGGTCTATTGGATATAATTTGCGGGAGAATGAAATTATTGTTATTCAATCGCTTTTGACAAAAGATTATTTTGACGGCCTTGTTACCGAGGTAAAAAATAAATACGTTACTTACAACACATACGACAACGCAGAACCAAAGCAATCGCAAGTGTACGAAAATACAGTTGTCATTAATGAAACGCCAAAATTGGATGTAGAAGTTGAACGCAAAAAATGTTTCCCATCAGAAAGTCATATATCGTCAAAAATTTGGAAAGACAGCTTTCCTTCTGATTTTAAAGAGATGTATTACGAAGACACAAATTGTGGGTTTTACTTACTTATTGACGTTGTGCTTGAATTCACAAAAAAAAATTTGAAGATAAATGAAATTAAAGCCGAACTATTGGAAGAATACAATAAATATTTGGCTGTATATGGGGATCAAATTATAGACATTTTGATTTTGGAAGGTAAGAAGACACAGGGTTTAAGAGTTAAACAAAAAACATTGTCATTTCAACACTTTATTTACTCAGAGGATTATTACATTACAAACTTGGACATTTGGATGATAATGAGCAAATATAAGATTCCTTCTATTATTATTTCATCTAAACCATTTATTTTAACAAAAAAAGAAAAAACTGCTCTGGCGCTTTACGGAGACTTGGCGAGCAAATTTGTCTTCATTTTCAGTCCAGCAATGAGAGCGGAAATTATTCCAAAGTATAGTCTTATATTGTCATTGCCGGAACACATTTTGTTTCACTCATTAGACGTTATTAAAAGCGAAGATACTTTGAGAGAAGTGAATGAATCTGTTGAGAATATTCCAACGGTGGAAAAGTTTTTGCAGTCATTTACAAAAAAAGCATTGCCCAAAAAGGCCGTTAAAAAACAGGCGGTTAAACTTGTGCTTCAACCAGATGAACTTGATATTGAGGTTAAAGCTCAAACAAAAAAACAAAGAACCACTGTTGTTGTAGAAAAACCAAAACAAAGGTCTAAGAAAAACATCAAATTTGCTATAGAGGAGTAAAACATTATTGAATTTAAAATAAAATAATGTTTTATGAAATAGATTCATCGTCTTCCTTTTCTTCTTCATCTTCGTTGTATTCAACATTGCCATTAACATTTGAATCAAAGTTATAAACTAAATCTGGTACTTCATTTTCATCATCTTCTTCGTCAGAATCTAATACAGGAGTTTCAACAGACGGAGAACGAGGGCGTTCCCCGGGTTCATTGTAATAATGATAATTATATAAAAAGTTTTGGAATCCGCCATAAACTATATTTTCTCCATCTAATCCTGCACCGTCTTCTTCGTATACATAAATTCGTCTTGAAGATTTTTTATTTAAAATGCTTGGATTATATTCTTTATAAAAATTCATATGAGCATCGTTAAAATGATGCTCATTTTTTCTCTTATTAAACATAACTCTTTTAATTATGCAATACTTTCTTCCGAACTTTTGATTAAAACTAATAAATAGTCTTAGTTTTCTTTTCAGCGTATATTCTGCATTACATTGTTTATATGTTCCATTTGTTGCATGAATCCAAGTATAGTATAAATGCAAATATGGTTTCATTATATTCATTAATTTGTCCTTTGGAAATTCCTCATCAATGCGCAACTTTTTTGTAATATGTCTGCAGTCTAAAAACATGTCTTTAAATATTGGATATAATGTGTCGTGATGAGCATTATAAATATAGTTTTTTATATAAGTATTAATAATGTTAAACTCGTAGTTGTAACGAAACGTTTTCATGTTGAAATTAGACACAAAATATCCATGAAACAACTCTGGGACAGCGCAATTATTCCATCTCATAAAAAAATAAATATTATACAACTCGGCATTAGTTAACATTAAATTGTTATAAGGATTTTTTGTAATAATAGGCTCTGGGGCAAAGTCTATGCAGTTGGATAAATTTCTGTTTAAAATATTTATCAGGTCCTTTATAGAAAAATAGTAAATTGAATTATTCTGATGCATTATGAATACGTTTGAACTTTTTGGATTCAAATCATTCATGCATAAATCAGTTGTAACTTGTATTGTGGCTTTTTTAAATTTATATAGTTGCGCCAATTTTACAAAAGAATAATACACCCTCTGGATCCTTGAAAACATTTCCAAAATTTCATTCTTTTGAGACTCTGACACAAACATGTTTTCAATAATCGTGTTTATGCAATTAAATTTTTTGCTTATATTATTGTGCATATCAAAATCGCTCTCATCCTCATGCAAATTAAAAAAATAATAATAAAACAGATTATTTATTGGATTATTTATGTAATTGTTTGAATAAATATACCTACAAAACTCGTATTGGTTGTTTTTATTAATCATAAAAATTTTGTCTTGATTAAAAAATTTTTGAATAATTATACGAAGTGCATTCATTGAAACTTGCCTTACATAAATTTACAGGCATTTATTTAATATATATTTTTTGTAAATATTAAATAAAGTGTTTTTATTTTTTTTGCTTTTATGTTTTTTGCTTTTCTTTAGAATCCAGGGTTGTAATCATTGTCATCACCCAAGTCGCTTGTCTTGATGCTTGACACATTGTTCTGAATAACTAACTTATTGTTGCTGCATGCATCATCCGGGTCCTCTAGACCACCCATCAACTTCTCAATTGTCTCGGCGTCAGCAGTCTTCTCATAAACAGTAGTCTCTTCCAGCTTCTTCATTTCTTCCAAATCTAGAACCACTTGGAACGCGTTTGTTCCATACATGCCCTCTTGGCCGCACATAACATTTGCAGAAACGCCGCGCATGGTATCCAGTTCAGCATGTCTGGCTGCCTTCAAGAACATCTCAGGAGTCTCCTCAAAAGACGCCTTGGCAATTGGGCCAATGTTGTCGTTGTTAATTCCATGTCTGAAGATGGAAATCAACTTATTAGTAAACGTCATTCTGTCGCACAACATGCACAAGTGATGGTAATTAATGTAGGTACCGTCAAACTCTATCACTTCTGCCAACTCGTTGTAAATTGTCTGTCTGGCGGCTTCAATTCCAAACACATCAAACACCTCAATAATGTTGTTACTAAATGTTCTCTTAGAGTCAATATAGTCAAGCGCAAGAATGTCCAACATATTGGTTCCGATTGTATCCAAAACCCAAATATCTTGCTTTTTATAAACTCCGAGAGTTTCCACAACATTGTCCTTGATTTTTCTGAGAATCACCTTGTTAATATTCTTGATTCCGCGAACAACAATGTTTTGCAAAAGCTGCTCTTGGAAATTCTTCAACAAGTAAATTTGGTCAGATTGATCAAGAGGATTCACCTTGGCTTTCTTAGCAGCACCCTTTCCGGCACCCTGCTTCAAAATATTATTCATGCGAATTCGGAATACAAGCTTGTCCGCATTATAATCAGAATATACACATGAAATGTCGTCACCATAACTGTTCTTGAGAACAAAGTTCACGTCATCCATGGTGAGGTTCTTTTCCAACATAACCTCAGGATTCATCTCCATTCTGATAATCCACTTTGATTTTTCATTTGTGTCGTCAGAAATGGACGTCTCCATGCACTCATCAATCATATTTTCAAATGCACGATATTGTTGCATAGTTGACTCATCAGAATCAATCAATGTGTTCAAATCATCTGGATCAAAGCAAATTTCAATAGAGCTGACCAACTCTTGAAGCTTGGTGTGCTCCAACATATACATAATGCCTTGCGCCTTCTCGCGATCTTTCTCATCCTCCGGCTTCAAAAACACAGTGAGCGAAGGGTTCTTGGGTTCAGCAGACAAGGACAATATTTCCTCAATTCTTGGCACACCGCGAGTAACGTTTGACTTAGACGCCACACCAGCAAAATGGAAAGTATTGAGAGTCATCTGCGTAGTAGGCTCACCAATGCTCTGCGCCGCGATCATGCCAACCATCTCACCTGGCGCAACAATTGCGCGCTTGTACATCAAAGTAATTGTCTCCAGAAGAAGAGTGAGCGATGCTCTGTTAAAACGCTTCACAATCAACAAATCCTTGGGCGACAAGTTGAAGAAGTACAAGGTCTTAAACAACTCGGTGGGAGGAGCGCAGCGAATCTTTTCCAGGTTCTCGTAATTTTCCTCAATCATTTGAAATGCTTCCAACGGAGTAATGTCAACAATGGAGTTTCCATTAATGTTTTGCTGACCAATAATATTATTCACAATATAAGCAAATGCAACTGGGCAATTGACAACACTGTCACCCTTATTTTTAAATACATTCTTAATAATTGAATCGCGGTTCTCAATCATCATATCAGTGTATTTCTTGAATTTTTCTTGAGTCTCTTGGATCTGTTTCTTAAAACGTGTCATTGCGTTCTTCAAAAAGAATTGCGACAACAGTTTTATTCCACCAGTTTCGTTTGGAATGTTGAAATGAGCATAAATCTCTTGAACGCTCATGGAAACCAGTAGCATGGGTTGATTTTCAACCTTGATCGGATCAATACCGTCATCTCCATACGAAAATTCCACTAGCTTGCCCTTGTTTGTTCGCACAGTCATATCATATGACACCATCAAGTCTTCCAAACCTTTAATCAAACGACGCTGGATGTAACCAGTAGTTGAAGTCTTAACCGCAGTATCAATAAGACCAACACGACCACCCATAGCGTGGAAGAATAATTCCTGAGGAGAAAGACCATTGGTGTAAGAACTCTCCACAAAGCCGCGAGCGCTTGGGGTGTCGTCAAACTTGGTAAAGTGGGGCAAAGTTCTATGGTCAAACCCATAAGGAATGCGCTTTCCATCTACATTCTGTTGTCCCAAGCAGGAAATCATAAACGAGATGTTCAAGTCACTGCCCTTTGATCCAGCATTAACCATGGTAACAAAGCGGTTGTCCTTGTCCAAGCTCTTAAGACCAATCTTTCCGGATTCCGACGTGGCTTGGTTAAGAATATTGTTGACTTGTGTCTCAAACTCCTCTTCGTTCGTCTTTCCAGTATTGTTCTCAAAAACGCCAATCTGAGTTTGATCAATGAGATTCTTCACATCATTCTTCTTCTTGTCAATGACTGCAATAATTTCCTTGTTTGTTTTTTCATCCGAAAGCAAATCGCTAATACCGACACTGAAAGAGCTGGTCTTTAAATACTCGGTAATAATGTTTTGCAAATCATCAATGAAATTGGCCGAAGCCATATTACCATAATCATTGCAGACGCGATGAATAAGGCCCTTGGTTCCTGCACCTAGGACACTCTTCTCCATTTGACCGCGAACATATTTGCCGTTGACAATCTCCAAGACGTTGTTTGATTCGTTAGGCTTTTCTGAATCATTAAACAACTTGGTCTTATACTTCAATGAAATGGGAGGAAGAATCTGCGACATGACCTCAAAGTTGCTGATCAAATCGCCGTCTGACTTGTCCGCAAACAATGATTCGTTTACTCTAGGAAACATCATAAGCAAATTCATTGCCTCGCGAGGAGTGAAGCGAATATTTTCTCTTGTAAAACGATAGCACCCTAGCAGAGAATCCTGGAAAATGCCAATGATAGACGAATTGTTGGCAGGACTAATAATCTGATATGGCACTGCAGCCAAGTTCTTCAACTCGGAATCAGACTCGGCGTCTTGAGGCATATGAAGATTCATCTCATCGCCATCGAAGTCGGCATTGTAAGGCTTGGTGTCCGCAACGTTCATGCGAAACGTGTCACCAATTCGCATGACTTTGGCAATGTGACACATCATACTCATTCTGTGAAGAGTGGGTTGACGATTAAAGAGAATTGGGTCACCATCCATCATGTGGCGATGAACCGTGTCTCCATTTTCCAAAACAATGGATTTCTTGTCCACATATCGCAAGGTGATTGAATCTCCATTTTTCTTCTCAAGAATCTTTGCGCCAGGCCAGATGTCTGGACCGTTTTGAACGAGCTTTGTCAAGAATGAGCGATTAACGTCATTCACAATAACAGGCTTGGTAATGTTCTTGGCAATCTTCATAGGAATACCCAATTGACGAATGGAAATGTTGGGGTCAGCAGTAATAACTGAACGAGCACTAAAATCCACGCGCTTGGCCATCAGATTTCCTCTCATGCGCCCACCTTTTCCGTTTAAGCGGTCCTTGATAGATTTGAGAGGGCGGCCAGATCGCTGAGCAACAGATGCAACGCCAGGAATTTTGTTATCAACTTGCGTCGCAACATAGTATTGCAAAACGGTTGACCAATCATCAATCACGTTGGCAGCTGCATTGTTTTGAATTTTTTCTTGCAAAGTCTTATTTGTCTTGATAATATTAACCAAGATGTGGCTCAAGTCATCTTCTGACCGCTGTTGAGCGTCGTGCTTAACAGATGGGCGGACTGCCGGGGGGGGGACTGCCATCACTTGGCAAACCATCCAATCCGGTCTAGACCAAATAGGGCTGAAACCCATGAAAGATACATCTTCGTCGGAAATTCTCTTAAATATCTTGAGGACAATCTCCGGTGTTAGTTTAATTACAATGTTTTGGCTCTGGTCAGACGATGCAGCTGCATCATTTTTCCACTCAGCGTAAATGGTTGCGAGTCCCTCCTTTCTGATTTTATTTGGCTGCATGCAACCACATCCATCATCAGTGTCTTCGCCACATCGCTTCATTTTGCTTGCAAGCGAAAACACATACTTCCATCTAGCGTCACCAGCAAGTTTGAGCGCTTGCTTATACTTTTCTTTGCTAACCAAAAGTTTGCTACACTTAAAACAACAGCATCGGAGAATCTTGAGAACTGTGCTTAAATACTGGATGTAAAAGACCGGCTTAGCAAGCTCAATGTGTCCAAAATATCCGGGAGTTTGCATGTAATCCAACCCGTCTGTTGGGCAAATTAGACCGGGCTCCAAAACGCCCATTCGTGGGTCAAACAGGCCTCCAATAATTGGTTTGTTGTTAATATACGTATCCCTGCTAGTAATCTCCGCAACTGAACCCTTTCTGATTTCATCTGGCGATAAAATACTAAATTGGATTCCAATAATTTTGGAGGGATTAATATTGGTGGGTTTCGTACTCTTAGACATCTTCCTTATATTAACAAAATAATATTTAGATTGTTTATAATCAATTTTATTTTGTTTGTTTTAAACAATTATAATATTGTCAAGTTATCAAAAAGCCTTTTTTGTTTATTTTTAAATGATTTGAAAGCTTTGTTACGCAAAATTATTAAATAAATTTACATCAATGTGTCATCGCAAGACATTCTTTATTTTTAAACTTAAATAAAAAATTGATTTTGATTTAAAAAAGAAAATAATAATTACAATATACAGAAATGGCACGTGATACTCAAAGTAAGTCAAATAAGAAGGAAATTTCCAAAAAGAATAAGAAGCAAGAAGAGCTTGCAAAGAAGAGAAAGTCCAATGAACAATCCGACGACGATGGTGGAGATTATATCACCAGCGACGACGAGGACGGTGAAATGGATGTTCAGGAATACCGCAAGTTTCTCAAGAAGATGTTTCCGTCAAAGTATATGGATAAAAAAGTGAAGATGGGAGAAAAAATTAAGAAGCTTTTGAAAACTCTTCCTAGTGATGAAGAGGAAGATGATGATGATGAAGACCAAGAGCCTGTAAAAAAATCCAAAAAATCTTTCAAGAAACAAGTGAAGTCCAAGAAGGTTTCTAAGGCTAAAAAGCCAAAGAAGGTTGTAAAGGAGGAATCATCTGATGACGAAGAAGAAGATTCTGATGACGAGGAGGAGGAAAGCGATGATCTTGATGAAGAACGTGCTGGTAAATTTAACATTATCTTCACTATTGGTCAGCAATCAGGCGAGGAGGATGAGTGGGAAGACGAAGACGAAGAGGATTGGGAGGATTGTGATGAAGATGATATTACCGAAAATGAGGATGAGAGTGTGTCAAGCGACGAGGACAGCGACGAAGATGAAGAGGATGAAGAGGATGAAGATGATGAAGAGGAAAATGTCAAGATTGTTACTCGCACATCTAAAAAAAATGCAAAGGTCTCCAAGTCTTCTAGTAAAGTTGACCTTGTTATTGACGATTCTACAAAAGAAGACAATGACGAGGAAACTCTCAAGCAGTTGAAAGAACTTTACGAGAAAAATAAAAACGTAACGATTGAAGAGAGCATCCAGGTGTGCGAAGACAAAATTAAGGAAAAAAATAAGAAGGCCGATAAAAAGGCAAAGAAGCAAAAGGCAAAGAATGGTCGCATCTTCAAGCGAATTGTTCGTGACAAAAACACCATGAACGATTTCAAGTTCTTTGAAACTCTGACTCAAGGTGAGCAAATTAAGATTATCAAGGAAGTCCGCGAAATCAACAAGATTACTCGCGTTGAAGTGCCTTACAGGATGTCACTTCTTGAGGCAAACATTCCTGCAACATTCAAGGCTTCTGCAATGAAGAAAATTAACTCTTTGAAGTACATGGAGCCTGGAAGTGGCGAATATTACAAAATCAAGAACTGGGTTGACACGTTTATGCGCATTCCATTCAACAACTATGAAAAGTTGCCAATCAACATTTCTGATGGAGTTGAGGCTTGTCACGAGTTCATGGCGAACGCCCAACAGACTCTTGACAACGCAGTTTATGGTCTAAATGACGCAAAAATGCAAATCATGCAGATGCTTGGTCAACTAGTTACCAACCCTTCTGCTCTTGGAACCGCTATTGCAATCAAGGGTCCCATGGGAACTGGCAAGACCACCCTCGTCAAGGAGGGAATTAGTAAGATTCTAAATAGGCCTTTTGCATTCATTGCTCTAGGAGGCGCAACTGATAGCAGTTTCTTGGAGGGTCACTCCTACACATATGAAGGAAGTGTTTGGGGCAAGATTGTGCAGATTCTAATTGACAGCAAGTGTATGAATCCTGTCATTTACTTTGATGAGTTGGACAAGATTAGCGACACGCCAAAGGGCGAGGAAATCGCCGGCATCTTGACGCACTTGACGGACACTTCTCAGAACAGCCAGTTCCACGACAAGTATTTCGCGGAGATTGATTTTGATTTGAGCAAGTGCTTGTTCATCTTCAGTTACAACGACGAAAGCAAGGTGAACCCCATCTTGCGCGATCGTATGTATAGAATTATGACCAAGGGTTACGACAAGAAGCAGAAGACGGTTATTTCCAACAGTTATTTGTTGCCAAAGATTCGTGAGCAGGTCAAGTTTTCCACAGAAGACATTATTATTCCTGAGGAGGCGTTGCACCACATCATTGACACTGACTGCGACAAGGAGGATGGCGTTCGCAATTTGAAGCGTTGTTTGGAGATCATTTACACCAAACTCAACTTGTATAGACTGATGCGCCCGGATTCCAACTTGTTTGAGGGTGAAATGGCTCTCAAAGTGGAATTCCCATTCACGGTGACAAAGGATGTTGTGGACAAGCTTATTAAAAGGGAGAGCAATGATGATATGGCTATTCGCGGAATGTATGTCTAATCCACTTTTGGAAAAAGTGTAGCAAAATATACAACTTTGCCAACGGCACCTTCGGTGAAAAGGTTTAACAAAATATGTATTTAATGCAACCCATATAAACAGTTCATTACAATTATACTAATAGTAATGCACTCAAATGCTATTGATTCGCTTGTTTTATTACGTCATACATTGCTAAGTTCTAAAAATTTTTTATTGGATTCAAATTACAAAGAAATACTCGGACAAATTGAGGACTTGATCAAAAATATTGATGTCAAGGTTAAAGGTGAGTGCAGACACGAATACGTTGAAGATTATATTGATGTGGACGTTGAACGCTCTCAACGCGTTTGTTATTGCAGCAAGTGTTGGTCTACATTTCCTAGCAATTAGGTTTAAACAACTATTGCCATATTATATTATACAATGAGCGAGCAGGCACTGCAAACTGCAAAAGAATTAGTATCTAAAATCATAAATATTCACGACGAGGATAAAAATAAAAATAAATTTGATTGTTTAATGCAAGAATTTGAAAACTATATAGAAGGCGGAATGGCGCACAATATGATTGAACTAAAAGAAAAAGCCAATAATAAAAAGAAAAAGGGGGATTTGTTTGAAGCCTTTTGTTTTTTATATATTGAACACGTTTTAAAGCATGACCAAGTATGGTTTTACAAGGATTTCCCTATGGAATTAAAAAATAAGTTTGATTTAACCAAGAATGATTATGGAATTGATTTACTGTCAAAAAAGGGAGACAATTATTACGCGATACAATGCAAATATAGGAAGCCGCAAGAAAAGATTCAAACCATTCCATGGAAGTCTTTGTCAACTTTTTATGCAATTGTTGTTAAAACTGGTCCATGGTTAAAGCATATTACTATGACTAACACAAACGGTTGCCGACACATTGGGAAGAAAACGGAAAAAGATTGGTCTATTTGCTTGGGAACGTTTCGCAAAATAGATCATTTTTCATGGTTAAAATTTATAGATTTTAAACAAGAAAATATTGTAATTGTAATAGATTCTACCGAAAAAGAAGATGACAAAGAATTGTTGCGACAAAAGCGGTTGGCTTATTACTCGTCTATTTAATATTCAGAATAAGGAACATTATTAGAACCCCTCGAAATTAAATAGTTATATTGCCCAGTTGTCATACAAGCGCAGCCAGTTGAGTTACTGTAAGCGTTGGGGCAGCACTCAGGCTTAAAAGCTGTGTTGGCAAACATTAACATCTCACCCTCGGGTAAAGGAATGGGCTGCTCGGGTCGGTTCATAATATTTTGCACACCTGGTCCGCCTGATGTGCCCTTGGTGTAAGTAAGATTAGGGGTAAACCACGAGCTTGTGTTTACCGGGTTGTCATTTGAAAGGCTGAACTTAGACGATTCACCGTAATTTGTGTTGGCGCCAACGAAGCCTTCCTTGCCAATTGTAGGAATAGGGTTTTTAAGAACTTCATAATTCAAACTTTTCTTGTTGATTTGAGAGTTCATCATGTTGAGGCCCTCAAGCAAGCCAACTTTTGAGCATGAGCAAAGAACGTGACCCCATAAAATCCAATACGCCAAGACAATTAAAATGATAATTTCAAGTCTAAATTTATATCCAAATAATGTAACTTCCATGTTTTTTAAACAAACAATTTCCATATTATACATATTTCATAGATAATAATTTTCCACGATACTTGTCTAAAAGTAACTCCACGTTTGAATCATAATGATAAAATTTTACGTCATTCACATAAAAAATATTTTGTTCGGTTATTAAATGATATAATTTTGGTTCTATATTTTTAGTTGTTGCCCTATTTTTATAAAACTTTTCGTCTAAAATTTTGTCGCATATGTGCAAGTTATAGCCTCCTTCAAAAACGCATCCATTTCCTAAATTATATATATAGGAATGTTTGAGATCGCTATTATCTATCTCCACTACGCCGCAAACTTTTACATTTTTATCTAAAACATCTCCAGCTTTTATATCCATTATATTTACAGTTGTTCCATCCAGTTTTTTTATTTGCGTTAAAGATGAAAACCCTCCATCAAATCGTTCATGAATTTCTTCTAAATTTTGCATATTTGGAACATAATTAATTAATTCTTTCATACTTGTTTCGTCTATTTCATCCCAGTCCATGTAGACATTATTGTTAATTTCTATTTCTTTTGAGCTTGTATTCAAGCAATACAAGAAGGGTTCCGAATACCAGGCCAATTCTTTTCTCTCGGGATGTTCACAAACTGGAATCCATTTATCATTGTATTTTACTTGATGATGCGAAGAAACAATGGTTCCGTTAATATTATACATGGTTTGCCCCTTTGCGTCCAGTGTCATTTTTGCATTGACTCGCACATTGTTTTTCAATATGTCTCCAACTTCAATGTCATATATTTTTTTATTAGTTCCGTCGGCCATTTTAAAGATTGCGTTTTTATCAAAGCAAACGTTTGGTTTGGATGGAACGCTTGGAAGCGAAAAATCTGTTTGAACGTGCAACACATCTACCATAAACCCAACTATAATAGCCAATGGGATTGAAACAGAAATAAAAACAGCAGTCATTGTTGCCGCAACTGGCCAAGTGAATGGTATAATCCACATTGCAATAATTAACGCCACAAGAATAATTAAAATGACAATAATCATTTGCACGATTGCGCCCAACATTGCTTTTAAAGCGTAATATGATCCTAGTGCAGTGTATAAACCAGCTGTAAGAACTCCTTTTACTTTGTTCATTGCATCTTTAAATGCTATTAATATCTGTTGAATTGGGACCATAATATTTGCAACTCTTCCTAAAATGTCTTGCGCAATACTTGTCATATTTGATCTAATAGACGACAGTATAGTGCGAATATATTGGATAACTTCTGCAATTGCCGAAAAAACTTCTCTAATAGCGAGCGTCATATATGTTATTGGTTGGACTGCGTCGCCAGTAATTCCGATTAATATGTTTTGCATGCAATTTGTAAAGTTTTGTCCAGTAAAATCAATGGCCGACATGTTGGTGGGCTTGTTTATTAAGCCAGCAAAAGGCATTACTTGTGGTTTGCATCTTTGGTTGACCCAATCGTCCTTAATAGGTTGAATATTTCTCATAACCGTTACATATGAAACCGCTACAAATAGAATCACTACTAGTATAATAAAAAGAAACACCGACCCACCGTACTGGTCAAAATATGTTAATTTTTCATACATTTGTTTTATTGTTTTTGCGCTTTGTTGAATATTATCCATATATAGTAAGCGGATAATATTCAGAATTATATTTCTTATTATTTTTGCAAATTAAGTGTAAAGTTTACGTTTTATCTTTTGGGAGCTTAAATGAAGTCATTTTTGTTTTGACTCTTTTCTCAATGCGCCTGTTATAGAATATTTCTTCTGATGCCAATGAATTTGCTTCTATCGCCGAAACAGACTGCGCAGTTTTCTCTGCCACGATGGCTTAAACCGAGCGGTGCGCAAACGAGAACGGTATAAAGCAACAGTTGCGTCATCTGGAGAAGAAACGTTAGTAGCGGCATCAGTTTTTTCAGCATCAGTTTTTTCAGCATCAGCTTTTTCAGAAGGAGCTTTTTCAGAAGGAGCTTTTTCAGCATCAGCAGCAGCAGCAGCTTTTTCAGCATCAGCAGCAGCAGCAGCTTTTTCAGCATCAGCAGCAGCGGCAGCTTTTTCAGCAGCAGCTTTTTCAGCAGCAGCAGCTCTCTCTAGACCTTCAAGTACTGAAATTATATTTATTAATTCAATTGCATCATTTGCATGGTTTTTAAGCTCGGTAAGGTTTTTTGGGGAAGGGATTTCATTATTAGACTTTTTTACGGAGTCTATAACTACATTAGCAAGCTTTTTAGCCGTCTCGTAATTTTTGTAAATTTGACTAATTTTTGCGTTAATAACTTGAGCTTCAAGCTTTATTGGTTGTAACCCTCCAGCAACGCCAACATACGCGTTAATCGTGTCTTTATTACTCTGCGCAGTATTACCCGTATTAATGCGAAAAGCGGCGTCCCCAACATTTGTAATGCAGTTTAAAACTGTATTAGCTTGGTTCTCCGCGTTTGTGTATTGTTTATTTTTTAAACTTTCTCTCGCTTTTATAATCTCTCCTTTAGCCTGGGCATTGTTGTTTTTTGCCTTATCAACTTCTTTTTTAACGTCGTCATCAGTTAGCGAGGAGGCGCCGGACCCACCACCACCACCACCACCACCACCTGGACTCATCCCCCCCCTGGCAGGAATCATTCCTTCACTGCAATCGCATTTGTTAACGAGTTTGCTGACAACAATTCCTAAAACAACTCCCAAAGACGCGCTTATTGTAGCAGCAGCCGGCATTGGATCCTTTTCAACGGCTGTAGCAACTTTTGTTAAAAATCCCATTATATTTTTACTAGTTATTATATTTTTAACAAACATAATAATTTAACGCACTACAATTTGGTTTTATTTTTATTTTTATTTTTATTTTAAAATATCGTCTTCCCAATCCCAGAAAACGTGCTCACCTATCTTTATCTTGTGGTTGTCCGTTATTATTGAACTGAACCAAGTATCTATCACTTTGGTTTGAATTGCATCTGGATGGTCTTTAACTTCAACGTATTTATTAACGGATTCACTAAAAATCATATGCGTTCCTGTAACATAAATATCGGATTCATCTACACCCTTCTTATGGATAATATAATACTTCTCGTTAAATTTGTTGTCTATTTTCATTAAAACGTCTACTCGGCTGCCATTTTCCAATATATCTCCTAAATTCAAATCTTTCATAGCAACAACTGTTCCGTTCTTTAATTTAATCTTTGTTTCTGGAAGAAAACAATTTCCACCCAACGCCCTCACCATTTGGCCTGGAGGACCGTTCCACGTGCTTTGCATCGTTTTAATGCTTCCGTCTATCAAATACATTACGGTAACCATTACACCTATAATTTTTCCCACTAAATCCTTAATACCAATAGTTATCTTTTGAAATTCAATAATTAAATTCAAAAATACTCCAAACACATTTTGGATAATAGAAGTAATCATAGAACGGATGCTGCTTATCATTGTTCTAATGTAATTGATGGAACCTGAAAATTCGCCTCCCATGGAAGATAATGAATTAATAATGTAATTAATTGGTTGCAACAAATAGCCCATAAAATTGGTTTGCATGCTCTGCACACAAAAAGTAAAATCTTTTTCTATATTGTCGGATAATGGCATAAACATTGGATTGCATCTGTATTTGGGCCAATTATTCTTTATTTCGGCAACGGCGCTGAAATAATACATGACGAATATTTGTGCGACAAAACCTAAATTGACATATATAAAATTTATCCAGTCTAATCCTTTTGGCATAACTTATATTATTAATATATAATTATTACCCTAAAATTACTTTCTTCTGGGTTTTATTTTTTTATTTTTTTTATTTTTTGGATTTCCTGGATTTCCTGGATTTCTTGGATTTCCTGGATTTCTTGGATTTCCTGGATTTTCTAGTCTTTCCGCCGCTTAGGCAAGGCCAAACCAAACCTCCTCGTCTTTTGGTTCTTCTAGACCCACCAGTAGAACCTTTTGGAATGGAAACTAATGCAACTTTGTTGTCTAGAGCTTTTTGCGCGTCATTATTTACAGTTAAACCTGTCATCCCTTTTTGTTGAGCAAGAACGCCTTGATCCGTTCTTTTTGAAGGATCATTCATTAAATTTGAGTTTGGAACTTGAGGAACTAAAATTTGGCCTCCGCCGTATTTTCTGCGTCTTCTATTGCCTCCTTTATTTGCCCCTAATTGAGCTAGCGCTTGATTTCGTTGCACCTGAGTTTGATACGCAGAATCTCTAACGCTTGACCCTATCATTCCGGTTTGTTGTGGTTGTAAAACTGGCATATAAATTATATCAATATAATAATTATTGCGTAAATTTAGGTTTAAAAATCTAATTATATTTTGTATATATGGACGCCAATGCTAGACTTCATTTACAAGAAATGGTGAAAGCCAACAACGTGGAAGATCAAACCGAATTAATACGCGAGCTAAAGCACAGTCATTTATTGCAAGAAGACATTAACAATCTTATTATGATAAAGGCTAAAAATAGGAATAATGAGGAAAAGGTTCATGAACTTGGAATGGAAGAGTGTTCTTTCTTGTTTACTTATTATACTGACATTTACAATAAAATAAGAAAAGACGAGATTGACTTGAAGATTTTGAATAAGTTTTTGAATGTATTGCAGCGAATAGAGAATGGTGATATTGACCAACACGAAGGCTCTTATTTTGTTGGACAACTGTTAAAGGAGCTATACGTAGATAGTGCGCTAAAAAAGGCCGGAAAATTGGAAGAGCAGAATAAGGTTGAATTTGTTCCAGAAAAAAATGGCGGAATGAAGGTATCCTGGAAGGATTTTAAGAAGTTTCAAAATATATAAAAAGTTTATTATTTTGTTAAAGATTTTTATATGGCACAATATTATAATGGCCGATCATATTTTGGTAAATAAAAAACTTAAGAAACATGCAGTTAATGCTATTAACCAGCGTTTGTTAATTAATCAAATTAAAATGCAGGTTAAAAGCGTTAATAATAAAATGCAAAATATGAATCAAATTAAAACGCAGGTTGAAAGCATTAATAGTGAAATGCAAAATATGAATCAAATTAAAACGCAGGTTGAAAGCATTAACGGTGAAATGCAAAATATGAATAAAATGAAACCTTTTCCTGCTGCTGTTGCAACAATAAGTATTAACAACAAAAAGTATGGCTTTTTTCCTAAAACTAATTTAAGTGGGGGCAATTTTAGCAACTACAAGTTTACTAAAACAAATATAGCAGGCGCTAATTTTACCGGTGCCACTTTTACCGGAGCTGATATATCAAAGGTTGATTTGAGTAGTTGTACGTTAACCGGCGTTATTAGCGGAGATGTAAAAGGCCCTGCACGTCTGCCCAACGGTTGGACATTAACCAACGGTTATTTAATTGGACCTGGTGCTAATTTAACTGGTGCTAATTTAACTGACGCTACTTTAACTGGCGCTAATTTAACTGGTGCTAATTTACATAAAGCTACTTTAACTGGCGCTAATTTAACTAATGCTAATTTAACTGGTGCTAATTTAACTGACGCTACTTTAACTGGCACTAATTTAACTGACGCCACTTTAACTGGTGCCACTTTTAACGGAGCTAATTTAACTGGCGCTAATTTAACTGGCGCCACTTTTACCGGAGCTAATTTAACTGGCGCTACTTTAACTGGCGCTAATTTAACTAATGCTAATTTAACTGGTGCCACTTTTACCGGAGCTAATTTAACTGACGCTACTTTAACTGGCGCTAATTTACGTAAAACTAATTTAACTGGTGCCACTTTTACCGGAGCTAATTTATCAGGATTTGATTTAACTGGCGCCATTTTTACCGGAGCTAATTTAACTGGCGCTAATTTAACTGGCGCCATTTTTACCGGATTTGATTTAACTGGTACCAATTTTAGCGGAGCTAATTTAAATGACGCCACTTTTAGCGGAGCTAATTTAACTGGCGCTACTTTAACTGGCGCTAATTTAACTAATGCTAATTTAACTGGTGCCACTTTTACCGGAGCTAATTTAACTGACGCTACTTTAACTGGCGCTAATTTACGTAAAACTAATTTAACTGGTGCCACTTTTACCGGAGCTAATTTATCAGGATTTGATTTAACTGGCGCCATTTTTACCGGAGCTAATTTAACTGGCGCTAATTTAACTGGCGCCATTTTTACCGGATTTGATTTAACTGGTACCAATTTTAGCGGAGCTAATTTAAATGACGCCACTTTTAGCGGAGCTAATTTAACTGGCGCTAATTTAACGGGCGCTAATTTAAAGGGCGTTATTAGCGGACTTGTAAAAGGTACTGCACGTCTGCCCATCGGTTGGATATTAATCAATAATTATTTAATTGGACCTGGCGCTAATTTAACTGGCGCTAATTTAATTCGGGCTGATTTAACTAAAGCTGAATTATCTGGTGCTAATTTAACTCAGGCTGATTTGGCTGGGGCTGAATTAGGTGGTGCTAATTTAACCGCCGCTAATTTAACTCGCGCCTACTTGACTAAAGCTAATTTATTTCGCGCTAATTTATTTCGTGCTGATTTAACTGATGCTCAATTAAATAAGGCTAATTTAGATACTGTTAATTTAACTGGCGCTATTTTAACTGGTGTTAATTTAACTGGCTCTGGTTTATCTTACGCTAATTTAACTGGTGCTAATTTATCAAGATTTGATTTTACTGGCGTTAATTTAAATGGCGCTACTTTAACTAAAGCTGATTTAACTGGTGCTAATTTAACTGGCGCTAAATTAACTAAAGCTGATTTAACTGAGGCTAAATTAACTGGCGCTAATTTAGGTGGTGCTTATTTAGTTGGCGCTACTTTAACTGGTGCTATTTTAGTAACGGCTAAATTAACTGATGCTATTTTATTTGAGGCTAATTTAACTGGCGCTGATTTAGGTAACGCTAATTTTAAAGGGGCTAATTTAACTGGCGCTAATTTAACTGGCGCTAATTTATGTGGCACTAATTTAACTGGTGCCACTTTTACTGGCGCTAATTTAACTGGCGCTAATTTAACTGGCGCTAGTTTAAATGGCGCTGATTTAACTGGTGCTAAATTAACTGGCATTATTAGCGGACGTGTAAAAGGTAATGCACGTCTGCCCATCGGTTGGACATTAACCAACGGTTATTTAATTGGACCTGGTGCTAATTTAACTGGTGCTAATTTAACTGGCGCCAATTTAACTGGCGCTGATTTATCTGGTGCAAATTTAACTGACGCTGATTTAACTGACGCTGATTTATTACCAATTAGAGGCAGTGGCATAATTGGCAAACCAAAAGCATTGCCAAGTGCTTGGTCATTATCTAATGGCTCATTTGTTTTTTCGTCTTAAATTGTACAGAAGGCGTTCTTATTAAAACGATTTAAATGTATCATGAAATATAAATATAATATATCATGATAGAACAAACTAAAATTGAAAAGCCGCCTAGAAATGCATTATTAATTGCGCTTCATATTTTACAAATGATTCCTGAAGATAAAAAGGATTTTTACAATGCACTGGACCATTTGATTAAATCTGATTTTTTCTATAAAGACGCAATCGCTCTAGGCTTGCCTTATAGTTGGATAAAATTGGAACAAATTATGCACAGATATATCCCAACACCGCGTGAAGAATGGGAAGAAAAAATTGTGAATTTTTATATTGGAAAAAAATTTATTTATTCAGAATCCAATAAGAAAATAATATAAACTACTAGATACAAAGAAGGCCAAATAAAATACTTTGAAAATCCACACCGTCTAAAAAGATACAATGAAGCCGAGATATAAAAAATTCTAAAATCTTTATACTCCCTATACCAGATATAATATGTCATTAATAATTCTGCGCTATAAACAACGCTCCAAATTGTTTTGTTTATCAGATTTTTTCTTATTAATGTCATACCAAATGCCGATGTCTGAATCGGTGGAAGCGTTGAAAAAATTAGAATTGGTGATTCGCTTAGCAAGCATATATACGTTGCTCCCATTTGACTGATGCTGAAAAATGCCCCTGTAATTTCTTTTACTAGACTGCGCTTGCCTACCTTGCTATGCTGACCACGCACAGTTGAAACTTCCGAATTGCCGTGATACTTTGTCGCAACGTCGGCGGCAATCATTGTCAAAAAGCAGATAACAGGCGCCCAAGTTGGTAACAAAATTGCTAGACAAGCCCTCCAGGCGAACAACAATGAGTGGATTCTTAGTTCTTCCCAAATAAACATATTCAACAACGACTCTGTTGGACGTTTTGCCAATACCTTAAAAATGAATGAAGAACAATGGAGCAAAATATGTGGAGCAATCGTATAAACATTTAAATAATACGTTCCGTGCACGAAATACATATAAAACTGGGCCACATAATTTAATAAACACAAAAATCCAAGACTCTTGTGAATAAAATACGGATCCTCATGAGTAAATAGTTTTTTTACCACTTCGCTGGTCATATAATGCTAATGTGTTGACGTGTTTATTATCTTTTTGTAATGTATTTTGATCGCGAAAAAGTTTATATTTTAATTGCTAGAGACAGTATATGAAATATTTAGGTGGAAAGCAACGTCTAGGAAAACATTTAGGTCCCGTTCTCAAAGAACTCTGGAATTATGTTTTAAATGCAAGTGAAACCCCGCTTGATGGATACATGGAACCTTTTTGCGGTTCTCTCGGAGTGTTTAGAAATATGACTACTTTAACAACTGACAATTTTATAGCAAATGACTATCATCCAGATTTGATTCAGATGTGGAATGAAGTGAAAAATGAAACCTTTGTTTATCCAGAATCCGTTTCAGAAGAAGAATATTTGGCGGCAAAAAAACTGACATCACCAAATGCTGTGAAAGCTTTTATAGGGTTTGGTATGAGTTTTGGTGGAAGATTTTTTGGAGCTTATGCACACAAGTACATGAATGATAAAAAAGAAGATTTTTGTAAGGAAATGATGCACAGTTTAAAACGAGCAACCCCTCTTATTAAAAATGTTGAGTTTACAAATAAATCTTACTTGGATTTAAATCCGGTAAATATGTTTATTTATTGCGACCCACCTTATAAATATTCAAAATTTCCGATTAAATACAGACGAGATGTGAAGAAATACGACGTTTTTGACAACGATCTGTTTTGGAAAACTGTTCGCAAATGGAGTGAAAATAACCTTGTTGTTGTCTCTGAGATGGACGCACCAGAAGATTTTGTGGAGATATGGAACTTTGAACGATACAGAAGTGCGGCTCAGAGTAAAAAAACGCGTTTTAAACCGGATTTGCCAAATGAAAAATCGTCGTCGGAAACCAATAAAACAGAAAAATTGTTTATATATTCAAAGTCTGTTCTACCATGGAAAAAAATACATTAATTTACATTTTAAAACAAATGATCTTTTTCTTTACTTATACCATCTTGCAAAACGGAGATTCTCGGTTGCAAGTTGCCAAATGGTAAGCAATTGCGCTTTCCTTCATTACCTTCTCGCACGTCAAGCACTTTGAGTCAACGCCGACAACGATCTCAACGCGCATAGAGTTGCGATCCATGTGCTTCTTGACAAAATGGGTGAAGATGGACTGCTTGTTTTTGCCCTCATATTTGCAAGTTGGGTGAGGGCATTTTGTGTAAGAGATTTCGTGGTGGTTTGCAATGTGGTGCAAACGAGCCGAGCTTGAAGTAAACCGCTCCTCGCACTGGTCGCAAGCATATGGCTCAATCTGACGACCGGCCTCGGCGGCGTGTTTCCTTGAAATGTGCATTGACAGCGTGGATGAATTCTTGAAGGTTTTGGGACAATACTCGCATTTCTTGTCGCCACACTCATCTTCAACTATGAAGTGAATCTTTCCTTGGTGCGGCTTGCGTTCTCCGATTTTCACGGGCTTTGAGCAGGGGATGCAAGCAATGGTCTCCATAGTTTTCAACTTAGTTTTGGTTCATTATACCTGGAAAAGTTTTCCAAAAAAAATGAATCAATTTTTTTTTGACCGCCTGTTTTTTTTTCGTCACCTTTTATTTTACACCTTTGGACATTTAAAACGCCGACTTTTTCTCACAAACTTTGGTTTTATAATTTTTACGACTTCCGTTTGGACAGCGTTTTCTTGTATTCTCTCTCTTAATATATGATTTCTTTGTTTTTCTGTATTTACTTCCAATGAATGGTGCAGATTTATTAGGGACATCTTTTGGTGTATATTTTAAAATATGTAACAATTCTTTTACGCGCAGATGGTCATTTAATTTTTTTTCATCATAAATATAAGTTGGATTATTGGGCATCATATCATTACGCCAGATTCCTGATATTGATTTGATGATAGAGTTTTTCAAAGTAAGAGTTCCCTTGCCGTTTTTTATATTATTTTCGAAACGGCCTTCATAAACATCACCATTATCATAAGTAAGCTTTCCTATTCCAAATCTTTGATTATTATTTATACTTCCTTCATAAACATCACCGTTATTATAAACAAGTTTTAATTTTCCAATAGGATGATTATTTGTCCATTTCCCTTCTAAAATATCTCCATTTGTATAAATCATTATTCCGGAATCAAATTCCGATGGTCTTTGTGCTTTTTTTGTTATTTTCAAAATATTACCATCAGCAAATGTCATTATACCCAAACCCACTATTTTATCATCTTTCCATTTTCCTTCATAAATATCCCCATTTGCGTATTTCATTATGCCTTTTCCGTTTTTCTTTTCAAAACAGCGTATCCATTTCCGTTTATTCCTTCACCATCATAAATATCACCATTAGGATAAACTTTGTGATAATTCATATAATATATATAAATATTTTTATTATATTAATTTATATAAGGTAATACCTTTTCATAAAAGCGAAGATTATAAATTAACGGCGCTGCAACAAAACGCGAAAACAAAAACCGAAAGAATACCTATAAAAATCGGCGTTTTAAATGTCCAAAGGTGTAAATAATATATATTTCAAAAAGTGAACTTAAAGAAAATTCCCAAATTTCGAGGGTCAAAAGTGTTTCCAAAATCCAAAAAAGGACAAAAAAAATGTCCAATTTTCAAAAGTGCCGACCTTTTATGGAAAAGGGGTCAAAATTTCCGCCTTCTTAGCATTATGCTGTAAAAAGTTTTAAAAAAATAAAATAAATTGTTATGATAAATTTTAATACTTTTTAGGGAAAAAGATTTAGGTATTTTTTCTGTTAGTATATTAGCCGAATAATGCCTAACGAAAAAGTGCCAAAAAATGCCACAAAATTTATTTGTGATATTTGTAACTTTAAATGCTGCAAAGAAAGCAATTATAATTCTCATTTGTTGACACGCAAACATAAATTCCTAACAAATCCTAATGAAATTGTGCCAAAAAATGCCGATAAAAATCACACATGCGAAT